GATATTGATAGCATGATAAAAACATTAAGTTCGGTATCTAATAGAGCAGAAAATATTTATATTAAAAATATTACATTTGATGGGAATAGAAAAAATAATATTAAATATCCCATTGGTAGTGGAACAAACTCTAATCCTACAGGAACAGGAGAATCCACACCTTTATGTTTATTGAACATTAATTATACAGACAATGTAAATATTGAAAATTGTAAAATTACAAATGCAATGAATTCAGGTATATGGTTGATTGATTGTACAAATATGGTTGTTGAAAATTGTATATTTAACTATTATAGAATACAAGGTGTAGCAGTAAGGGTTTATGATTCTCCAAGTTCTATAGATGAGAGTAGTAAGAATTATAAAATTCTAAATAATTATATTGGTTACCCAGATGATAACATTATAATGAACAACGACCCTTCTGGTGGAATAGTAGGTATTGAAACAATATTTGGAACAACAGAAGGTATAATTTACGGCAATCACATCACAAATAACAAACACGAAAATTGTTATCCGTATTGGGGTTGGAATGGTAATTATCCTTATAAATACCCTTTAGGAAACCAACCTCCGAATATTGAAGTTCCAAATCAAGGAGATGGAGCGGGTGTAGAATTAACAGGAGTTTATACTACAATTCCCTTATCACTTCCAGAAAAATATATCATAATTTCAAACAATCATGCTGTTGAAAATTTAGTAGGTATAAGAGCAGAACAAGGAAGTAAAAAAGTAAATATATCAAATAATATATTATTAAAAAATATTATGTATGGTATATTTATATATTCTGGAGATAAAATAATATGCAACTCAAATATAATTAGTTCATCAAATAATGCTTCTGGTATAAGTATACAAGACGCCCAAGGTCAAGGTGTAGTATCAAATATACAATTATGTTGTAATAACATAGAAAACGGAAGTCAGGGTATCGAATTAAGAGCTTGTAATGGTTGTGTTATAACTAATAATATATTTCAAAATCAAACACAGAAAGCTATAGCACTATACGATAGTACTTATACGAATGATTTTTGTCAAAATATAATAATAAATTCTAATATATATAATAATATTCTTACGGTATTTTCTAGCGAAACTAATTCTACTAATTCTACTATTATAAACGATCCAAATACAAATATTTCATACAATACATAGAAAAAATAAAATTGAAAATCTATTTAAATATAAAATTTTTATAAAAAAATGGAAAAGCAAATGACAGAAAATATGTTTTCTAAGGAAAATATCAAAGCAAATCCAAATATTAGACTCACTGATTTCGAAGAAGATACATCGTTAGAACTGTATTGTTATAACCAATGTGAAAATTCGGATACTGCTTTTCTCAAAAATTGTAGAGGGATTGTTTTTCATGGAGAAAAATTAATATTGAAGGCATTTCCTTATACAGATGAATACAGTCATTTAAATTTAGTTGAATTACAAGAAGCATTAAAAAACTTTGAAAATTTTAGTTTTTACAAATCTTATGAAGGAACATTATTACGTCTTTTTTACTTTTCAGGAAAATGGTTTCTTACTACACACCGAAAATTAAATGCGTTTAAGAGTAGATGGTCTGGACAAGATTCTTTTGGAACTCTTTTTTGTATTGCGTTAGAACATGAATATGCTATCAATGAAAACTTTAAAAATAGTTTAGGAAAATCAGGTGATACAATGTTAGAAAAATTCTATTCATCACTTGACAAAGAATTACAATATATGTTTTTATTAAGAAATACAAATACAAATAGAATAGTATGTAAACAACCTTCTGACACTGATACAAAATTATTTAGTATAGGTTACTTCAAAAATGGCGTATTTTTTATGAATAACGTAAATAACTTAAAAACACCAGAAAAAATTCAATTAAATAATTTGAGTGAATTAGAAGATTATTTTAAAAATGAAGTTAACCCTTTAGAATTTCAAGGTCTTGTTGGAGTTTCTGAAAATAATTTTAAGATAAAAATTATTCATGATGATTATAAAAAATTATTTAACATAAGAGGAAATGAACCTAGTATAAAATTTAGATATTTACAATTGAGAATGGATAAAGAAAAAGTAATTAAATTAAACCAACTGTACCCCGATATGGTACATGTGTTTGAAAGTTACGAAAAATCTTTATTTGAAATTGCTAAAACAATATACAAAGCATATATACAACGTTTTATAAAGAAAAACTTTATAACTGTTCCAAAAGAAGAATTTTTAGTAATCAACGAATGTCACACTTGGCATCTCTCAAACAGAGAACAAAACCGTATTTCTATTGAAAAAGTCATAGCTGTATTAAATAGACAACCCCCTATAAACATAAACGCTATGATTAGAAGATTTAACGGTGAAAATCAAAAAAAACAGATACAACCACGATTAATTAATAACACTCCTGAATATAGAGGTAATTATAATGAATTTTTACCACCTCCGTTATTATTATGTAATAAGGCAATGTGGAAAAACTAAAATTTTATAATTAATTATAAATTATTATTGTATTTAAAAAATTATTTTTTTTAAATAAAATGTCTTTTTCTCTTATCATGACTAATAATAATCAAAATATTAACTTGGTTGATTATACTATAAACAGACTCAGAAATTACGATTATATTCAAGAAGAAAATATTTTATTGCAAACTTTAAGATTGGAAACAAATAATTCTATTCAACAAATAACCGGTGTAATTGAATATAATTTAAATAATTTACATACAACTGTATCTAAAAGTAGCGCAATGGAATTCGAAAGTTCTATAAAAAATTCACCTGTGTTCATAAATAATTTATCAAATTTATTAACGGAATTTTGTGTAAATATTAAACCTATAGAAATTTATTACAATAACATACATTATAGATGTAACAAAACAGTTAATATAAACGGAAATATATTTTACTTTTTAGAATCTACTAACTAAAAAATTGATTTTTTTTAATATAAATTTAAATATTAAAAAAATGAAAGTTATTGCTATCGGTGATCCTCATTTTAAAACAGATAATATTCAAGAAGTTGATATATTCATTGAAAAAATGTATAATCTTGCAGTTAAGGAAGAACCTAATTTGATAGTTATACTTGGAGATTTACTTCATACACATGAAAGAATACACGTTGATCCTTTAAACAAGGCTTACGAGTTTATAGACAAAATGAGAAAAATTTCAAAAACAATTATACTTGTTGGAAATCATGATATGTGTTTCGCTGAAAATACTGAAGTTATGATGTATAATAACCAAATAAAAAATATTCAAGATATACAAGTAGGCGACAAAATTATGGGAGACGACTTAAATGAAAGAAAAGTTTTAAATAAAACATACGGTAAATCAAAAATGTACACTATAGAACAATTAAAAAATAAAAGTTATGTTGTAAATGAACATCATAAATTATGTTTAAAGCCATATAAAAATTATTGGCGTAGAGATAATTTATGGGAAGTTGTTTATTTAAATTCTGAAAATTTCAAAATTCATAATGTTTTATTCGAAACAGAAAACCAATGTAAAAAATTTTTAAAAAATATTGGTAATATTGAAATATCTGTAAACGAATATTTAAATTTATCTACATTTGCAAAATATAATTTATATGGTTATAAATACAATGAAACTTTAAATTGTATTAATATAATACCTAACACTTCAGTTTACGAATATTATGGCATAGAAGTAGATGGAAATAATAAATTTATATTAGCAGATGGAACAGTTGTACATAATTGTAATAATCAGCAATTTTTATCTTCAAATCACTGGATGAATGGTATGAAGAACTGGGAAAATGTACTTATAGTCGATAAAATAGAACATCTAGAGATAGATGATTTCCATTTTGTTTTCTGTCCTTATGTACCACCTGGAAAATTTATCGAGGCTTTAAATACAAACAGAGAGTGGAAAAATTGTGATGCTATATTTTGTCATCAAGAATTTTACGGATGTAAAATGGGTGCTATTATTTCTGTTGAAGGAGATAAATGGGACATAAATTTTCCTCAAATAATTTCAGGGCATATACATAATAAACAAAAAATACAAGATAACATATATTACTCTGGATCTTCAATGCAAAATGCTTTTGGGGAAAGTGATGAAAATACTATACCTATTTTTACTTGGAAACAAAAAGGGAAATATACTATTGAAGAAATAAATTTAGGTTTACCTCGTAAAAAAATAATATACACAGATATCGAAACTATAGAAAATTGCAAACTTCCAGAAAATTCAGAAGATAAGGTTAAAATAACTATTTCTGGAGTATATGACGATTTTAAAGCTTTTAAAAAATCAAAAAAATATAAAGATTTAATAAAATCAGGAACTAAAGTTGTATTTAAATCTAAAAAAATTAATAAACAAGATAATATCATTGAACCTAACGAAAAAGAAGATTTTAAATCAACACTTGATGTTTTAGTAAACCAAGAAAAAAATCCATTTTTAAATCAAATATACGAGCTTATTCTTAATAATAAAAATATTTCTGAAGAAGATATAATTTTTCTCAGATAGTTATAAATGAATAATTATCATCAACAACAAGTTACTATGATAGAAAATTTACCAGATGTAGATGAAATAGAAAACAATGATTTTACAGAACAAAAATTACAAAAATTTATAAGAAAACCTCAAGTTTTATCACCTGATTCTGGTATGGTTTCTAACAACTTTCACCAACAATCTTATGAACAACAAATACCACAGTTTAGACAACCTGTTATGAATTCTAATATTCCTCGTAATAATATACAACCATACCCACAACAAATGAATTGTTTAGATATATCACATCATATACAAGAATGTCCTATATGTTCAAAATTCTATAACAACGATAAAAGTGTTTATATTATAATGATAGTTATATTAGCTATATTATGTTTATTATTAATTAAAAAAGTTATGAATTTGTAAAATTTTTAATTATATAATTAAAAATTTGTTTAAAGTATGTTAAAATGGAACATAATTATGATACAATAATATTACCTGGTGGCGGAATGAAAGGTTTTGCTGTACTTGGTGGAATTCAAGCTTGTTTAGATAGAGATTTACTTTCTCAAGTAAAAACTTATGTTGGAACATCTATTGGTTCAGTTATATGTTATTGTTTAGCAATAGGATACACTCCTATTGAAATAATGACTTATTTACATCTTAATAAATATATTGAAAAAATGAAACATTTTAATATACTCGATATGGTAAACGGAATAGGAGCAACTAGTTTCAATCATGTATCGGAATGTTTAGAAAAAATGAGTTTAGAAAAAATTGGAAAACTACTTACACTTGGAAAACTAAGGGAACAATATGGAAAAACATTAATTTGTGTTTCTTATAATATGACTGTTTCTTGTGTTGAATACATAGGCCCTGATAACTATCCAGATTTACCTTGTATAACCGCTGTTAGAATGAGCTCAAATATACCTTTGGTTTTCGAAAGATTTAAGTATATGGATAATTATTACGTAGATGGGGGTATCATTGATAACTTTCCAGTTGAACACGGTAATAAAATTTGCAAAAATAAAGCAATTGCTTTTGATTTAAAATTAGATTCTAAAAATCTTAAAGACGAACCATCAGAAGGTATTCTTTCATATATTTTAAAATTATTTCAAATTATGATGAAACAAAATAATAATATAATAAAATTAGAAAACACTAAAATAATACCTATATTATGCAAAGATATGTTTAACGCGTTTGATTTTAGTTTAAATATAAAAACAAGATTAGATTTATTTTCAAATGGGTATAACGACGTTAGAAAATATTTAGAAGAAAAATTATAAAATTGAAATAAACTAAAACTTTTTTTAAAATATAAAAAATGGGAATTAAATCACTGAGTAAATTTCTTAAAGATAATTTCAGTAATATATTTCAAATAATTCATATATCTGAATATCAGTATAAAAAAATAGCAATAGACACATCGTTATATTTATGTCATTATAAAGCATTATATCAAGAAAGATGGCTGTCGGCTTTTATAAAACTTGTTTGTTTATTGAGAGAAAACGATGTTCATTGTGTTTTTATATACGATACAAGTTTTCCAGTTGAAAAACAACAAGAAAGAAAGGAAAGAATGGAAAGTAGATCTAGAACAGAAGAAAAAATATTTAAATTAGAAGAAGCTATTGAAAAATATAATACAAGTAGTGAAATTGAACCTATATTAATAGATTTTCAGAATAAAAGAAAGATAAAAACACCAATGCTATCAAGTGAAAATAGTATTAACATAAATGCTATTGAATACCATGTTAACAAAATGAAAAAACAGATGTTCTCTATTAGTCCAGAAGATTTTTTAACTACAAAAAAATTGTTTGATATACTTAATATACCATATTTTAACGCTGACATGGAAGCAGAAACTTTATGTGCAGATTTGTGTATACAAGGTAAAGTTGATGCTGTTTTATCTGAAGATACAGATGTTTTAGCGTATGGTTCTCCGGTATTTTTAACAAAAATTAACACAACTGATAGTACTTGTATTAGAATTAGACAACCTCATTTATTAGAAACTTTAGGATTAAACCAAGATGAATTTTTAGATTTTTGTATTATGTGTGGAACAGATTATAATAAAAATATCTACAAAATAGGACCTTCAAAAGCCTTTAAATTTATAACAGAATATAAAAATATTGAAAATATAAATGAAAAAGCAGGTATTGATGTTACAATATTAAATCATATTAGAGTGAGAGAACTTTTTAAAAATTACAAAAAGAGTACTTATAAAGTATCTTATTGCGGTCAACCAGATTTTAAACAACTCGAGACCTTTTTGTTTAATAAAAATATAAATACACCTGTTTCAAGTATCAAAAGGGCTTTTACTGAAAAATTAATAGTTATAGAAGACGATGAATCGTAAAAGATGATAAACCTATGATAACATCTAATAATAATATAACCCAACTATTTTTATTTTTTGTTATTGCTAAATAAGCAAATGTACCATACAATATAGAATGAACTGGTCTTAAATTATTCCACCATATTTTATCCCCAAATGTTTCCATTCCCGTCTTTCTCAAACCAAATATAAATATAATAATAAATCCTATTGATATTATCAAACTGAAAATACCCATTATCGGAAGATAATGGATATTTATGTTTTTAGCAATATAAACTAATAACAATCTAACTAGAATACAACCAAATAAAAAAAGTAATAATCTTTTTGTATTGTTTTTCATTTTATAATTTGTGTCATAAAAATTAAATTTATTACAATAAAATGTATAAAAGTATAGGCAGTTTTTTTGAAAAATACGAAGAAAACACACATCAATTAATAAAACCTTATATCAAAGAAAACGAACGACAATATGATATACAACAAAATTTTGAAAATAATATAAGACAATTCAATCCTCTTAAAAAATTTAAAGAAAATTTTGAAAATTCAAATACGGCAAATCCTGAAATATGGGGACCGCCTTTTTGGTTTTCATTACATATAAGTGCTCTTCATTATCCTGAAAATCCTAGTGATATAGTTAAGGAACGAATTAAAAATAGAATATTAGCAATACCTTACGAATTACCTTGTTCGTCTTGTAGACCTCACGCAAGTTCCTTTGTTGAAAATAGTAGAAACAAATTAGATGAAATTGTAAAAAATCGTGAAAACCTTTTCAAGTTTTATGTCGATTTTCATAATTCGGTTAATCAAAGAAAAAATAAACCTTTATGGACATATGAACAATCTTTAAAATATTATCAAGGTAAAAGTAAATAAAATAAAATTGAAATAAATTATATTTGGTTTAAAATATAATTTAAAAAAATGTGTGAAATATTAACTCCAAAACAAAAACAGGCTTTAGAATATATGATAAAAGGTGAAAATATTTTTTTAACTGGACCTTCCGGAACTGGTAAATCTTTGGTTATCAATATGTTTAAACAGCAATTTTCTCATTTGAGAAAAATTGGTATTACAAGTACTACTGGTATGTCGGCTATTCTTATAGGAGGAACAACAATACATTCTTTTTTAGGTATAGGTTTAGGGAATACAAGTGTTGAAAATTTAGTTAAAAATATCAAGACAAAACCGTTCTTTAAAAAAAGATGGGTCGAGTTAGATACTTTAATAATAGACGAAGTATCTATGTTATCACCAGAATTATTTGATAAACTAGAACAAACAGCCAGAATATTAAGAAGAAAAACACCAAAAAGAATGCTTAAAGAAGATGAAGAAAAAGAACAACCTTTTGGTGGCATTCAGCTCATTTTAACGGGTGATTTTTTACAATTACCGGTTGTAGGTAATGATAATTTTTGTTTTGAATCAAAGTCTTGGAAAAAATGTGTAACTAACGTTATTAATTTAACAGATATAATCAGACAAACAGACAGAGAATTTCAAAATATATTAAATGAAATCAGATATGGTATAGTGTCTGATAATACAAAAAAAATATTAGAATCACGAATTAAAAAACCTATAGAAAATAAATTAGGTATTAAACCTACTAAGATTTTTACAACTAATTCTTGTGTTGATAATTTAAACATTAATGAATTAGAAAAATTAGAAGAAACTGATATATATCAATACGATATGGATATTACAATAAACGGATTTCATAAGGATGAATTACAGGTTAGAGAAAGAATTAAAAAAAATTGTATAGCAACTGAACATTTACAATTATGTAAAAACGCCCAAGTTATGTTATTGTATAATTTGGATTTAGAAGCCGGTCTCGCCAACGGAAGCAGAGGTATAGTAAAAAGTTTTATTAATGATATTCCATTAGTATGTTTTTTAAACGGAGAAGAAAGAATCATAGATCATCACATCTGGGAAATTACAGAAGGAGATAAAACTATTGCAACTGTATGTCAAATACCACTTAAACTTGCTTGGGCTATAACAGTTCATAAATGTGTAAATGAAAATACACTGATCTCAACTGAACATGGATTAAATAAAATATCAGAACTATCATATAAATTTACACAAAAACAAATTAAAAATAGTACAATTAATACTGATTTTAACATATTATCTTTAAATGGATTAAATCAATGTTCGCAAATATTCAAAGGTTCTATAGAAGATACTATAAAAATAACCACTTCTCTAGGATATACAATAGAAGGTTCAATGAGACATCCTATTCTTGTTAATAATAATGGAAAAGAAGAATGGAAAAAACTTCCAGAAATAAACATAGGTGATACTATAACTTTAAAAAATAATACACAATGTTTTAATAATAGAAAAGAAAAAGTCAAAAAGGACGAATCGTATTTGTTAGGATATTTACATAAATACCCAAGTTTTACAAAATTACCTGAATATATATACAAAATAATAGGTTGTAAAAATAAAGATATAAATTGTAAACAATGTAAAAATAAATTATATTACAGCTCAAAGTACTATATCCCACAAGTAATAAGAGAAAGTAATAGTCATTCACAGAAATCTTATTTGCAAGGATTATTTGATCGATATGGTGTTGTTTCTAAAAATAGTATATATCTTCAACGGCTTACATTCTCATTGTGTCAAGAAATACAGGTTATGTTATTGAATTTTAGTATTATAACTAAAAGAAAATTCAATAGATTATATATATGTTCACCTTTTGATTTTATTAAAAATATAGGTTTTCGTTATAATAAATTGAAATATAAACTATCAAATCAATATTTTAAAAATTATAAATTAAAACAAAATGTTTGTAAAGTTCCAAATGGAAAAAGTATTATAAAAACAATAAAAAACTTATCTTTAAGTTTTTTTATATTTCCAAATGAATACAATATAAAAAGAATTACAAATATTTTAAACGAAAAGATTGAAGCAAATTATTACGATTTTAGATATATAACAGATAATAATATACAAATATTGTTCGAAAATGATAAAATTTTTGAAATGTATTTTACAAATGTATTTTATGATAAAATTTCTAAAATAGAATACAAAAAAAGTCAAGTATATGATTTATATGTTCCAGGTATTCATAACTTTATAGGAAATGGTATAGTTAATCATAATTCACAAGGTTGTACTTTAGATTGTGCTGAAGTTAATTTGAAAAATGTTTTTACACATGGTCAAAGTTATGTTGCACTATCTCGTGTAAAATCTAAAGAAGGTTTAAATATAGAAGATATAGATTTTAATCGTATTAAAGCACACCCAAAAGCAATAGAATATTATAAATCATTTGAAAATTAAAAATTTTATAAACTTTAAATACTTTTTAAAATAAAAAGATTTAAAAAGAGACGTTTTACAATTAAAATATTAAAATGCCAAGAAAACAAACTCAAAAATCAGAATCAACACAACGTTCAACTACAAATCAATCAACCGATTCAGAGCAACAACTACAACAACGAGCACAAAAGAAATCAAGAAAACAAACAACTACTCAACCAGAAACAGTCCCAGAAACAGTCCCAGAAACAGTCCCAGAAACAGTCCCAGAAACAGAAACAACAGAAGACCAAAAAACTTCACGTGTTGTTCCGACACGTGAAAGTGTATTAAAAGAATTCGACGACCTTGTAACTTTAATTGAAACAGAAATAAATCGTTTACGTGATAATGATGCAAAGTCAAAGGGTGTAAAGTTCCTTCGTGTTATTAATAAACGTGTAAAAACACTAAAAACACACTCTCTGAGAGTGTCAAAACAACGCCAAACAACTCGTCGTAATAACACAAATTCAGGTTTCTTAAAACCAGTTCAAATTTCTAAAGAATTAGCTACTTTCACGGGTTGGAATCAAAATGAACCTCGTTCAAGAGTAGATGTTACTAAATTTATTTGTAATTATATTAAAACACGTAATTTACAAGATCCAGAAGACCGTCGCAAGATTCGCGTTGAGGATGACCAAAATTTAAAGAAATTACTTAAATTTGACAGTAAAGATAAAAAACCATTGACCTATTACAGTCTTCAAACTTACTTGAAAAACCATTTTGTTCCTGTTCAACAAAAAAATTAAAAAATTATTATGATTCATTATATATAATTCATTATATATAATTTTTTTATAAAACACCTATTTGGTTACCTTTAGCAACCGGAACATTTTTATCCCCTGATTCTATGGTAGATTTGTTAGAAGATTTATTTAATATATTCACGACGGCTGTTTTCGACAAAGGTGTAACTGATACTATAGAAGAGTTAATAGCATCATGAACATGACAATGATGATTAAAACATTTACAACACATATTTTCTTGGTCGTAACCTATACCTATTTTAAAAACTTTTGACATTTTTATTATATATATAGAAAAAAATGAATTCATTAGAAATAACTCTACAAAAATGGTACAACGCCAAAACACAAATGGATGATTTAGAGAAAAAAATAAAAAGTTATAAACTTATTATTTCAAAAGAGTTTAACACAAAAGGTATAGATAAATTAAAAATAGGAGATATTACAGTTTCAAGAAGAAGAACAACTAGATTTCATCTTTCAAAAGAGAATGTTCCGTCTCACATATGGAATGATTATGCTGTTCGTTGTAGTTATGATGTCTTTCATTTAAAGAAAGTTCATTAAAAACATATGAACATAATTTTTTTCTGGTTTCCGAATCATCTATTATACTCTTTACTATACATATTTTTTGATAAGGAGATAATTCTACATTAGAATGTTTTTCAACTCCTTCGTAAATTTGCATAAACATAATAATAGTCTTTGCTGTATCCCAATCTTTTAGATATTTATTATAAAAATCCCTAAATTCTGGATGTTCCATCAAGTTTGCTATTTTTTGATAATGTTTATTATTATTATAAATATCTCTTCCTTTAATTTCATACTTTGTTATTTGATTATCCATTTTTAATTTAAAAAATATATGTTTAAAACAAATGAGCGAAATAGGAAACCAACAAAATACAGTAGTAAACGAATTGAGTAATTTATATCAAAAAGATATAAACGAACTTGTTCATTATCTTGAAAATTTTATAGGAGAAGAAGTTATATCAATAATAAATATTTTAAACATATGCGTAGTTGCTATGCAAAAAGTTGAAAAATTTAACAATCTTTCGGGAAGTGATAAAAAACAAGTAGTATTATCAGGTATAACACAAGTATTAAAAAATAGAGGAGGAGATAGTAATTTAACAAGTTTATTACCTTCTTTTATAGATACAAGTATTAGTATAGAAAAAGGAGAGTTAAATATATCTATAGACGGAAAAAAATGTTGCGTAAGTCTTTTTTCACTTTTGAAAAAATAAAATTGATTTTAAGAATTATAAATAAAATAAAAATAAAAATATGTCAAGTGAAAGAATTAATCAATTAACTTCAGTATTAGATTATGACGTAAGTCGTATGGTATTTTCAGAACCACAGGTCAATTCAGTTCCAAACACACCAATTACTTATCGTCGTATAAACATTAGCACAATGAATAAAGACGGTAGTATAGGAGACCTTATTTTACCTACTGAAAGAGTATTTTCTTTTGGTGTTAGTGAAAATAAAAATCCTGAAACTCAAAAAGTAAATGGTCATGTATTACCTCTTTGTTTATGGAGTAAACAAGGTGCAACAACAAATGAAAAAGCTTGGACTGATACTTTTGATAAAATCGTAGAACAGTGCAAGAAACATTTAGTTGATAATCGTGAAGAAATTGAACAATACGATTTATCTATGGCAGATTTGAAAAAACTTAATCCACTTTACTGGAAACGTGATAAAGGTAGAATTGTAGAAGGAACAGGACCAACTTTGTATGCTAAATTAATTGCTTCTAAGAAAAATGATAAAATATTAAGTATGTTTTTTGATAAAAATGGAAACAATATTGATCCGATGACATTATTAGGAAAGTATTGTTATTCAAAGGCAGCTGTTAAAATTGAAAGTATATTCGTTGGTAATAAGATAACTTTACAAGTAAAAGTTTACGAAGCAGAAGTTGACATTATGGAAACAGGTATGAAACCTCTTTTATCAAGACAAAAAGGCGGTGGTAAATTACTACTTGGAAATTCAACAAATATGAATGATATGAATGATAATTTCGAAGAACAAGAACAGGAAATGAAACGAGAAATTGTTCCTTTTACAAATACAGGTAATGGAAGTTTACCAAATTCAGATATCGAAGATAACAATGAAGAGGTTGTTAAAAAACCTACCGTAAAGAAAATAATTAAAAAAGTTGTTAGTAAAAAACAATAAATTTTAAAGTTATATTAGGTTTATATCTTATAATTTAATATAAAAATTATATTAAATTTTTTTTATTTATTTATAAATAAATAAAAAAATGAATATATCTTATTTAATTATAGTGAATTTTGTATTACTTATTTTGTTTGTTATTGGGGTTATTATTTTAATAACTAAATTACAAAACAGGAATTGTTATTTTGATTTAGCAAAAGATACTGGGAAATTTTCGGAATTTTTTCTAAATTTTAGTAATAGTAGTAATACTGGATTAACAACAACATCTATAAAATGTTATATTGGAACTATTGACAGCAAATATTATTATTTAATTATTCCAGCACAAGAAAATTCATTTTCTTATATAAGTTATCTGAATAGTGTTCTTCCAGCAAAATTAACCTCTGACTTTTCAACTGATTTAGCAAATTTTACGATTTACAATCCATCAGGTATAACTTTTGGTAATTTTAACAACTGTGGAATTAATGATTTGTCTTCGTGGCATTTAAACAATGGTATATTGTCTGTTACCCCTTATAGGGGTGTAAATCCAGAACCAATAAATATTAATTGTAAACCATCTGGGCAAACTGTAACTGTTGGTTTTAGTACTACTGTAATTCCGCTCATAAAATTAAATTATAATCTATTATAAAAATATTATAAAAATATTAAAAAAATATGATTAAATAAAAATGGATAATACATTAGTAAGTTTAATAATATTGTCATCTTTATTATTTATCGGGTTCGTAATCGTTCTTATTCTTTTATTGAAGAAAAAATGCAAGGTCGATAATGATAAAATTACAACTTTGACAGTACCATTTAGTACAAGTGTTAATTCAGGGTTGTTAACAAATGTAAACGCGGAATGTTATTTGGTTGAAAATGATAATGTGAGTTATCTTGTTGTTCCAGGACAACAAAACTCATTTTCTTATCTAACAGGTACTAATACTTATAGTAATTTAACTTCGGATCCAGTAGATGCTTTATCGAATTACATAATTGATAACCCAAGTGGTAAGTACTTAGGATATTTTAATAATTGTGGTAATAACCATCTTTCGAATTGGAATTTAATTAATGGTGCGTTAACTTCTACACCTGTATTTAATGGAACAGTTGTTCGTATAAATACTAATTGCGGTTCTGCGGGACAAAATATTACTTTAGGATTTGGCGCTGCTGTAATCCCACTTAAAAAAAATAATTAAAAAATAAAATTGATTTGTAAAATAAGTTAAAAATAAAATTAAAAAATGTCATCTGAAAATGAAATTAAAAAATATCAACGTGAAATAGATAACGACAATGAACTTAAAAATTCATTTATTAACAATTCTTATGGGAACGAAGACAGTGATGTTGAAAGTACTGATGATGAAATTGGTATAATTCCTCTTCCAAAAAAACATAAGTCGTCAAAACTTGATACTATGTTGATGGAACAGTTAATTAAACAACAAAAATCATATTTAAATGCTCAAAAAACCATTTACAAATTAAAAAATGAGATTGAAACAGAAGAAATTAAAATGAGATATTTAAAACTTGATTTAAATAATAGTCAAGTTAAAACCGAAGAAGTAATTTCAGATAACAAAAAATTAAAAAATGATATTTTTGTATCAAAATCAGAAAATTTTATGCATAGAGGTTTAATCTTCTTATATTTAATATACATAATCGTTAATTTTTTTATAAGATTTTAAGTATAATTAAAAAACTAAGTATAAAGTTAATTTGTATAATAAAATATATTATACAAATTATAAGTTTTCGTTCATATGAGGATCTCCTGTAACAATTTTACCTTTTTTATCAACATACCACATATGTTTATTTTTACACATTCTATCTTTGTATTCATCACATTCACATACAAATAAAGTTTTACTATTACATTGTGGACAAGTATCTAAACCATTTGATATTGTTTCAATTTCGTTGTACTTTGAATAAGTATCGTAAGAAGCAACAGTATACGTTTCGCCTGTTTCGTTGTAATTAGAATAAGTATTTACATTTCTATTATCATTTTCTGGATGTACATATCCCATATTTGACAATTGTCGTTCTGCTCTTTCCATATTTTTATCCATTTTATTATTAATTTCATACTAAATTTTTAAATATACATTTTTTATAGTATACGAGTGTGAACCATATTAACATAGTAATTAAAAGTGTTGTATACTTATTATATTTAAATTTTAGTAAAAATATAAAAAACAATGTAAATGTTATTATGTATATAACAGAATTACACGATGTTTTAAACGCCTGTTTATGAATATCATTTTCGTTTAAAAAAATAAGAGAAAACAGGAACAACGGAGGTATGTAATCTATAAAATCTTTGTATTTATAATAAATATCTATCATTTATTATAAACTATTTTATAATAAACTATTTTATAATAAATGATAGATATTTATTATAAACTATTTTTTAAGTTCTTTGTATTTATTACCAATATAGATAAACGAAGAAAACCATTTCCACATCGTTTCTTTATCCTCATTGTCAAGATTTCCAGATAACCATAAATCTTTAAAATGATTTACTTTATTTCTTTCTTGATCGTCAAATTTTTCAAAAAGTATATTATGATTTAAAAAGAATTTTTCATCTTTATTTTTTATCATATCTTGTAAAGGACATAAGTTAATAGTAATATATTTCATAATATCAGTTATAGGTAATCTATCATTTACAAAAATTCTAAATATAACAAAATCTGGTTCTTTAGGGAAACTCTCTATTAGTTCATCTAAAAAATTTACAAGTTGTGTTTTTAGATGTGTTAACAATTCAATTTCTGAAGACATTTATAACATTATAAGTAATCCTTTAAATTTATAACAATTTACCTATACAATTAAAATTTTGTTTTTCGTATCTAATCATTTCTATCTCTAAATATACTTCAACTCCTTCGCGTATTTTTTCTTTACCGTCAGTATAAATATCGTTAACATATTTATATTTTTTCATCTTATTATTTGGTATTAATATTTTTAGTTTTTCTTCAACTTCAACAAATATTCCATTTGAAAATATCATGCAAACAACACCTTTATATTTGCTTCCGACAATAGGTTTTAAGCATTTAATACCAAATTTTACTGTAAAAAACACACCTGAACTTGTGTTTGAAATAACATTTTTAACGATTTCTATCTTGGAATATATTTTAATAATATATCCGTGTTCTTGATCGCATTTATTCAAGAATTTTTCGGATATTTTTTTATGTATATTTTCTAAAATATTTTCATTTAAATATTCTGGTTCAATGCAAATATTTTTTTCAATAACAACTTTTGACATTTTAAAAAAAATGTTAAAAATTAATTAATTTTTTCATTTTTAAAATTAAATGAAAAAATGCGAACCTACTATTAATTCAAAAATATTATCTTTGAACTGCGAACCAAAAGAAGAACATATTCCAAAATCTCAAAAAATTGGTATCAAATTAATGAAATATATTCCAAAAAGCATATTAAACAAAGTAACCGAATCGTGTGAAAGATGGAAAAAAGGTGGAGATGTAAAAGAATTTATAAAAGATTATAAAATAGATTGGAAAAATGCGAAAAAATGTAAAGATGATAAAACTTTAAAACAATGTGTTGAAAAATTTACATCTAAAAATGAGTTTTTCCAAAGAGAAATATCTGATATAATAATTCAAGATTCGTATTTAGTTTCGCCAGCTGAATGCAGACTTACTTATTATAATACTATAACAGAAAGTAAAGAATTATGGATAAAAGGAAAAAATTTTACAATTAAAAATTTATTAAATAACGATGAATCTATATACGATAAATTTTTAAACGGTAGTATTATGATATGTCGTTTAGCACCGGATGATTATCACAGATTTCATTTTCCAGTAGATTGTATGTATTTAGGAGGATATAAATTAAACGGAGAGTATTATTCTGTTAATCCGATAATTGTAAATAGTTCTGTAGATGTTTACACTGAAAATAAACGTGAAATACATTGTCTGTATAACACTTATTTTGGTAATATAGCATTTATTATCATAGGAGCAACTTGTGTTGGTTCCATAGAAGTAGAAAATTTAAAAGAAGGTAAATTTTATACTAAAGGAAAATTATTTGGAAAATTTGGGTTTGGCGGGTCGACTATAGTTATGTTATTTGAAAACCAAATAAAGAATATTAATAGTATAATTTTAAATAATTCTTTAAATAAAAAAGAAACTTATGTTAAAGTTGGTAATAATTTACTATTTTAGTCGGTTAATTTCTTGAAATTTTTCTAGTTCGTATATTTTAATACCGCATTTTTTAGCATTTATTAGTTTACTAGAATCTTTGCATTTTTCCAAAGATAATACTATTAACGCGGTTGTATTTTTAGAAACACTATTTACAACTTTACCACCTCTACAAATAATAGCTTCTTCTAAATTTTTGTCTCTAAATCCTGTCATTGCGTATTTATGACCTAACATACTATCTGAAACTGTTTTACAAGTTTCAAATGTCGCATATTTGGATAATTTTTTAATAAACTTATCGGCATCTTTCAAGTTTTCAACTATTTTACTTGCCATAATATCAGAAAATCCTTCTACACTAAGAATTTTAGTCATTATAACATCATCTGAATTATTTTTGTAAAGTGTAAGTGTATCTGGTATATGTAAAAATAGTGTTTCAAGTCTTTTTACACCTATTCCAAATCCAAATATACCGCTTGCAGCTAAAACAGTTGAAATTTTTACTAGTTTTAAACCCTCTTTTATATTTTTAACTATACGTTCGGCTGATTTATCCTTTATAGTTGGAACTTTTACTAAATCTTCTTTATTAGCTTTAATGATTGATAATAACGTGTTAAAACCATTATCAAACAATTTTTGTACTGTTGCTTCTGAAATCTGTTTTATACCTACTTTTTCAAAAAAACCTGATATTAATTTTACACGTATAAGCGCATCATCTTCTTCATTTACAACACTAATATTAACATTATTTTTGTCCCACACATATTCATTAAGAGGCATATCAGCTTTTTCAGCGCCTTTAAGAACATTTACTACATATGGGATAACATCTTTACTTCTTGTTATATTTATTACAGAACCTTTTCCCAGATTATTATCAACTATGTATTTTGCGTTATGCGCCGTTGCTCTCGATATTGTTATATCATTTAATTTTACAGGTTCTACTATTAACACAGGTTTTAATTGACCCCATTTACTTACATTCCATTCAACACATTTTACTGTAGTTGTATGTATATCATCTTCTAATAACATTTTAAAAGCAAACATATATTCGGGATTTCCATTTGTGTTTCTATCATAAGATATATTACTATTAATTATTATACCATCTAACTCGTAAATACTTGTATTTTTATATTGTAAAAATTTTGTTTTCAAAAAATTTATATCTATGTTATCTACCATTTCATGTTTTGCTATTGTAAAACCGTATTTTTTAAGATTTTTCAATTGTTTTTCAAGTTCATACATATTGTCATCTACTATTTCATAACACACGAGATTTACATCTGATAAACCTTCTCTTAATGTTTTAGAACCAATTAATCCAGAAACCATATTTCTCGCGTTTTTATATTTTTTATCCCTGTATTTATCGTTGAAAACAGATTTTTTTATAATAAGTTCACCTCGTACATTAATATTTTCCTTAACAGGTATATTCAAATATGGAACTAAATGGGATATATCTGCTCCTATTTCACCATCTCCTCTTGTATATAAATATGTTTTTTTGTTTTTTATCACTAATAAACATGAAACCCCGTCCAGTTTTTCTGTAATAACATAAGATTTTGAATTATTCTTTTCTATCCATTTATTCAATTTATCACTATCATTAGGTGATATTTTATCAGCGCTTCCTAGCCAAAAAGGCAAATTAACTCTGTTTTCTCCTTCTCTTAATTTTGCTCCTACGTTTGGTTTGTAATCCTTTTTTTTATCTATTATTAATTCCTTAATGTAATCATATCTTATATCGTTTAATGTACTTTCACCTGTGTTATAGTAAAGATCATCTAGTTCATCTTTCATTTTTACCAATTGTTCTACAGGTAAAGAACATACATATTTTTCAAATTCATTAAAATTCTTAGTTTCTAAAGACATTTTTTTAATTTTAAAATTTATTAATTAAAAATTCATTTTAAAATTAAAAATTTAAAGTTATGTTAAACTATATAAAATGTCAGATAAAAAAAGTATCTTAAAACAAAAAATTCAAATGAAAAAATTAGAAAGAACGTCAAAATTTTCTATAGAAAGAACAAAAGAAAAACTTCTTGAAAAATTTGAAAAATTACAAAAAGAAAATCCAACCTTGGCGCAAGAAATTAAAGAAAAAATAGATAATATAAGTTCTATTTAAATTTAAACAAGTAATTAAGAAAATTAAAAATGTTACCAATATTCATTTTCTTAATTTCATCTCTGTCATGCATTGGGACAGCTAAATTTATAAAAAATGACAATACAAAAATAATTGATATCGTTCATAATAACTTTAAAATAATTAAATATCATTATATTAGTGATTTTTTAGTTTTTTTACAACTTTTATTTGGTTTTGTTAAACTTGACATATATACTATAAAAGAAATTTTTTTAATAATGTCTGTAATACAAATATTAAAAAGTATATGTTCTATGTCAACTGTTTTACCTCCCTTAAAAAATTATAGAGATAAAATTAGGTTTGGTGGTATAAATGGTTCTGGAACAGAATATATTTTTAGTGGTCATGCTTCGTATTCAGCTATTTTTAGTTTATATCTATATTCTAAAAATATAGTAAGTTTGTATATCTTATTTTTATATAACTTTATTTCTCAATTTCTAATTATAGTTTCAAGAAATCATTACACTGTTGATGTTATTTTAGCTTGGATTATATCATCTTCATTGTATACTAATTTGCAACTATGCAAAAGGGATGAATACTGTTTTCATATCTTACAGCAAATTTTAGAGTGAAAATTAACCTCTTCTTACTGATAGACAAAAATTTTTATCATTATAATATATCGTGTATCTGGAATCAATATATTCAAAATCAATTCTGTGTTTATTTTTAATATTGATACAAATAATTTCTGAACATGGATGTAATATTTTTAAAATAAAATATTGGATTTTATAATGCATTTTATTTTAAAAATTTCTTTTTAAAATCTCTAATTTGTATAAACAACTAAATATACAATTCCATTTTTATTGTATAACAATTATAATAGTATAAAATAACTTATCTTGTCTACATAATATTTTTGAACATGGATGTAAAATTTTTATATTATATATAGGATTTTATAATTCATTTTTATTTAAAGTTATTTATTCTTTTAATTTCAACTTCTTTTATTTCTAATTTCCAATTAAAAGTTGCTTTACCATTTACCCCGCCTCTCATTATTGCAGATATTCTATGAGAAGGTTCTCCAGAAGCTCTTGAAGCTTCAGCGACACTTTTGTATCTTGCAATTTCATTTCCCTCTTTATCTAGCTGAACAACACTTTTTACATTTTTCTTCAAACCAGTTGTATAAGCATGTTTCTGATTTTCAGAATTATTACACCACTCTAAATTTTCTGCATTATTATTTAAGGTATTTCCATCTTTATGATTAACTTGAAGGTCTCTATAGTCTTCATAACATTTTTTATCTGGAAGAGGATTAAAAGCATAACATATAAGACGATGAACTTTGAAAGATGTTTTGTATATATTAACAGAAAGATATTTTTCACTTTTACTAAAAGTAAGAAATCTTTTTCCATTCCATATTTCTCCGTTTTTAAAGATTGTATAATCTGAAAATTCATTTAAAATTTTATATTCATTATCTTTCATATCTTCAAATTTTCTCTCTTCATTTAAAAATTTTTCACTTTTTCTTGATTTCATACCATTAATACTTGAAATAATATCTTTCCCAATAATTTCAAGATTTTCAACCTTATTATTAGATAAATTTTTATCTTTATGAGTTACAGCGTATTTACTATTATTTAAATTTTCATATCCTTGTATCTGAAATGCTTCAGCAACCAATCTCGACGCGTATTGATTTTTTCCATTAATATAATATCTGTATTTAGTTTGACATAGTTTTAACAACACTCCATTATTATTTTTTGCACGACCCAAAGAAGATATCCAACCTCCATTTACAGGTTTCCATATTTCAGAATTATTTTCGTCGTCGATATAATCAATGTCTTCTTGCTTAATAGTAAGATTTTTTGAATTACAAGTTCTACAACCTCTTCTTTTAAAGTCGCTAAATTTTTTCTTTTTAATTTCACCACATTTACAAATATATTCAATAGGTTCTTTGTTGTTTTTTATTTCTGTTGAAATAACTTTACAACCACGTTCTTGAAATAATGATAATTTTTCTTGATTCATATTTTATATTTTTATAATATAAAATATAAAATTCATTTTTATTTTTTTGAATTTTAGTTTTTTCTTTATAAGACGGGAAAGCCCAATGCTCCACCGGATACACGGATAATATTGTTGTTTACAACAGTTGTGATAAAACGGAAAGTTTGAGGAACTTGTTGTCCAGAATTTTCTTCAGAGTTTGTTCCGTTTGCACCTACAACAGCTGAAGCCGAAGCGATAGGTGCAACACTAACATTGGTAAGTTTACCATAGTTAGTTGAACCTTTAGGATCAAGACATATAAAATCAAGACTATATGAATACATATGATAACCTGTTTCCAATGGAATAACTGGAGCATGATACCAAGGTTGAACAAGTGAGAAGTAATCAGAGCCCATATTTTGTAAACGAGCAGTGTTTTCATAAGTAAGAGTTGTTGTTGCAATTGGGTCATCTGCTCCTGAAGGTGAAAAATCAACAAGATTTCCAGTTGGAACAGGAGTAGCAGAAGTGTAATTAGACCATTGTGGAGCTACAGTTGTATTACGGACAGCAAAGAAGAGAACTTTAATAGCGTGAGAGAAACGTAAATCATAAGATGGTTGTGGATTACCACCATTACCTGGGTTAAATGTTTGCAATGGAGCAGTTTGAACTTGTTCAATTAAAATATTACGAGGAGCACAAGCCATACGTTTACGTTCGTCATTTGAAACAATTGCATAATTAGCCCAGGTTTGAACTGTTCCAAGTTGAGGAGCTCCACCGTTTAAGTAAGATACAGGACATGGACCGGAAGAACTACCTGTATCAAGAATTAACAAATCTGACCAATCACGGAATGTATATGTAATACGCATTTCGTTATATGGCAAAGCGGCTGTTGGTAAAGCAACACCACTGTCACGACTAAAGAAAAATGGAAGAGGAAGATTCAAAGTGTAACCATTCAAAGAAGTAGCAGGATCAATTAAACCTGGTACATCACCTATCATATTTTTATAACCGTTTAATTTACCTGCTGGTACTGTAAAAGCAGACCAGAAATCAAGATGATAGTTATCAAAACGAGCAGCTGTCAAATCGTTAAAAGTGATACAGCATTCTGAAATTAAATTGTGTGCAAGGTTACGTGTCCAACGAATTCTATACGTTGGTTGTGTTGATGCAGCTTGAGCACTGTTTAAAGAAACAGCTGGAATATTAACACGAAGCCAAGCGTGTAAAAGATAATCACCAGCACGTGAAATATTTACTGAATGATCACTGTTAAATTCTGCATTACCAGTTGCACGAGAAAGTACAACTGGAACTTGTGTGAACCAAGTAGCTTTGCGTGTTTCACGGACAAAATAAGCAGTTGCTGAACTACCGCCGTATAAATACTTTTCGAGTTCATCAAATGTGGCAAGATCGATAAATCCAGAAGTTATGTTTGAAGTACAAGACATTTTTATATTATACAAGAAAATAATAATAAAAATTTAAAAAATTTTTATTATTATTTTAAAGAAAACTTAAAAGTTGTATATACTTTTGTTAAACAAGTGAATATGATTAATAATGAAATAGATATATTAGCAATTGACAATTCGATTAAGGATAAAATTTTATCTAAAAAAAATAAATTAGAAGAATACAAATGTCGTTTGAATGAATTAAAAGGAACAATAAATAATGTTTCAACAAACAGACATAAAATTATTTTAGAAAAAAATATACGAGAAATATCAGAAGAAATACGAGCAATAGAAACAAATGAAGAACTTAATTTTTATATATCTGAAACACTTGAAATATTAGAAAAGTATAATAATATATTGAAAACACCTTTAAAAGTTTCTTTTACTGGAAAACCAATAACAAATAATAAAGAAAAAGAAGAAATTATAAATACATATTTACAAATAGCACAAAAATATTATAAAATAGATAGTAAAACAAATGAAAAAAAATTTAAAATAAAATGTGAAAAATGTGATAACAAAAGAGACTTTTTAGTAGAAGAAAATGTTTATATATGTGAAATGTGTGGATGTCAGCAAGAAATTATATGCAACGTAACTTCTTATAAAGATTCAGATAGAGTTGCTATAAGCAGTAAATATACTTACGATAGAAAAGTTCATTTCAGGGACTGTATAAACCAATATCAAGGAAAACAAAATTGTACTATAGAAGAAAATGTTTATCAAGATTTAGAAGATGCGTTTGAAAAACACCACTTGTTATATGGTTCAAAAAATGATAAAAAAGAAATTAGATTTAAAAATATAACAAAGGAACATATTCTAATGTTTTTAAAAGAATTAGGGTATTCAAAACATTACGAAAATGTAACTTTAATACATTATAATTTAACAAATAAAAAACCTGATAATATTTCTTATTTAGAAGATAAATTATTGTATGATTTTGATCTTATTATCGAAACTTATGATAAACATTTTAAAAATAAGGTCGAAAGAGTTAATTTTATTTCAACACAATATGTATTATATCAATTATTACAAAAACATAAACATTTTTGTAAAAAAGAAGACTTTGTCATACTAAAAACAATGGATAGAAAATCTTTTCATGATAGTATATGCAAAGAACTTTTTTCTATACTTAACTGGAGTTTTATACCTTTGTATTAAAATATAAAAATTTTAAAATAAATCTTTATATTGTTCTTTTAATTTAAAAATAGCTTTTTCTTTCATTTTTGCTTCGACTTCTATGTCAACTTCTATACCATAATTTTGGGGTATTTTAAGCATATGTTTTGGAATACTATCAATATAATCTGCGTGATGTCCTATAGGTCCGTCTCCTTGAGATGACACATGACATAACATCCTTTTATTTCCCCAGCTTTGTACAACCTCGCATAACATATCAGTTGATTTTTCTAAATTTTCTTCAGGGTGTAAATATTTATAACATAAATAATGATGACAATCATACACAACCGGTATTTTGCATTCTTGAGCTATATCTAAAACATCTCTGACAAAATAACATTTTTCGCAATTTTCAATTACAAGTCTTTTTTTTACATTTGTTGGTAACTCATCAAATTGTTCAATCCAACGTCTTTTTGTGTTTTCTTTATCGCCATATATACCACCGCCATGAACTATTAAAACGCCATTCTCGTCTATACCAGCTGTATCTAAAATATTTGCATGATGTACTAAATCTTCTACTGTTTTATCGTATATCTTTTGAGATTTTGCACCAACTTGATTATATTGACCTGGGTGCATAACTATACGTTGATTGTATTTTTTTGCTAAATCTCCAGCTAATTTAAGTTCTTCTTTGCAAAAATCTATATTATACTTTTCTGTTTCACTGTCTGTAAAATGAGGAAACATATCAGAGCTTAATCTAAAACAGTTTATATTATGTTTATAATTATATTCTATCATAGGTATAAGGTCCTTTATATTTTTCATGGCAAGTTCTTTTGCTCTTTCTACAGAAAATGTTCTCCTTATAGTGTTTCTCGAATTAAATATATTTTTCTTTCTAAGTTCTGTATTAAGACAGCACAATCCAAGATTAATTTTTCCTTTTGTATATTCTGTGTCTATAGACATATTTAATTTATAATATAATTTATACTTTAATTTCATTTTAATAGTAATAGATTTAAGGTATTTAAAACTAAGAAAACAAACACATAAATGTCAATAACAAATGAATTAAAATCATTAGATAAAACTACAATGATGCATATAGCAGGTGAAGCTATTGTAGTAATAGGATTAGTTTTTTATTTTTCAAATAAAAATAAAAGATTAACTTCCCATATCGAAGAATTAGCTCAACGTATAGAAGAACAAGAAGACCAAATTCAAAAATTAGAAAATAGTTTGTCACAAATAAATAATGTTTTGTCTAAATTATTACACCGAATGGAAACACCAAATAATAATTTATCACAATCTCAACTAAACGACAATACAATTTCTATAAAAAAGAAGAAAAATGTAGTTCAGACACCTGTAGTTCAGACACCTGTAGTTCAGACACCTGTAGTTCAGACACCTGTAGTTCAGACACCTGTAGTTCAGACACCTGTAGTTCAGACACCTGTAATTGTATCAGCGTTTCCTTTAAATTTTTCAAAAGATAAAAAACAAGTTAATCAAATCAAAGTAATAGAGGAGGACGAAGAAAGTGATTTAGACGAAGAAATACAAAGTGAATTAAATGAATTAAACAAATAAATATTATTAATAAATGTCGTCTAAATATAAAATTTGGCAGTTGAATTATTACAAACATATAAAAGATATAAGAAATATTTTATTAAAATATATGCCCAAAAACAGAAATGAATATTTAAATTCTGATATATTTTTTGAAAAACTTTCATTGTATATATATAATAATTCTTCTAAAAAAATCGATAAATATTTAGAACCTCTTTCAGATTTTGAAGAACAAGAATATTATGAATACTTAGTTAAAAACAACATAATAAATAATAAAAATGAGTGATTATTTTGATTCTGTGATAGAAACCGAAGAAGATAATTATACCAGTAGTAATGAAGAAGAAAATGTATTAAATAATTTCGAAGAAGAGGAACAAGATGAAATTATTTTTCATATTTTGAAAGATATAATAAATTACAAAAATGAAAATTGTATAAATATTTGTGAATATATAGATAATATAAATTTAGAAAAATTTATTAATGAAATATAATTTTATTATATAAAATATAATAAAATTTTTTCTATGATAAAAGCCCGAGGCATTTTAAAATTTTATTTCTTTTTTCATCTAGACCTGTTTCTGAACTTTCTGCCATTAATTCTTGAATTTTTTCTTGTATTTTATCAGAATCTATTTCTGGTTTATCTTCGTACATATCTATCTTTTCTTGTTCTTCCTCTTTAGATTTTTCTTCCTCTTTAGATTTTTCTTCCTCTTTAGATTTTTCTTCCTCTTTAGATTTTTCTTCCTCTTTAGATTTTTCTTCCTCTTGTTCTTCTTCTTGTTCTCGTAATCGTTGCTTATAATTCTCAAATTCAAGTTTTGAAATTTTTTCATCTATGAATTTTTGTTGATCTGTAAGTGAATATACGTTTTTACCATTTAATTCATATTTGAATCCCCTTTTTTTCATTTTCGTTTTGTCTATACAGATACCAGGTTCTGTTGATATATCACAATATAAATTTTTCCCACAATCATAATCATTATTTTCAAAACATTTTTTTTTGTTTTTTGTATATTGTTTGTATAATTTTTTTGCTATTTTTTCATTTTTTATTCTTGAAACATCAAAATTTTCATCTAATAATTTTTGTTGAAAGCTTTTAGGTATTTTTTCTTCTTCTTCCTCTTCTTCCTGTTCTTTTCTTTCCTGTTCTTTTCTTTCCTGTTCTTTTCTTTCCTGTTCTTTTCTTTCCTGTTCTTTTCTTTCCTGTTCTTTTCTTTCCTGTTCTTCACGTTTTTTTGCTCGTTCTTCTAATTGCCTCATAGACTCAAGATATTCTTCCTCTTCATCGTCCACCACCTGACCCCTTGGTTTTTCTTCCTCTTTTCGCTCCTTTTCAAATTGCTTTTCTTGCTTTTCTAATGTGTCTTTTAACATACTAATCACTTTTGTAGAACCAATTATAGTTCTACCTTTATGATTTAAAGTACTTAAGTTATTATTAATATCTTTTTTTACACATATTGCAGGTGTTGTATTTATATTACATACTTTTCCATCAGAACAACCATAATCATTATCACATTTTTCTAATGGTTGGCATATCATATCAACACTTTCTTCTACATTTTCTACATTATCGGCATTAACATTATGTTGTTTATATAATAACTTTTTCAATTCATCTATATTCTTTCTTACTAAATCTTTTTTTGAATATGTTCCGCAATCTTTAATTTCTTGTGATTTTTCTTCAACTTCTACTTCTTCCGACATTTCGTCTTCAGAAGAAGATTGTTTTCTTTTTTTCTTATTTTCGTGTTTAATAATCGCTAATATTTTTTGCTGTTTGTTCATTTTACTTCTTCCTGTTATGTTATATTTCTTGGTTATATCTGTTAAATTTTTTTCTTGACCTATTTTTGATTTATCAGGATATTCAGCTAATTCTTGATATCTTTTTTTATCTTTTTTGCTAAGTGATTCAGGTGCTTCAGGTGTTCTAGATTTTGTTCTGGATGGTAATTTTTTTCTTTTTTTTATTTTTATTTTTTCCTCTTCCTCTTCCTCTTCCTCTTCCTCTTCCTCTTCCTCAAATAAATTAACTGGACCTTTTTTTACTTCTTCCTCGTCTTCAAACAGATTTAAAACTTTTTTTTCCTTTTCTTTTATAGTATATTTTTTTAATAATTTATACATAAAGGCAACTCCTAATTCTTTTTGTTCTTCATCGGATATTTCTTCATTATCATCTACTTTTGATTGTAAATATTCAGTAACATTTTTTTGAAAATCAACCAACTTTAGTTTGTTGATTTTCTCTAATTCTTTTGCATAATTTATAAGTGCTTTTCTATTATCTTTTATTTTTTTCAATCCTGTTTCAGATAATAATTTTGACATTTTATTTATATAAAAAGTTTTAAAAAAATTATATTTTTATAATCTTTTCATAAGAAAAATCTTTTATATTGTCTTTTAATTTACCTTTTTGATTAGATACTAATCTACATCCTTTATCACATATTACATCAAAATTAATGTGATTATGCCCAAAAACCCAAGTATGAATTAAATTTTTATTCAGTAAGTGATCTAAATTATTTGAATATAGAAAATTAAACCTTTTTTTCTTTTTTGATACTGTTATTATATTAGAAGGTCCATGATGAGTTATTATTATTAATTTCATATCCTTTTCTTTACAAAATGTAATCATGTCTTCAATAAAATGTAAATCAGTGTAATATAATTCGTTATATTTTGAGGTGTTTATATCAGTTATTTTTAGTATAAACTTTGGAATTTTTTTATAAGCTTTAGACCATAAAGTACAACCTGCGATACAAACATCTGCTATGATTATATAATTTCTATCTAATATTGTAAGATTTTTTATAATCTTAGTTAAATCAATATATTGATTCTTTAATTCAATCATTGTTTTTGGTTTATAAGGTTCTACATCATAATATTCGTGATTACCTAATATATACAAAATCTTTTCGAAATACTGAGAAACGTCTACTAAAAAATTTTTCAACTGTTCATATCTATATATTGAACCGATGTCTCCTGCTAGAACTAATATTTTTGATCTCGGTATAAGAAAGTCTGTACATTTAGGAGTTTCTGTATCTAAAACTTCAAGATGTATATCTGAAATAATTTGAAAATCCATTTTTCAAATTATATATAAAAATAATTTATATTTCATTTTTATTTATCAGTCAAATCTGGAATATCTTCTAAGTTAATATCTGGACCTTTCATTTTTCTTTTTTGTTTTTGAGAGTTATTATTGGTATTCATGCTATTAACCATATTTAATAAATTAGCTCCTGTTTTTTTCATTATCATTTTACCTACGATAAAGAAACCTGCATTCATTATAATAACAGATAAAAGTCTAATTTCTACAGGCCATTTACTTCCAGTAGGAACATATGACTTTTCACCTATTTCTATAAGTAATTTTTCATAACTATGCATACTAACAATTTGCTGCTGTGTAAAACCTTCCATTTCAAAACCTAAAAAATTACCAAAAACAAATTCAACAAGCATAAAACCGCCTATTAAATATGTTTTATAACTTTCAACACTTGAATCTAAAGATAATTTACGCACTGTTATATCGTATGATTTTTGCATTTCTTGAAGGTTTGAATGAATAGTATAATCTGGTATAGTTCCTGTAGCCATAGGGTATGATTTTTTTAATAAATCAAACTTAAATATAAGTTCACGTTTTTTGTCATCGTCATTGTATTCTTGTGTTGTCACAACATTAACATTTCTCAATTCATAAGAAGGTTGATATTGACCTTTTGATTCTAATTCTGCTAAAGTAGGAGGAACATTTGGTATTATTGGTTGTTGTGTATTATCATTTTTATAAGGTGTATATTTAGAGAATACTGTGTCAATAGGGTTTTTGTGTTTTTTTGAATATTTGTCCCGGCTTTTTGTATCATTATTTAATAATTCTTTTAGTCTATTAGTAAGATCATCATCTGAACTATATGACCTTGAAATAGAATTAGATATTATAGAAGACCTTGTTCGAGATGAATATCTCTCTTCTATTTCATTATCATCTTTATACTTGTCGATATCTAAACTTTCTCTGTCTTCTCTATCTCTTTCTCTGTCTCTTTCTCTGTCTCTTTCTCTATCTCTTTCTCTATCTCTTTCTCTGTCTCTTTCTCTGTCTTCTCTATCTCTTTCTCTGTCTTCTCTATCTCTTTCTCTATCTCTTTCTCTTTCTCTGTCTCTGTCTCTGTCTCTGTCTCTGTCTCTGTCTCTGTCTCTGTTTCTTTCTCTGTCTCTTTCTCTGTCTCTTTCTCTGTCTCTTTCTCTGTCTTCTCTATCTCTGTCTTCTCTATCTCTGTCTTCTCTATCTCTTTCTCTGTCTTCTCTATCTCTGTCTTCTCTATCTCTTTCTCTGTCTTCTCTATCGTATTTAAAATGTTCTTTTTCGTTATTTCCTTGAAAGTAGTTATTTTCGATTGGTATGTAATCTTTGTTTATTAAATCTTGTTTAATTTTACCTTTATTTTCTAACAATTCTAAATACATTATTGGCATTTTGGAAAAATTTTTTGGATAATCAGGTGCTCTTTCGTTGTCTAATAAAGGTATTTTAATGATTTTCACTTCTTTATTATTAATTGGAGGCATTTATTCAATAATGTATAACTACTTTAAATATACATATTTTTAGTTTAATAAAGAGATAATTAATAAGATAATAAAGAGATGAGTAATTGGTATTGTTAATGATACCATAATATTTAATCCATGTTTCTTAGCAAAAAACATTCCAAAAATAGTAAAAAATAGATATAACACAATGGTTAATAAAGAGATAATTCCAAAAGTTCCAAAAAAATCTCCTAAAGTTTCTGTATCTTTAGATTTAATTTTTTTAATAATTTTTATAAAAAATATATATAATAAACATATTAATAAATACGAAAGAAACAAACCTTTAATATTATTTTGTTTCCATAAATAATACATTATCGAGTATGATATTATTTGAATAATTGTAAAAAATATTATAAATAGTGTTTGCATATTTATAATATAACTATTTAATATTTTCACTTTTATGTTCAAAACGATATATCATATTAATTATATTAGGTGATTTTGAATATCTTAAAGCTATTGAGGTGTCAGCCCCTTTTTGTATTAAATATTCAACTATACTATAATTAGAATTTTGTGAAGCAATTTTTAAACATTCATCTAAGTTATTTGCTCCGTGTTCTATACAGTATTTTACATTTTCTAAATTTTTTAATTCTGTATTTTCTTTTAATAATTTATTATAATCTATTTGTTCAATTTGAATTTTATTTAAATATTTTTTATTTAAAAATTTATACCAACCATAACAAAAACTTCTTGCAAATTCAACTATATTTTGTAAACTCATTTGTAAACTCATATATAACAATTCAAACATATTTGTATTTTATATATTATTTTTATTTTCTTTAATTTATAAATAAATGGATATATTAACCAAAAGAATTAAAGGTAAAGATGAAAAGAAATATAACGAAAGTGTTTATTTTCCAAGATATATGAAAAAAGCAATAGAAAAATTATATATAAGAGATAATGAATTTATATTAGGACCTATCTATTCTAATAATGATTTTCAAATAGGTTTAACAGGAACAGTTAAAAAAGGTGAGACGTATAAAAATGCTATTATAAGAGAAATAGGCGAAGAAGTAGGATTAATACCAGACGAAAGGTATCTCACAGTCTTATATTTTTCAAAAGGTTATAAAGTATATGTTATACATATAAATGACTGTATACCTATAAACAGGAGAGAATCTTCAACTAGTATTAACGATAATCAAGACACCAAGAAAAAAGTTGGCTGTTATATTTATGGTAGTAAAAACGATGTAACAAAATATTTTTCTCGTAAAAATATATATTTATACGATAGTAATGATGATATCGTTGGTATAGCAGCTGTAAAAAGAAGTGCTATAAATTTTTAGAAATAATATTTAATTGTTCTTTTGATAATTGTTTTGGAAATTCTATTGAAAATATAATTTTCATATTACCTCCGTAAGATAATCCTTTTGAACGTATTAATAAAATATATCCTGGAAAAACAATTTCTGTCTGTTTGTGATTTAATATTTCACCTGAAGGATGCTTTATGGTAATATCAAATCCGCATAAAGCATCTTTTAAAGATATAGTTTTGTTACATATTAAATCTTTTTTATCAACTTCATACTCGTTGTGTTTTATATAAGATATATTCACTATAAAATCACCAGGTTCTGATTTTTTATAATGATTACCTTCGTTTTTGAATATATATTTAAAACCATTTTCAATTTCAGGATTTAGATGAAGTTCAAATATCTTGGTTGAAATAATTGTTCCATTATTACAATTTCCACAATAATTATAAAATTTTCCTTCTCCTTTGCAATTTTTACAAATATCAAATAAACTAAAATTTATAATATTTCCAGAACCTTTGCAAAAATTACATACTGTTGCATTACTTGTACAAGAACACAATCTATCTCTCTCTACTTTTAACTTTACTATTTTCCTATTGCATATGTCATCTAACGAAGCATGAAAACTATAAATAACAGGTTTACTTTTTTTATTAGTAAATAAACCTGAAAATATATTTCCAAAAATATCTGGAAATATATTTTCAGGTTTAAATTTTTTTCCGTATTTATCGTATAATTCTCTTTTTTCTTGGTTTGATAATACTTCATAAGCAATATTTAATTTTTTAAAAGTTTCTTCATCACCTCCTTTATCGGGATGACAAAATAATGCTTTTTTTCTATATGATTTTTTTATATCTTCCAAAGAAGCTGTAGGAATAACTTCAAGAATATCATAAAATTCTGTTTCAAATGGCATATTTAATTAATTATACTTTTGATATTTTTAAAATATAAAATTGATATTTAAAAAGTATTTAATAAAATACAAATAAAAATGTCTTTTGCAGAACAATTATCAAAATCTGTTAATCAGATTATTTTTTCGTATATTAAAAATGTGGCTCAAAAATATAATTTAGATGAAAAAGAATTACAGGATATTTGGGGGTCAGAAAATCATAAAGAACAGACAATGACAAATGTAGATACCAATAACATAAGCAGAGATAGATTATTAAAATGTAATAAACTAGAACTATCGGCTCTTTGTAAATCAAAAGGTTTAAAGTGTTCTGGAAATAAAGAAGATTTATTAAATAGATTACTTGATTTGAATAACAATGAAACTAAGAAAGTTGAAAATAATACTGAAACTAAGAAAGTTGAAAATAATACTGAAACTAAGAAAGTTGAAAATAAACAAAAAACAAATACAATTAAAGTTGATAAAAAACTTTCTGTTGTAGAAAAACTCACACGCGACAACAATCCTATTTCTTTAAGAAGAAATGCTAAAGGTGTTTTCGTGCATCCACCGACTGGTTTTGTTTTCGATCCAAAAGAAGAAAAAGTTATTGGAAAAGAAGACAAAGATGGTGTTTCGGAATTAACTGAAGAAGATATAGAAGAATGTAAAAAATTTAAATTCAATTATAAATTACCTTCAAATTTAGATAAAAAATTAAATCTTGAAAATGTAAAAGTTGACGAACTGGAAGATATAGAAACTGAAGAAATCGAAGAAATCGAAGAAATCGAAGAAACTGAAGAAATTGAAGAAATTGAAGAATAAATTTAAATATATTTTATTTTTTATATACTAAATTTAAAATTACAATTTTTTTATATAAAAAATAATGAATGATAATACTATTATAAAACATTTTTATGAAACAGATAAAAATTCTCCCACTCTAGGAATTTTATTGATGGTTAAAAATGAAGAAAAACGTATTGAAATCACATTAAATAGTATAAAAACAATTGCCGATACTATTATAATATACGATACAGGGAGTGAAGATAACACGATAAATATAATTGAAAAGTTTTGTGAAATAAACAAGATAAATTTACTTCTGAAAAAAGGTACGTTTATTGATTTTTCAACATCACGTAATGTATCTTTAGAATTAGCTGAAACTGTAAATGTACATTATTTACTTCTTATGGATTGTAATGACGAATTAAAAGGGCATAAAGAACTAAAAAAAATTTTATATGAATATATAAAATTAGACACAAATGCTTTCTTAGTATTACAAGAATGGTTTTCAGGAATATATGACAGATATTTTAACATAAGATTGATAAAAAATCGTTGTGGATGGAGATATGTAGGTCCTGTTCATGAATGGTTAAAAGATACAACAGTTGAAACACATAATCCTAAATATCCTGTTATAAAACTTCCCGAAACTATAAATTTATTTCAAGATAGAACAAAAGATGATGATAAAAGTTCTAAGAGATTTTTAAGAGACAAGGAAATATTATTGTCAGAACATTTAAAAAACCCTGAAGATTCGAGAACTGTCTTTTATCTTGCACAAACTTGTGATTGTTTAAATTTATACGAAGAAGCATATAAATATTCAAAATTAAGAACAGAATTAAAAGGTTTCGAAGAAGAACGTTTTCATTCATTTTTAAGGTGTGGTAATTTATCAAAAAAACTTAATTATGATTGGAATATAACATTTGAATGGTATTTAAAAGCTTATAGTCATTCGAAAAGAGCCGAACCTTTAATTAAAATCACAGAATATTATAAAAATACAAATCAATGGAATATAGCATATATATTTTGTAAACAAGCATGCGAGCTTGAATACCCTTCAAATAATATATTGTTTGTAGATAGTACTATATATCATTATCTTAGATGGCATATGATGAGTATAGTAGCTTATTATGTTCAAAGATACGAAGAAGGAAAAGAAGCTTGTTTAAAATCTTTAGAAAAATCTAATATAAAAGATATTGAAAAAAAGAATTTACAATTTTATATTGACAAAGAAAAAGAACTTGGTTCTTTTACAAGTTCTGATAATTTAAAACAAAAATTATTAGTTTTAAAAAATAAATTTCAAAATGTTTCCATTAACAAAGTTCAAAAAATATTAAAAGAAATATGGAAAAAATAAAATTTTAAAAATTATTAATTTTTAAAATTACATATAATCTGGGTTAATCATAAAATTTCCTCCTGTTTTTTGCATAGAAAAACCATTATTTTTTTTAGTATCTTTTTTCATTAAACTATTTTTAAACTCGTCGGAAAATATAGAAGATATTTCACTGTTTTCTATAGAATTTAAAAACGAATTTTTGGATCGTAAAGTATTTTTTCGTGATTCGATATCATCTTTAATATTTTTTGAAGAACGTATTTTAAACATTTTTTTATTAAATAACAAAAAGGTTTTTAAATCTTTATAAAAAATAAATAATGGTTAGTTACGGTCCGGATATTCAATCGTTAAATTATACTCATATGTATGATTTTATAGATTATAGAAATACAATAGAGTCGGAGCCTTGCAGGACAAAAAATACTGTATATGATTATATATTTAAAAGAAAAGATATGTCTCAATTTAAAAAAATAGTAGAAAAAGCAATGATGGAAGGTTACTTGAATGATTTACAATTTAATTCTACTATTTTTATACCTTTGGATAATAATATTTCTAAAGATTTTGTAAATCAAATTGATATAGGTTTAGCGAGAGAAATAGTCAAGTCGAGTATAATAAATACTATTGTAGATAAAAAATTATTAACATCATCACCTGTTTCATATTATTATACTAAAAATCCTATTATGAAATTATATTATACTTTTTTAAGAAATGTATCAACTTTAAATAATTGTTGTAAAGTAATAGAATATGATATTAAATGCAATAACGGTATTATACATTTAATAGATTGTTTAATTATGCCTTCTGAAGAACATTTCATGAATTAAATTATTTTTTGTTAATTTAATTCAATATTTCACTATCTATATTTATATCTTCATCTGAATGAGATATAACAATTATATCATCTTCTCTCTTGTTTAATATTTTGATTTTTACTAAAAATTTATGTGTATTAATATTGTTGTGCTTTTCTAAAGGTATGAAACAATTTGATTTTGAACATATAGCATCGTCTGGAACTGTAAGAATTATTTTTCTGTATTTTATAATTTTAGGTATAAAATTATGACTACACACAACAGTGTTATGTAATTGTTTTGATAGTTTGCATTGAGCTGTATCACATATTACTTTTTCATGTTCAATAAAGTCATTTGCGTCCATTATGTATTCATTATTAATATTTTTATAAATTTTTCTAGCATTAAAAATATGTCTAAACATATGTTTATTTTCACTGTTACCGCAAAAATTACAAATAATGTATTGTTTCATTTTTTTATAAAATATTTAAATTCTTAAATTGTATTTCAGTTAAAAATTTTTCAATTCTTGGGAAAAACTGTAGTTCGTTTAATATTTTATGTTTTTCTTTTTTTATATATAATAGTCTTTCTGAATATAAATCTTTTTCAATTGCGTTTTTAATTATATTATAATCTTTTTCAAAATCTTTTAATTCTAAATATACATATGCTTTATTATCTATTAATTCTGAAATATTAGGACACCCAGAGTAAAAAACTAAACATTCCCCTAAAATACCATCTATAAGCTTTTCTGTTACATAATTATTTATCTGATTATTCTCACAATTAAAAGTATATTTATAAGGTAATATAGCGTCATCTTTGCAATGTAAAGGTAATTTTCCATTATATTTTTTATAATTAAATTTGTTATCACCAAATACATCTATGTCTATTTTTGTTTCTATATATTTTACAAAATCTATTCTAGTTTTATGTCCTTTATCAATATATTTTCCACTTAATACTGTTGAAAATATTTTAGTTTTTTCAATATCTTTATTTAACATTAATTCGTTATATGTTTTTGATAAATGCCATTCTAAATTATTATAAGATATTTCATGTGTAAAAATTTTTAAATATTCAAAAGGATTTATACATATCCATTCTTTATCCCATATATGTTTTACTGTATCTAAAGGTTCCATTCTAAAATAAATAGTTTTATTTTTTTTATGATATTCTGTTGTCCAATTTATAACAATATAATAATCAGGGTTGTCTTCTTCTTTCCATATTAATTTAATATTATTCCAACGAAAATTCCCTTTTGACATTTTATTCCACAATTTACATAGTTCTTCTGAAGAACACCAATTACATAATAATTTGATTTTAATTTCAGAAATTTTTTTTAGTTTTAAAAAAGCATCATAATATTCTTCAGTAGTTATAGGATATTTATATAATAATATTTTAAGAAGTTCTATATTATACGTGTTTAAACATTCTTTAATAGCAGAATTGATTTCATTCTTAGATATAAAGTTTTCTATTTTTTTAGACATTTTAATTTATAGTTTATATTCTCTTAAATGAAAACGTTGCACTTATTTGAACTAAAGGATTTGGCGCTTTTGGAGAATAATAATCTTCAGCTACGGTTTGAAATAATTCTCCATTCTGATGATAAACTGCAAATTTAAATGAATCGTTTGGTTTGAATTTTATAGTATGTATCATACTATCACTATCTATTTTTATAAATGGCGAAGAAACAGGTTGAGATGTGTCATCGACTACTGCTCTGAATAACATTTTATAAGAATTTGGATTATTTGAATATATAATACCTTTTAACCCCCCGGATGCTGCTGATATTTGTTGTAATTCAACGTAAAAATAAGGGTAAAATATAGGTCTACCGCCTCTACCAGAAGAAAGTAACGAATTTGGTAGAACTAAATTTACTAATTCTACTTCGTAACATACCATTTCCTGAGAAGAAACTAGACTTCCAGAATAATTAAAAGGATTCCAGTTATCATTAGAAAAACATTCTATTTCATAATTTTCTATACTATTAGGAATAGGATTTACGCTAAACGGTGTTTGTAATATAATAGTTCTACAAAAAAATGTTTGTCCTACTGTTGGATTAACGCCTACATATGTACCAGATTTTGTAATTATATCATAACTGGATATATATATGGTATTAACACCAAATGTAAAATAACTTCCGGTATAATCATTATTGTTATTTACAGATATTGTAAAATTAGGTGCTGAAACACTTGTGAACGTTCCGTCGCCAGCTATATATTTTATAATTTTACGTTCTTCTGCGTAAGGAGCTGATAAAGTAGAAAAAGGAGGAACTGGTAATGTTTGTAGCATTCTTAAATATCCATTTTTATATATATTATATATCGATGAAGCAGTTGTATTTAGTTGTATAATGTTTCCAGATGTATTAATATCTACTATTTTTCCATAATTACAAGATTGTTCTTTTCTTAAAACAAAATTATAATTACCATTTAACCAATTAGTCGAAGTTGTACTTTCTAATGTGGCAAGATGTGTAGTCCCGTCATAACTAATTATTTTTTTTGTTTCAGAAATAACTGAACTTGTATCTATTAATTGTATATAATATCCTTTATAAAAATTATCTATACCACTAGAAGATGGTATAAATAGTTTTGGAATAGTGGCTGTATTTGTATTGAAAGTTGGATTTTCAATACTAATAGCACAGGTTGAATAATCTATATTTTGAGGTAAAGCTGAACCTAATAAGATTTCGGCAGATGTATTTGTTATTCTTTGATATTCTAATATTCTGCATCTATATTGTTGAGGAGATGATGTTACTATTTTTAAAACAGCACCTACATAATAGTTTAAAACATTTCTTAAAACATCACTTGATATTGTTGATATTATCACTTTAGTTGAGTCTGTTAATGAATTACTCAATTCTATAGAAGATACTGTAACACTTGTACTTGATTTTGATTCGTCAAAAGAGCTATTCCAAAACAACAGCGGTGATGCGTTGGAAATAGGATCTCTGGGATTATCTTTGTTAGTTTGACCAGTTTGTGAAATTTCAATTACAAAATTAGAAGGATTTGGATATTGAGTTCTATCTCTGTACATTGAATCAAATTCTAAATATCGCGTTGAAGACATTTTATATATATATCATATTTTTATATGATATATAAAAATATTTATTCATAAATAAAAATGAGTTATGCAAAACTTGGAAATACATGTCAATACGATTTTTCAATGATGACAAGTAATACTAAATTTTTTCCCCCAGGAGATCCCGTTTACAGTTTCGATATTACAAAAATGAATCAATATCCGGGACAAGTTTACGATTTCGGGGATACAGTTGGTCAACCAGAAAGACCTGAACATATTAAAACAAAACCTGAAAAACAAAAAATTTCAGTAGGAGAACCTTATAAATTATCTTGTTGCGGTAGAAAATAATCATTAGATATAGAATCTAAAAATTCTTTTCTAAGCTTATATAATATTTTACCATGTGTATTTTTTCCTTGTCCATTCATTCCGTCCCCCCAAAATGTATCTAAAGATACTTTTATCAAAGGTCTTAAACCTGTGTTTAACAATTTATTTTTAATGTTTGGATGTTGGTTAAATTTTAATTTTAAAACTTCATACATGTATTGTATTTTTTTTTCTTCCCAATCTTTTGCCGTTGGTACTTCACATAATATACCTTTTTTTAATTTTTCTATATATTCAATGTTAGTTGGACATTTAAAATATTGAAGAGCAAAATAAGCATTCGGAAAAGTTCCTACGTTAAGTATTTCTACAGGGTAATCAGAATTATTATTTAAATCAAAATTATAATCTGAAGTATGATTACTATATCTCAATGGTTTAAAAAACTTATATATAAAATCTTTTTGTTTTTTACCTTGAGGTGATCCTAAAGTTCTCCATTTTTCTTTCATTTCTTTTCTATCTTGGTGAAATTTACCAGTTTTTCTGATAGATTCTTCAGCTGAAATATTATAATAATAACATAATATACTAGCGACTACAATTCCGGACCTTCCATGTCCTCCTTTACAATGTATATATATTTTTTCATTCTTATCTAAATTACGAATAATTTTACTTATTGAAATTATAAGTTTAGCAAAAGAGCACCATTTTTCCGGTATTTTTCTATCTAAAATAGGGTATTTTACATAATTATATTTAGTAATATAAGGTGTTGTTTTATGTTCGTTATATTCTGTTAAATCAATAAAGTATCTTACTCCTATACTTTCTAAATATTCAACTGTATCTTGATTAGGGAAACTACCAAATAAGGCTTTGTCCTTAATAAAATAACTACAACGCTCCATTTTTATTTTTTATTTTTTATTCATGAATTTATTCATTTTTAATATAAAGATGAAAGATAAAATGTTAAATTTTTATGATTCGAGTTTTAAAACACTCCTAGATCATAATGATATGACTTCTTATTATAGATGTCAACAATTGGTGAAATATTGGAATCTTAGTGAAAAATTTAATATAAGCGGAAAATCGTTGGCAATTATTCTTTACTTCATAATAAATATTGCTGTTATTTTATATGAATACGTATATGCAAGTTGGTTTTTATTATACATAACACCTAACGGATTTCGTGTTATTAAAAAACTAATCTATTCAAATCCTATATTTACAGTATTCTTTTACTTGTCATTTTATATAAGAATATTAACAGAAACTGATATTGAAAAATTTAATTATATATCAAAAAAATTAGGATTACCAGAATATGATGTTTCAATAAAATTAACCACTAATATTTATATTTATAAATTTATAAATGCGGTTTCTTATAAGTTTGGTATAGACACAGAAAAAATTCTTATAGAAAAAGCTACCGATAGTATAACAAATGTATTATTGAATCAAGTTGGCGCAAAAATAGAAAATTTACCATATAATGTTTTAAATTATAAAATTCTCCAAGATATAGAAATAAAAGATTTAGGTGCAATAGAAATTAAAGAATTTGAATTAAAAGCTGATATTCAATTCTTGGCCGAAGAAACATATAAAAGTATTGAAAAACACAAAGAACAAATCAAAAAAGAAAAATTAAAGACTAAAAGAGAAAAAAGATTAAAATTACAAAAATTAATAGAAAGAAAAACAGAATCAGGAGAAATATTATGCTTAGATGATTGTAAAGAAAGAGTAAAGACTACATCTGGATGCTATTGCGAGAGCGAATGTGGTTCATTTTTAGGTATGAGAAAAAATTGGTGTTATGTAGATCCAAAAAAATGTAAAAAAGGAAAACATTTACAAAAAAATCCAAAAATAAACTTAATAAACCTAGTTAATCCTTATGCAACCGAATCTCCTATTGAAAATAAACATTATGATACTTGCGATCCTTTAAAAATATCAAAACCTATTTGTCATACAGGTTTTAAATATAGATCTTGTAAAGAAAAAAAATAATTAATAAGTATGAGATACAAAAGGTCTAAATAATAATAAAATAGGAGGATATAAATATGCAGTAATAAATATTACAAAAGTTAATAAAAATGAAAAATTAAAATCTTCATATTTACGATAAAAAACTATAACTACTATAAAAAATACACATAATGCAAAACATAACGATACAATTTCCTTTCTGTTTAATATTATAAATATCGTAAATATAACGATTATAAATATCGTAAATAAATTTTCCATATTTTTAATAAAATATGGAAATATTCGCTTGATTTTTCAATTTAATTTAAGCTACAATACGAGACATGTTATGACCTTTTGGACAAGTTCCTTTTCTTATTCTGACCTGTCTTTTTCCTTTTACTAAAGAAGTTTTGGTAAAATCTGACTTTACCGCTTTATGACATTGCAAACAATAAAATTCATTAGATAACATCTTACGACCTAATGCTTTAGAACGTGTTTTTTTCATAGATTTTGGCATTTTATTAATAATATAATATTTTTTTATTCCAACGAAATTTTCGAACATTTTATATCTTTTTCTTTATTATTCAAACCATTTTTTCTATCAGAGCAATCTTTGTATTTTATACATTGTTGATTGGTTCCTTTTTTTAGAGTGCCTGTTGTAGATTCCCAAATACATTTACCGTCAACACAATCATCACAGCAATATCCACAATCATCATAATAAACATAATCAGGATATTTATAAAAATATGTAGGATAATATCTATGTCTAATTCTAGGATAATTTTTATGATAATATCTATGTCTTACAGGATAGTTTCTAGGACTATATGATACCGTGACAGGTGTTGTATTTTGTCTAATTGGGTTAGTAGTCGAAGGAGTCGTGTTTATTATTTTAAATTCATCACGTTTAGAGTTATTTTTTACGAATAAAATAAGTATAGTTGTTAAAAGTATTAATAGTATTAGAATAACAACTAATATTATTAATATTGACATTTTTATTTATATTTAAAAAAATTATTTAATGAAATCTTTTATTACTTGTGTATATGAAAAATTTGAATTTATATCTATAGATATATTTGAATTTTCAAACATATTTTGTGTATTTGAATATAAAGTTAATAATTCACCTTTATAACCTTTTAGGTGTAATTCGGTGTCAAATTCTGGAAATAAAAATGAGAAAAGATAAAAATAAGGTAAGTTATATTTTATAATTTTTTTAATACTCTTTATACCTTGGTCTATAATTAATTTTGGAAAATTGTATTTTCGTGTGATATAAACAGCAATAGCGCTACCTATACCTTGCCCGTAAGGTATAATGTCGTTTTCGTCGTATCCATTTCTAAATAAATATTCAACAAACATACAAGCATTTGAATAACATAACGTCTCGTTAGGTACTCCTTTACTCAGACCATATCCACTATAATCAAATATGATAACAGAATTACCTGTATTTAATAATTTTAAAAACAGGTCTTGATAATAAGAAATATTACCAATATGTCCATGACAAACTAATATAACTTTAGAACTTTCTCCTTTTTTAAAGAAAGCATGCAAATTACCAAGATAAACATCTGTAAATTCTTCTTTTCTTTGTAAAATTTTCGAAGAAGGTTTGAAATATAAAAATCTTTTTATTAATAAGATGCATATAAAACATACTGTTAAAACAATTAAACATATATGTAGTAATATCATTTTTTTTAATTTATAAATTATATTTATAAATTATATTCTATTAAAAATCAGTAAAATCCCATTCTTTCCAATTATCAGGGGTATCATTCCAATTACAATCATTAGAAACTGGAAATTTATAATCTCCTGGAGATATTTCGTTCCAATCTTTGTTTTTTAAGTTTGTAAATTCTGTTAATTTATTAGAATTATAATGTTGTTCGACGTCTTCAGTATTTTGACATTGTCTTTCTCTTCCAGTTCCAGAACTTGAACATATACATTTTTTATATCCTTCTTTATCTTTTTTCTTACGAGATAACAAAATTATTAAAAATATAACACTTAATGTTAACAATATAGATAACATAAAATAAACTTTATCATTTTCCATTTTATCTACAACAATATTCTTTTTCTTTATTTTTCAAATTAAGAGATTTTAAATTTATAGGTTTATTTAACACATAAAAATCATAATACAATCTATCTTTGTCTGATCTTTCATTTACTTCTCTACAAAGACATTTTTGGTCACATTCATAATCAGTTATATGTTTTACGTCCGTGTAAGAATAATTATTCTTACTGTTTTGTTGATCATTATAATGATAATTTGACATTTTTTATATCTATCAAAGAAAAAAATTACATAGTTGAACTTTGTTGTTGCATGAATCCAACCAATGAAGCAATCACGTATAAAGGTGAGAATAAAACAGCTAAAATTATATGTAATACTTTATTTGGACCTTCTGGAACTTTCATAGCGAGAATAAGAGCCCATAATAAAAATATTAACCAAGGAACAAGATATAAATACATAACAGAAGTTTCTTTTTTCATATTTTCCTTATTGATATTTTTTAATGCATGTTTTAATGCATGGTTAAAATCATCTTGATTCGTGCATACATTTGATTTAGGGTCGTAATTTTCTTGTGTTTTGCAACTCATTTATTAAAGATAGATTTTTTAATTTTTAAAAAAATTTGGAAATTCTTTTAAAAAATCCTTTACTTTACCACCATGTTCTATATATACATTATTTCTAGTTCTATAATGTTTTATTAATAAATTAAAGTCATCGACAAAGTCAAAAATAAAAGGTTCGGTATCTTTTCTTCTGAATACTCTTCCTAAATATTGTATAAAATATTGTTCTACGTCACACGCTAAAATTAATGAATTTAAAAGTGGATGATCAAACCCTGTACCAACTTTTTGTGCGGTTCCAACAAGTATTCTACTTTTTTGTTCGTATTCTTGTTGGTTACCAATCAAACTCGTAACGTCTTCATTTTCTTCTTTTAACCTTTTTACAATATATTCTGCTTGACTAACTCTTTTGCATAATACAAGAAATACATTTGTCTTATATTTTTTTATCAAAGTGATTATCATTTCATTTCTTTGTTCATTATTACTTATTGAATCTATTACCGAACACCAATCTACATTACCCATTTTATTTAATTTAACTTCTGGTTTAATACCCGTGTTTATTCTATAAACAGTGTGAGTTCTAAATAGTTTTCTTTCTATTCTGTTTTTACCAAAATATAATTTCATCAATATATCAAGCCCGTCTGTCCTATAAGGAGTTGCAGATAAACCAAGTAGATATCTAGGTAAAATATATCTCATACTTTGGGATAATTTTTCAGCCATAATTAAATGTGCTTCGTCTACAATAACAAAACCGATATCTTTATAAAATTCTCTTGTATGTTTTGACACATTAGTAGCGTTTATAATAAAAAAATCAGTATCATTTTTAATATTACTTTTAGCAGATAATATTTGAACTTTAGCTTCAGGACAAAATCTTTGTATACTGTCTTTCCATTGATTTATCAATACAATACGATGACATAATACAAGTGTTTTTAAGTTAATTTTACTCGCAATGTATATAGACATTGCTGTATTATGTGTTACAGTAAAATTTCCTAACAAAAATCTACCATTACCGTCTACTGTAAATCCGTAGTATATTGTTTCAGGTATATTAACTATAACGAATCTAGGATCTATAGTTGATTGTAAATTATTATTTTTAAAATTAAAATAAGCTTTTATATGATATGTTTCAAACCCATATACAATACTTGTATGTATTCCCAACGAATTTAAAATATAAATTATATCTTTGTGGATACCTTTATTATTTACAATAAATTCATAAAAATTTTCGTGTTGTTTTCCATATTTTTCTATTAAAGCTATACACACAATTGTTCTAATTTCTATATTATTATGTTTGTATTCTGATAAAATAAAATTAGTATTACTTTTCATAATATATACATACGGATTTTCAGTAGTATTTTTGAAAGGAAATTGAGTACATATTTTATGTAATCTCAAACTGTCTTTAATATTTTCAGGTAATTTCATATAATCTTTTAAACTAATATCAAGCAATGAATCTTCTTGAATTGTAGAAATAACATCTTGTGCTATAGATAAATCTTTATAACATCTTTGATGAAAATTTAAAATATCTTTTTTGAACCATTTAACTATATATCGGTTATTTTCGTAAGATATTGTTTTATGTCCTAAAATTTTAAGAGTCAATATATGAGATTCGTTGCAACCAAAACTTTCACCTGTTTCTTTTGATATAATTTTATACATTTTTTCGTGTCCTACAGTTGTAGATAATACATTACGATATTTTGAATCATCACCCATTACTTTATCACCTGTTATAACATCCTGAACTAATTTTATAGTTCCGTCATCCATAAGTATAGGTGTATTTTTTTGTAAACATTTTCCAAAACCACAAGCCGCTGAAATAAGGGTCGTTCCTTGTTGATTTAAATGTTTTATGGCTTCGTTTTTTACCTCTTTTTGTTCTTCTCTTAAACATCCTTTAAAAAGTATATTAGTAGGAGAAAAAGAATTTCTTTCGGGACGGTTGTATGTTTCATTATAACAAAAAGGAACATAAAGATCATTTTTCACGTTTTCAAATAAACATATATATTCAGGTGTTGATGATAATGCATATTTTGAGACTTGTTTTGGTATATTCAAATCGTTAGATATTTGATATAATTCTTTATCTGTGAAATCAGATATATATACTTTACGAGACATTTTTTGTTTTATTTTGTATGTTAAAACAAAAATCAATATTATTTTTCAATCTTATTATAAATATACCATCCAAGAGATAAAAATTTTCTAAAATCTTTATCTGAAATATCATGTTCGATTTCTTTTTGCTCACGGTTCATGAAATTATATTCAATAAAAAATTCACTTACTAATTTTAACTGAAGTTCTGTTAAAATATTTTGTTCTATATTATCTGCTATTTTTCTTAAAAATGTTGAAATTTGACTAATGTTATAATCGTTCATTTTTTAAGAAATATTTTTAGTTTTAAGTGATTAAAAAAAAAATTTCTTGTAATTAATAAAATGTCTACAGGTAATTATAATCGTGTTGAAAACACAGTAGTTAATGGTTCTCAACTGCAATCTTCTCTTACTGGTGAAAACATTCGTGTTCTTGAATTCGACGCTGCTTTAAAAATGCCACCTGTTAAAAATATAAGTGGTGGTCAATCAGTTTCTCTATCATCAAACGAATGGGTTCAAGCAACAATTGATGCATTGGTTGTTTCTTTGACAGGTAGTTCTGGTGCTGCAAGTAGTTTATATTTAGGTACAGACTCTGCTTCTCAAGCAGCTTCTTATATAAACTTTTTTGATATAAATTCAACAAATGAAACACGTTTATTAAAATTTGTAATTCAAAATATGCCAACAGGTGGCGTTTTGAGTCTTGGAAGTAATTCAACATCTTCTAATGTTGTTGTACAACTTAATTCAGGAAATAGTGGTACAACACAGGAATTATTCAATCAAGCAGCTGCCGTTGGTTCTGATAGTTGCGGTGCAGTTGGTAGTATGAGACTTGTTCTTGTGTCATCGTCAAATTTGACCTCAGGATCTCAAAATATCACATTTAATGTTTTAGGAGGATCTTTGTAAATTTTTTATTGTAAATTTTTATATATTGTTTAAACAATATATAAAAACACATAAATGATACGAAATGAAATAGATAGTTCTTTTAATATATTACGTACTATATATTGTAATATAAACCCAGCAACATTTTCTAGACTGTATAATTTGAGAGAAAAAGAATTTATGAAATTATGGAATAAAAATGAAAACATAATTTTATTTTTAAGGGACTTAAAAGAAGACGACAAACAAATATTTATTAATTGGATAGAAACAGGACATAATATAACTATTAAGAATTTAAAAAAAGCTTGTTGTATAGCAGAAATTATTTATGAAAAAATAAGAATAAATACTATTATTAACGATGAACAAATACTTAACAAGTGGAAAACAATAAATAATATACCAAAATTTATATCAATCATAAGTCATAACTATCTAGATTTAATTAAAAAATGGGCTTATGATAATATATTAATAGAAGATATATATGATAAATATACAACAATTGATAATCATATACCTATTTTTCAAATGAAACAAGAACTAGTAATATCGTCGTCAAATGTTCTTCTAGTAAAACCAACAATAAATATAACAGATAATAGTAATGGTTTTTCATCAAAAAAAAATCAAAAAAAAAATGATAACAAATTTATAAAAGTTAGAGATTTAAATCAGTTAAATACTATTTTAAACCATTAGTTCAGAAGCAAAGCAATAATAACCTTCATTTAATTTTTCTTCTATTAACCTATCTATATTGTTATTTTCATATTCTATTGTTGAATAATATATTACGTCATTTTTAAAATAACCTTTTGTTGAAAATATTTTATTTTCTTTAATTTCATATCCCCAAAAATAGTAATCATTATCTCTAAACCATAATTCTTGTACCTTAAAGTTATCCCAAACTGTATTTTTAAGATATTCTTTAATATATTCAGGTGAAAACATTTTTTTTTAAAAATATACTTTGAAAAAAAATCATTTTAATTTTTTAAGTAGAATATAAATTATTAAAATTAAAATACATGCTAAAGTTGTTATAACTAGAGTTGATATCGTAATAATACTATTTTTACTAGAAACATAATGTTTATTTGTTATTTCACCTGCTATAAAATTATCCCAATCTGGTAATTTTGACAACTCTATAATTCGTTTATTGTTAATCCAAGGTTTTGTACTTAAAACCCTTCTTGTATATCCGATTTCAGGATTTATACCTCCTCCTGTTATCGTAATATCGGTATCCAATTGCTTACGTTTATTTTTTATATCAGGTTCTAAACTGTTTTTTAATGTTATTGGAAAAACATAATTCAACGGGTAAAAAAAATCCGGTATTCCAACTACAACGTTTTCTTCTATTCCACAACAGTTATTACCTCTGGTGATATAAAAATATCCATTTCTTCCAAAATCTTCCCCCCAAGTATTTTTTACAATCCAATATTTTTTTCGTTTTTCTTCACCCCAACCTACTATTTCAATTGCATGTCCACCTGTTTCTGGACTGTTTTTATCCCAATCGTATATATCATTTTTAGCATCAAAATCATAAAAATCTGCGTATACAGTCATTGCTGTTGTTATAGGACCCCAACGGTAAATTTCATATCTTATATTTTCCTCGGGAGATGGTACAGAATAATATTCATAACATCTATAAAATCGTGCAGGTGTTCCATATTCTTCACCTGTGTAATAATTTTTCTTGTTATCATAACACATATCACCTATAGGTCCAGAAATGTTTTGACATAATGGTAATTTATAATCTTTTTCAAATTGAGAAATACTATCATATTTATAATTTTTCCCTAACGTTTTATTGTAAGGTAAACATTTATCTTCACAAGTTCCAATTAAATATAAATATCTCCAAGCGTCATATAATGTATTTCCTTTACAAACACCTTTATTAATATTATTTGCATCTATTTTATTTAATATATCACTACTGTCTTCTGGATGTGAAACTGTGAATTCTTTCCCTTTAAAATCGCATAATAAAATTTTTGCCACTGACAAATCAGGTTTTAATAATCCTTTTGATTGTATAGCGAATCTATCTTCTAAACAAGAAACACTTGAAAAAGCCCAGCATGAACCACATTTACCTTGATTTCTTACTGGCGATAAAAAATCTTTCCATATTTCACGTCCATCAAAATTATCAGGTATTTTTATGCTTTTTGTATGATAAACTTTTGGTATTTTATTATATTGATTTTTTGTATTATTACTTTTATTTTTAGTTATAGTATTAGTTGGGTTATTTGATATTTTAAGTTTTAAACTTGCTGATAATTTTATCATTTATTAAAAATGATTTAAATATGAAACTTTATAAAAAAATTAAAAAAATGATTAATAATATTCATAAATCCAACTACTATTTTTCAGAACAAGAATGCAAAGAGAAGAAAAAACAAAAAATAAATTCAAATCCAAGATACAAAAATTTCTTTCAGACACATTTCACAGCTGGTGATGAAAACCAGTTTGAAGAAAATAGTGATAAACTTGTAAATTTAAATGAATTTTATTCGGCTATCCCTGAAACTAATATATTTAAAAATATAGAAAAAAATATTTATTGGAATAAGTATGAAAATATAGGTTCTTTTGGTGTTGAAAATACTTTTAAATATATGTTTAATAAATTTAAAAAAGGTGTATTTATAAAAATTAAAGATGGACAGTTAAAAGTGTTTTTACCTTTTAGTAAAAATAATTTCACCAATGAATGGAGTAAATATATAAAAGTAGACCCAAAATTTAAAAATGTTATTGAATATTTACAATATGTAAATAAACTATCTGGAATTGATGTAAAAGATAGTAAAATAAATAAATTTATAGATAATTGGTATGCAAATAATTGTCTTTTTAGATATGAATATCCTATAAATGAAGGCGATACAAATATTCCTGAATTAAATGATATGTTCAAAACATTATGCAAAGACAGATATATCCCAGATATTGAAATATTTATAAATAGAAGAGATTTTCCTATCATTACTAAAAAAAGTACTGAACCTTATGATAATATATTTGGTGATAATATTCCTTTGTTGTCTCATAATTATGATAAATACTGCCCTATATTATCAATGGTTGAAACGGACGAAAATGCCGATATAGCAATACCTACTGCTGACGACTGGGCTCGTGTATCTAGAAAAGAAGGTAAATATTTTTTAGACACATATAAACGTTCTTTCAACATGCCTTGTGTTGATTGGAAAAATAGAAAACCAATAGCAGTTTTTAGAGGAGGTTCTACGGGAATAGGGACAACTATTGAAACAAACCCTCGTCTAAAGGTTGCATATTTATCACAGAAATTAGATAACAAAGACACAGACGGTCTTCCTTATATCGACGCTGGTATAACAGAATGGAATTTAAGACCAAGAAAAATTAAAAATAACCCATATTTACAAACAATTGATATTAAAAATATAGGAATCAACCTTGTTGACAGTATGTCTCCGCAACAACAATCAACTTACAAATATTTAATTAATATAGATGGACATGTTTCTGCGTATAGATTAAGTTTAGAATTAGAATCAGGTTCTTGTATATTAATGGTAGAATCAAAATACAGATTGTGGTACAAAGATATGTTGAAACCATACATTCATTACATACCTATTAAATCAGATCTTTCTGATTTAATAGAAAAGATAAAATGGTGTAAAAATAATGATGAAAAATGCGAAACAATTGCTTCAAACGCCAAATTGTTTGCTGATACATATTTATCTAAAAAAGGTATATTAGACTATCTTGAAAAATTACTAATTAATCTAAAATCTTTATGCGGAAGTTATATATATAATACAATATCATTTCAAGATATTCAGTACAAATTAGAAAGAAGGATATTGAAAAATATGTTTAATAATTTAGAAAATAATATACAAACTATAAATATAGTAGATTTTAAAAATGATGTAAATCATTTTACGAGTATAAATTGGATTCTAGATAACTTAATTAAAAATAAAAAATTTCAGTTTGAAGAGAAGGAATTATTTAAAAATAAAATATCTACAATTTATGAAGTTGATATAGGAGGAATAAAAATAATCAAGAAAAAACAAGATATTAATAATATACAATCAATAACACACGAAACATTTGTAGGTAAAGTGTTAAATCAATATAATAATTTGCAAAATTTTGTGTATACTTTTAATATGTTTATAGAGGAAAATCAAGTTAATATATTACAACAAAAGGTTGAAGGTATTACATTTCTAGAATATATTAATAATAAAAATTTTAATCTGTATACATATTTTAATATTTTAATACAAATAGCATTAACACTAGAAATATCATTAAATAACTGTGGATTTGTACATAACGATCTTACACCTTGGAATATAATATTAAAAAAATATAAAACTGAAATTATAGTTGAATATCAAATAACTGATAATCAAGTATATAAAATAAAAACAAATATAGTTCCAGTTATAATAGACTATGAAAAATCTCATATTATACATAATAACATGCATCATGGAAAAATTAATATGTTTTCAATTAGTTCTATTCAAGATATTATAAGTATACTATCAACAACTGTTTATGAGATTATTAACAAAAAACAATTTAATAGTAATGAAACTGATAAAATAATTAATTTATGTAATTTTATATCAGGAACCAAATATAAATCTGGGGTTTTCAAAAAAACCGGGGTAGATGGCTTAGGTGAAATTAGATTTTTTTTTAAAAAGTCAAAAAAATACGAAGAGCTAATTTCTTCTAATAAATACGAATTAGAACAATTAAAACCTCTCGACTTTGTGAAATATATTTTAAAAAATGTATATCAAACTTCTGATATCACAATTGATAATAATAAAGAAATAACTTGTAATTATAATGTAAAACAACTTTTTGATTTTTATATTTCAAAATCTATAGAAGATAAAATAAAATCTTTTACTGATGTTTTTGATCGTATAATGATAATTAATTTTAAAGAAATTAGAAATGATATTGCTAGATATTATACCATACATACTATAGAAAATGAAATACAAACTACATATAATAGTATGAAAAACTTTTTTATAAAAAATAATATCAAAAATATTGAAGGATATATTCAAAAATATAAAAACTGTCTATATTATATAAAAAATAATATATTAATAGAAAATAATGATATTTGGGAAAATATAACATTACCAATAATACAACATATTGAAGAATATAATGAAAAATTTTTTCTGCAACCAGAAAAAGTTTTAGAATTTTTAAATAAAACTAATTCAATTAAAATTTACGATTTAAACATGTTTATGAGTATTAAACATAAAAATAAAAATTATGAAAAATTTATTAATAATATAACATTTCAATACAAAAATAACTTGTGTCATATAAATACTTTAAGATACTATAGTAAAAAAATATATAAATCAAACATAGATTTTCTATATAAAAATTATAAAAACATACATCCGTATATTATGGTATATAAAAATATTATTAATCTTCTTCCCAGCAGTTAGAGGGTGGTTTTTCTGTATTATAAATAAATAATCCTGTCCCACCATATGATGTTTTACATTTCCAGCCTAAATTTTCTAATTCAGATACTAATTCATTTAACATTTTTTTAGTTATTTCCAAATCGTTTACACGTTCTTCGTTAAAATTATCTAACGAAAAATATTCTTCTTGTTTATGACTTATTATATGTTCATATAAATCACGTCTAAGATAACATTTTAAACGATTATAATTATATTCATAAAAATTTTCAATATTATTCACAGATAATGTTTTTGGAAATTCTTTCATTTTTCTGAATAATTTTTTTTTTTAAATACTATAATATACTATTATAGTATGTTTATACTTATTTTTTATACTTATCTTTTTTATTTTTAAGATCAATCTCATATATCTTTTTATGTAAATCTCTTACAGTATTAAAAAGTTTAGAGTAATCATCTTTTTTATTCTTAGGAGTTTCAGCAAGAGGGAAATCATCCGAAGAGGAAGAACTTCTTGAAAAACTATCACTTGGTAAATTTTTAAGTTTATATTTAGATGGGTTTTCACTTAATTTTTTATATTTGTCAAAAATTTCTTTATCTGTTAGCGATTCCCTTTCTTTCCCTATTTCTCTGCGTAAATCTCTATCTCTTTCCCTATCTCTATTCATTTCTATATTTCTTTCCCTATCTCTTTCCCTATCTCTTTCTCTTTCCCTATCTCTTTCTCTATCTCTTTCTCTTTCCCTATCTCTTTCTCTATCTCTATTCATTTCTCTATCTCTTTCTCTATCTCTATTCATTTCTCTATCTCTTTCTCTATCTCTATTCATTTCTCTATTTCTTTCCCTATCTCTTTCTCTATCTCTATTCATTTCTCTATTTCTTTCTCTATCTCTTTCTCTTTCCCTATCTCTTTCTCTATCTCTATTCATTTCTCTATCTCTTTCTCTATCTCTATTCATTTCTCTATTTCTTTCCCTATCTCTTTCTCTATCTCTATTCATTTCTCTATTTCTTTCTCTATCTCTTTCTCTATCTCTTTCTCTATCTCTATTCATTTCTCTATCTCTTTCTCTATTCATTTCTCTATCTCTTTCTCTATTCATTTCTCTATCTCTTTCCCTCTTTCTATTCATTTCTCTGTCTCTTTCTCTGTATAAATCTCCATCCCTTTCTTTTTGTCTTTGTATGTATGAATCTTTCTCTCTTTTTTCTTGTTTGTTTTTATACGTTTCCTCTTTTTCTTTGTTTGGACGTGTAAAATTTTGTTTTTCTATTTCGAATTGTTTTACAGCTTGTTTTTTAAGTTCATCTTGTAATAATTCTTCATTATTTTTTATATTTTCTTTTTTATCTTTGGATTTTGATCTATATTTTTTATTATATTGATTAAATTCTTCATCGCTAAGTGATTTTTCATTGTTCTTTTCATTTTCTTGAACATAGCGATTAACTGTTTTTTTATATTTTAGTTGTTCTTCTTGTTCTTCTTGTTCTTCTTGTTCTTCTTGTTCTTCTTGTTCTTCTTGTTCTTCTTGTTCTTCTTGTTCTTCTTGTTCTTCTTGTTCTTCGCTGATTGCTCTGTGATATTTTGTTTGTTGCTTTCTTGATTTTATCTGAGTTTGAACTTCATCTTCTTCAATTATATTACGTACCTCATTGACAATATTTTCTGTATTATGAACTTGATTTTCCGACGAAACTTCACTTATAATTTTTTTTAAATCTTCTTCCCTATCAAGAGAAACTAGCCAACCAGGACCATTTTTAGTTGAACGTGAATTCCATCTTGCGCCAATATTTTTCATTATAAAATTATATTTTTTTCTATCATCAGTATGAACAATAAAAGAACGTTTATTATAAGGTTCGTATGACAGCATTTCCAGTTTATATTTGAAATATTTTGGTTTTAAATATTATTTAATTAAAATTGAAAAATTTCAAATCTATAATTATAATTTTAAGAAAAAATGAAAATAAAATTAAAAAATTTTAGATGTTATTTAGATAGTGTCTTTGATTTTGGAGATGATGGTATTTTATTAATTTCTGGAAGTTCTGGGAAGGGAAAGAGTACTCTTTTGATGGCAATTAATTTCGCTCTGTATGGTTCCGGCACAAAAATCATAAGTTTTGGAAAATCATCTTGTAAAGTTGAATTAGAATATAATAATTTTATTATAACAAGAACAAAAAAACCAAACAGATTAACAGTTTATGATTTGTCTTTAGAACAAACTTATGAAGATGATACAGCACAAAGTATAATAAATGAATATTTCGGAAATGCATTTGACATAACTTCATACGTTCAACAAAATGCTGTTAATTCATTTTTACTTATGAACCCAACTGAAAAATTATATTTTTTAGAAAAGTTTGTTTTTCAAGGTATTGATATTCAAGAAATAAAAGATAGGTGTCAAAGTGAAATTAAACAAAGAAATGAAGAATTAATAGCTATAACTTCTCAACTAGAACTAAGAAGTGAAGATTTTAAAAGTTTGAAAAAACCAGTTAAAGTTATTTTCCCTTTTAAAACTTTGAAAAAAGATTTAGCAATAAAAAATGAATATATTAAGTATAAAAACACTAAGATTTTAATAAAAAAAGAAGAAAACAAATTGGAAAATCTTAAAACAGAATTACAAGACATAAATATATATAATATTGAAATAAAAAATCTAGAACAATTATTACAAAATATAAACGAACGCATAAAAAAAATAAATTCCGATAACGTTATATATAAAGGAGATGAACATCTCAAAAAATACGAAAATATTCTTCGAAATATTTTATCTTATAAAGAAATTACGATTCTAAAAAATAAATTAAAAGAGGACGAAGACCGTTTACAATTAATGATAATATCAGAAAAAGAAAATATAAAAAAAGAAATAGAAGAACTAAATAGAAAATCATGGAAAGAATTTACTATTCAAGAATTAAATGATAATATAAAAGAATATCAAGAATTATTGAAAGAAAACGAATTATTAACTAAATTAAAATCTGCTATAGAAAATATTAATTGTAAAAATATAGATGAAAACAGTTTAGAAAAAGATACTCTAGAATTAAAAAATTATAAAGATGATTTACATAAGCAGAAAGAATTATTACTTGTATTAAACTTACAAAAAGAACTTTATAAATGCCCTTCGTGTGAAACGTGTCTTAAGTTTGAAAATAATAAATTAAAAATATCAACACAAAAAATACTCGAAGAAAACACAGAAATAGATTCTGTAAAATTAAAGATAAATCAACTTGTAAAAATTATAAATACAAAAGAAATTCAATTAAAAGAACATACTGAAAAATTACAAAAATTTAAAGAAATAAGTCAACAAATTCAAGATATTGAAAATAAGTATGATAAAGAAACTGAAGAAATACCAAAACTTGATGAAATAAAAAACAGCATTGAATATTTAAATGAATATAAAAACAATCAAAAACAAATTGAAAATAGAAAAACACTATTAAAACAAAACCTTGAAAATAATATATATTCTAATAGTATTTTAATATTCAAAAATCAAATATTAAAAAAGAAGGAACAAGTCACGCAAAACGAAAAACAATTAGATGAAAATTTAGAAAAACATTATTCAGAAGAAGATATTAGAAATATTGTATATACAGAAAAAAATAACAAAAATAAATTATTAAAGATATTAGAAGAAACTAAAGAATTAAATTTAGAATTGAATAAACATTTAGAACAAAAAGAAAAATTAAAAAATGCTCATAATAAAAAATACAATAGGATATGTGATACTTTTGAAATTAATATCCTATTGGAAGAATGTAAGAAAAATATTGAAAATTTAAAACAAAGTCTAGAAAAACATGAACACAACATAAAAAAAATTGAAGAATATAAAAGATATAAAGAAGAATATGATAAATATAATGAATGTAAAAAACGTTTAGAAGAATTACAAGAAGAAGAATCTAAAAAACGACAAAGATATTCAGCGTCTACTCTTTTTAAAGAAAAAATATTACAAGCCGAAAGTATAACTATATCAAATATAGTAAATTCTATTAATATACATGCACAGGAATTTCTAAATATTTTTTTCCCTACAGATCCTATAACAGTACGTTTGTTGCCTTTTAAAGAAACAAAAAAATCTTGTAAACCACAAATAAATTTAGAAATAGATTATAAAGGAATGGAAGCTGATATTTCAATGCTTAGCGGTGGTGAACTTAGTAGAGTTGTTTTAGCTTTTACTTTAGCTCTTTCTGAAATATTTAATGCTCCTGTTATATTATTAGACGAATGCACAGCTTCTATAGACCAAGAATTAACTAGCGTTGTTATAGAAGGTATAAAAAACGTTTTCCCTAATAAATTAATAGTTGTCATAGCCCATCAAGTTGTTTCTGGAAATTTTGATAGAGAAATTAAAATTTAATTATATATAAAATTTTTTATATATAATAAATAATATAGAACATACTCGGTACTTTTAAATAATTTAACTCCGGAATGCGAAACATCAATAAAAGTTCAAGATCTTCGTTTCCATATTACTCAAATAGAACAACGTGACGATAGAAACGCAGAGAAAAATCCGATATTTAATATTTAATCAACCTTTTATATTATTATGGTCTTTAAAACAGATTAAAGGTTTATTTAATATATTTAATCGTGTAGATATTTAATATATATATAAAAATAAATTAAAAAAAACAGGAATCCTTATGTGTTTTTTATTACACATAAGGATTCCTGTTTTTTATAAATCTATCTAACTATTCTATAAGATACAAATGAATTTCTTCTTATTATTTCTATTATATCACCTTTTTGAAAATTATAAAATCTACATACAGGATCTGTTTTTAGCAATATAGGTATATTTGTTCCGTATTGCTCTTTAAAATTTTTACATTCTTCTTTGTCTAATTTCTTATGCAAAGGGACAAGAATATGTTTTGTTATATTGAATTGTAAATCATCTACGTTAAATAACTCTATTAATATACCTATATCTAAAATAGTAGTTATTATATTTTTAACGACAGGTGTCGGAACACCTTCGTATAATAATATACAATGATTTATATTTACACTCTGTATAAAAGATATATAGTTATTAATTTCAGCTATATTCAACTTTTCAATTATCTTTGTAAACACATATATTTTGGTTTTATCTTCTTTTTCAGCTATTATTTTTTCAGATTCTTTTATAATATTAGAATATTTTCTTTGAGATAACATCTCATATATTGTATTAATGCAATTTAAATATCTTATATTTGACATATTATATTAAAGTTAATAACTTTAATATAACTTTGACAACTATTTCAATTTTAAAAAATATTATATATATAAAATGTCATCATCAACGGACAAAGAAGTGGCATATAAAATATTATTATCCCTTTGTGATTCAACATATGCAAAAGATTTACAAGAATATAAATATGTTATACAACAAGATTTAAACATATTAAAAGAACAATTTGAAAGATTATTCGATTATAAAACTTTAATTTACTTACTAAATCCAGATAAAACTTATAAAGGAAAAAGTATATATAGTTTGGATATAACAGAATGTAATTCGATAACACCAGTTAGTCCTTTGTCTACTTTAGAAGAAAATGATAATTAATAAGTTTCTCCTAAAATATCAGAAATTTCTTTTGAAATTTTATTTATTGTAAGCTCGCTCAAACTAACTTTTTTAGCAAAATCTTTTATAGTAATATCTTTATTTTTTGATAATATCCAGTAATACACTATACCAGAAGCAACAGACATAGGACGAGAACGATTTAGTTTTGAAGATTTATTTTTTACTTTTTCGTATATATCTAATACTTCTTTTTTTTGTTCAAAACTAGTGGTAAATTTGTCCATTATTTCTTCTATTAAATTAATAGGTGTTATGTAAGTAGTCCGAATTTTTGATTCTTTGGGTGCATTTAAATTAACATATTTTAAACCTTTTAATCCTATTTTTTTATTTAAACTAAATATCTTGATAAGTTTTTCATGACTTTGAGGTTTACCAAGCATTTTGTAAGAATGAAAAATACAAGCGAAAACTATAGCTTTTCTCGAATTTCCTCTAAAAATTTTCCCTTGTGTTACTTGATTATATATTTTATTAGCTTTTAATATTATACTTTCGCTAAAACCAAGATTTTCAACATCTTTAAATATATTTCTATCTTCTATTTTTCTTATTTGAACACGATTTGGATCTGTAGTATATTTATTATCACTCTGACCGTAATATCTCCATTCTTTGTCATTATTAAATTCATATTCTATTTCCTGTCCGCAATCTATACATAAGAATACACCTTTTTCATTTGTCATATTTAGATGAGAACAATTATCATCATCATTAAAATCTTCATCAGATTTTAACTTTGAGTTTTCGTATTGTTCTAATATTTTCTCAAAAAGATTAAATTCAGACATTTGTATATACTAAGAAAAAAATAAAAAAATCAATTTGCAAAATCTAAATTGAATAATATAAATATTTATTTATATTATTAAAAAAATGATATATGAAAATGATATTGAAATATATAATTTTTTAAAATTAGACAATATTGATATTGAAATTGATTATAATTTTTTTGATATAAATTTTAAACCTTTTCACAGCAGTAAACTTAACAGAAAATACAGAAAAAACATAATTAAAGTTTGTTTAAGATTGATAAAATATTTTGGATTTTCCTTAGATGATAATTTAAAACCAAGTTTAAATAATGTTTCTCATGGAACGTATTCAGAATTAAGGTATTCAAGAATATCAAAAATTATAAATTTTTTGTATGGATTGAAATTAAATAAACTTGAAAAAATGTTTAGAGATATCTATAACCTTTTTCCACAAAGAGATATAAAAGGTTTAAACTATTGTGATAATAGTTGTTATATCGATACTATTTTACAATGTATTTTTGCTCCAGAAAACGATGAAATATCAAAGCATATTTTAAAACGTGATATAAATACAATAAAAGATCTTATATGTTGTAAACGTAATATAAGACAAGAAATTCAAAAAGAATTAAATGAAATTAAAATATCTATTTCAGGATTAAAACAAGTCGAAAACTGTTTAAAACTTAAAAAACTTTTATATCATTGTAAAGGTTCTGAAAAATTTCATACATTCAATACACAAGATGCAAGTGAATTTTTATTATTTCTATTCAATATTTTTGACGTTAATACAACTAATAGATTAAGAAAAACGTATGTTTCTAATGATATAACAGATAATAAAAATACATTACTTGTGAGTAAAGTTAAGTATACACACGGTCCTATTGTTAATATACCTGTAACTGTTTTAAATAATAGTAAAGAATATAAGTTAATTGATTCTTTAAATTTAACAGAAGATACAGTATTTGACAAATATAATATGTATAAATATAATGATGAATTATTTTGCCGTAGAATAGAATTAAATAAGGTTATTCACGCTACTTTTATAGTTTTTAATATAAATAGATTAGATATAAATGGTAAAAAAAACCACACAAAAATAATATTCCCTCGATCTTTTATTATTTCAGAAAACGAATTGTTTTTAAATGCTATATGTATTCACAATAGAAACCATTACACTTGTTATTACAAAGTCGAAACTCTCTGGTATTATTATAATGATATAAATGACGAAAAAGATGTTTGTATAGGAACATATGAAGAATTATTAGAAATACAGGATATTCAAAAAAATTCAACTTTATTTTTTTACAGTTGATTTAAGAAAAAATATAAATAATTAAAAATGACAACCCAAATATCATTGATTGACGAAAAACATACACCAACTCATAGCAATGTTAGTGAAGAAAATATATCAAAAAATATTATAGATTTATCACTTGATTTAGAAACACGTTTAAAATGTATTGATATTTTTTATAAAAAAGAAGGTGATAACGTTATTGAAATTATAAATAAACTGATTATGATGTATGATTTGTCAAATTTAAAACTTTTAAAACAATATTTATATGATATATGCGAAAAGAGTTCATTGCCACCTTTTTTAAAAAGTATAGTTGCTAAAGGTTTGTGTTTTCACGACGAAAAAGACGAACTTGGTTACAAAGCTGTTGATTTAATATTTCAAAAAATGGGGGATGAAATAGGAACACCGTATAAAATTGAATTTATAAAAATTTTAATGAAAAATGAGAATTACAAAGACAAGGCTAATATGTATTTTTGTAATATTATTAATAATGATAATTTAGATTGTGAATATAGATTTAAATATATACTATCTTTAGAGGAGAGATTTTTATACTTTAAAAACAATGCATTTATTTACTTTTTAAACAATAGAAATAATATGACTATTTACAGAATACTTGCTTCTCAAAATTTATTAAGATTATCAAATATAGATGACAGTATTAAAAAACATGTTCAAGAAAGCTTGTTGTTTTTTGCTAATGACAACGAACTTGATTATAATTTAAGAGCAGACGCAACTGATGTGTTATTACAGTTAGGAGACCAATATTACAAAGATTTAGCACAGACTATAATAATGACTCTTGGAACCACAGGAAATACCAAACCTAAAACTATTTATCAAAATGCTCAAAATGTTCATTCAAAAGAAATAGAAGATAGTATTAAACAAGGTTTAGAATATATACAAACGTTTGGTATAATGAAAGTTGAAGAAAAAGAAATAGATATATTGTATGTTGAAAAGAAAATAAATGATTTGTTAAAGATAGATACATTAAAATATATAAATTCTGATAAAGTAAAAATAGCGTTAACTAGAATATCATTAGACAGAGCTTTGTATTCTGCATATAATTGTTCTTTGGAAAATATACTTTTAAGAGTGTGGACCTACATCATTGGTCATACACACGAAGAAGAAATGAAAAAACGTTTACTGGAAGAATTAGTAGAAATGGCAGGAACTTGTTCTACAGGTTTTGCAACAAGATTAATAAACAGTATATCAGGTTTCGGTGAATTTACTATTAAAATTTCTTGGAGAGAACAAATAATTGGAAATTTCACTGGAAGATTAAATGCAAAAATTAGAAATATGGATGATTTAACATTGCAAGAAAAAGTTTTGGAAGAAATGACATTAGAAACAACTAATTATGCTTCTAGAAAAAGATTTCTTAAGTTTTTAAGAAATAATTTACTTGAAATAAGAGAGGAATTATACGATGAATTTAAAACCCATATTTCAGATACAGATTTTGATTTATATTTTAGAACAGCTGTTTCTATGTATGAAACTGGAAATTACGTTTGAGGAATATCATCTATATTCACCCAGTCATCATCAACTTCTTCTTGAGTAATTTTTTTAAAATTAAAATAAGGAACAAATTGATATACCAAAGTTCCATAATAATACACATTGTAAATAACGTGTCTATGTTGCCATAAGACATATGTAATATAAATGTATGTGTACATTTATATTAAAAAAAAGATAAATTTGATATAACAAAAATGATTATTGAGTTAATAAATTGAATTTTAATATTTTTAATTACAAATATTAAAAATGGACAATAATATCATATCAAACAGTATATTTACTTTTATAGAGAACATATCATTAAAGTATAATATACCAATAGATGAATTAAAAATGTTATGGGAAAAAAATAATAATAATTTTGATATTGAAGAACTAGAAATAAATAAAATATACAATGAAGACTGTATTATTGGAATGAAAAAAATAAAAAGGGAAAGTGTTGATATTATAATTTGCGATCCTCCATATAATATTGGAAAGGATTTTGGAAATGACAGTGATAAACAAAAGATGGATGATTATTTATTATGGTGTGATAATTGGATTGCTGAATGTTTAAGAATACTAAAACCACAAGGAACTTTATATATATATGGATTTAGTGAAATTCTTGCTTTTATAAGAACACGTGTAACTTGTAATGTGAGATGGTTAGTATGGCATTATACTAATAAAGTAACTCCATCATTGAATTTTTGGCAAAGAACACACGAAAGTATATTATGTTGTTATAAAGAAAAACCAATATTTAATCGTGATGATGTTAGAGAACCTTATACAGAAACATTTCTAAAAAATGCAGCAGGAAAGGTTAGAAAACCCACAGTAGGCAGATTTAGTAATGGTGATAAAGAAACAACCTATACTGCTCACGAAGGAGGAGCATTACCAAGAGATGTCATAAAAGTTCCAGCATTAGCAGGTGGAGCAGGAAAAAAAGAACGCGTAGATCATCCAACCCAAAAACCATTAAATTTATGTGATACTTTGATAAAAGCATCTTTAAATAAATCGTCTCATACATTATTAGTAGTTCCTTTTGTTGGTTCAGGTTCCGAGTGTGTTTCTGCAAAAAAAAATAATGTAAATTTTATTGGTTTTGAAATCAATGGTGATTATATTAATACAGCAAATAAAAGATTAGATGATTTTGATAATAATTAAATGGTACTTAATTTATCAACTAAATCAATATAATTGTATTTTGGTTTATTTTCTACGAGAGCAGACGCTACAATAAACTTTTTTATTTCTTCTGTCATTTCAATATGTATCCATAATTGAGACGACATACTAAATGTAATTGACATTTTACAACCATTAATTTCATTTGTATTCCATCCAACTTGTGTATCTTTATTTTTTCCTCTTTTTCCAATTGTAGGTTCCCAAGTATATGAAGAAGGGTCTAAAATTAAGTAATTGCTTGGTATTAATAACCAATCATAACTTATATTTTCTTTATCTGTTTCATCTCTTACTATAAATGAATAATAGTCAAAATTTTTTCGTTTATTAATTTCTTCAATTATTTCTGTTGGCGTTCCACATTTTTTTCACTACAAACCGTAGTTAATCTATAAGAACTAATATCAATACTTTTTTTATTATTTGAATATTTTGCGGATTTATTGCTAATTCTTTCTAATAAACAATTAATGTCCATACCAGATGAGTGACTTCCGTCACTTTTAGAATAAATATCAATTCCTAATGATGAAAATATTATAGCGTTGATGTCCTCCCATATTGTTTCATTTATAGAAGATGAATTAATTAAATGATATCCTTTAACACATTTTTTGAAATTTATATCAATTAGTTCAATATTTTCACAAATATCAGTTATACTTTTTAAGTTCATCCTTAGGTTATGATTTTTTTCAATCCAATTCATTCTCAGGTATATTATATTTTAAAAATATTTGTTTTATAAAAAGCGATACAATATCATTTATATCTTTTCTAATACTTGACATTTTTTAACCCTGTATAAAAGTTAGTTTTAATATTCATTTTAATATTAAAACACAGAAAAATTTATTAATTCCATACACTTTGCAAATAACTTCCTACAACTATCCAAGCCAATTGAAACCATAATACAATTACAGCTAATCTTGCTATATTTCTTTCAGTTGTATTTGTATTTCCGCAGTACTGACCGTCATCTTGACGTTTATTACTGTAAGCCATTTGTGTTAAATATACTAACCCTATCACACTCAATATCGCAAATATTAATAAACCTATTATAAATACACTCGTTATGGTGTTTATCACGTATTTCATTTATTATATAAAAAATTTTTTTATTATTGATAATAAAATGAATAAAAGTTTAGTTAATACAATATTTTTTACAGGTTGTTTATTTTTTGGTCTATTAATATTTATCTTTACTGTTTATGCTTTTAGTAATTTAAACAAAGATTGTACTAATACAACAATTAATGATTGTTTAATAGTTAATTTCGTGTTAAGTATAGCTTTTGTAACTATAAGTATTGGTTATGGTTTATGTAATTTTACTCATAAATGTTATGATGATAACTCTAAAAGTGAATTCGTAGACCATATTGATATCTTATTTGGAATTTCTCTTCTAGTATCTTTAGTTATGACAATAATATCCTTTATTGCATATGGAAAAATAAATGATGATAAAAAATGTTTAGGTACAGATAAATCTTCAACACAAAATGAAAATGATAATGGTAAAAGATTAAAAAATTATGTTTTAATGTCATCTATATTATCATTGTTTTTATTTTTATTTATAATTGGTGCAAAAATATATCAAACAAACGCTTTTGAAAAATTATATGAAACTATTATGAAAAAGAAAGAAGAAGATAAAAAGAAAGAAGAAGATAAAATACAAAATTCAATACCACGACAACCATATGGATTTTTCAATAAATTATATGGATTTTCATCATAAGAATATACTTTGTTTAAATTATAAATATTATAAAAATAATATTTATAATAAATGATTGGAATTAAAATTTTAATCTTATCTGCCGTGTTATTATTTTATGGTATACCTATGTTGATAATATCTTCTTATGGTTATAATAATTTATCTTCTGATTGCAAAGCATTATCTTTAAGATCAGGATTACGTGGATTAATGGCAACTTCTGTAATAACTATATGTTTTATTACAACATATGCATTATGTAAAGCAAAATGTAAATTATTAGGAGATAATAAAAAAGAAAAAATTTCTGATCTAAAGATTTTCTTTTTCATTATACTAGGTATTTCCATATCAAATTTAGTATTTTTATCACAAATTAATAAAATATTAAAATCTTCAGACCCTGAAGATATTAAGTGTCAAACAAATAGTGTTGATTATAATAGTATGGTGACAGTAGGATTTATACTTTCGAGTATATTTTTAATTCTTTCAACTGGTTTTATTATCGTTCCCTTTATTTTAGAATCGAGAGATAAAGCTAAAGAAAAGGAAATTCAAAAGAAAGCGATTGAAGATACAGAAAAAGAAAAAAATAAACAAAAAGAACACAAGAGAAAATTAATTATGACTGAAGACGAAAAGAAGAAAGAAAAAGATTTAGAAGAAGCAACTAAGGAACTTCAAAAACAACAAGAAGAAGAACAATTACGTGAGCAAAATCAACAAGAAGCAAGAGAAATTCAATTAAAATTAGATAAAGTTAGAGACCAACAAAAACAAGTAGATGATAAAGCGAAAGCACGACAAAAAGAAGAAGAAAAAGCACGACAAAAAGAAGAAGAAGAACAAGTTAAACAAGCAGAAGAAAAATTAAAAAAAGAAGAAGAACAAAAGAAAAGGGATGAAGAAGAACAAGTTAAACAAGCAGAAGAAAAATTGAAAAAAGAACAAGCAAAAAGAAAATTGGAAAAAGAACAAGCAGAAAGAAAATTGAGACAGAAAGAACAACTTGAAAAACTATTTGAAGTTACGGAAAGCAAACAACAAAATTTAAATCAAGGAAACGAAGTTGTTAGTAGCTTGACAAGTGCTAGTATAAATCGCAACGCTACATATATACCATGGACGTACTTCACTAAAACTAAAAGAAAACGTTAGTCTAGTTTCTCTTGAAACTTTTTATAATTCTTTTTTATAATATCAATAAATTCGTAATAAGTATCACGTGCAAAATCTTCACACAAAGAAGACATTATAACTTTCCCACTATGAAAAACTAAAAATGTATTATATCTTTCTTTCTGAATTTTCTTTTCACGTTCTTTAGGTTTTAATGTATTTAAATATGTATCGTAAGACACGTATTTTGGTGTTGTCCAATTTTTATTCTTATAAGTCAATGATTTTATTTTAAGTTCTGTTATAGGTTTTTTAATAGGTATTTTAATATTTACACCTGTATATCCTATACTGGTTTCTAACAAACTATGATAATCTGTATTTGTATTAAAATATTCATCAATTTTTTCCCTATCTAATGTAAAACCTAAATTAAAATCTATATTTCTCATAGCTGGGATAAACATTGCTTTAAAATTTTCTCCATCCAATTTGTATATATCTTTTTCGTCCTTAATATATTCCCAAATATATTTAATACAGTTTTCGGCGTGTTCATCTTGTTTACATCCTGTCATTTGAAATTTACCGTTTCTACTAATTTTAAAATTTATTCTTTTACCATCTATAATCATTACTACTGTAACTGAATTTCTAAAATAATCTGTACTTTTTCCTTCTTTCTTTTTCTTTTTTTTCAATAAAATTCCTCTTACTTTATTCGCCAAATCTATTGTTATTATAGAACCATTTGGGATATTTCTATTTGGATCTATAGTAGAAACTTTTTTCTTTCTTCCACGTTTTTTTTGAACTAAAACATATTCTGTTATAGGTAAAAAATCAAATAGTTTCTGAATATCTATATTTAAATTAGTCATAACAATAAAAGTTTTTGTACTGACTGAAATATTTTCAAACTGAATATCTTGCATGGTTTATTTTCTATTTAAAAGACAATTTCTTTTAAATATCAATTTTAAATTATATTTTTTGAAACATTAAACATTTCTTGATTTATTAAACAACTATTATTAAATTTTGAAAAGTTAATTTCAAACTTATTTTTAATAGATTTCCAATCTAAAAATATAACCTTAAAAACAGGATGTCCTTTGTATTTAATAGAATTAACTTTTTTTACAAATTGTTTTGGTGTCAAATTATCCGTGTAATAAATCTCATAATTATTTTTTATAAAATTTTTATTTATACTATCTAATTTATTACACCAATATTTTGAAAAAGATATAATATAGACGCCTTCTAATGTTATAACACAATGAAATATAGTATGATTTCTTAACTCGTAAAAACCTAAAAAATCATTACCTGATGGCCATGCGTTTTTTACATTATTTTTTTCATAAGCTTGTTTCGGATGAGAATGAAAATTATACCTAGAAAAAGACACAGAAACATTTTCTTCGTTTCCAGATTTGATACTATTTTTATCAACATCTATAATAAATGTATTATCTTTTGATATATTAACGGTCATTTCACCTGATATTTCTTTTTGTTTATTTTTAACAAATCCCATATTTTTAGAAGCATTTGATAAAAAATTTATAGCATCAACCGAAAATTTAACTGATAAATTACAATTAATATTATCAATATTTTGTATAGCATATTCTATCTGTTTTTTTACTAAATTTTTATTGATATTGATATTTTGTTTATTTTTTCTATATATACAGAGACCTTCTTTAGTCATATAGGGATTGTAAAAGTCGTTTTCTAAAAAACTATTTACTATTAATTCAAAATCTTGACATTCTGGTTTTATATAAGTATATAAAATAGTATTATCAAAGAATTTTTTATTCAAATATGATAATATGTCTAATAAATAATTTTTACATTGAGGGTCTAACATACATTTATTTTTTTCTGAATTATGTAAAATATAATAATGAGATTTAGAATTATCATTTATATTATTTTTTATTTCTAGTATACTTTGTTTATAACCTTTTTTATAAGGAGGTCGTTTAATATATGGATAATTTTTAATATCTGAATAATCAAGTAGTAAGATATTATTCATTTTATAATAATATATTATAAAATATATTTATTGATAAATAACAATACAGCTAATACCTTTTAAAATTACTATCTAATTTCCTTTACCCAATTAAATTTTATAATTCTTAAACTATAACTGGATCTATATATTCTGGGTTGTATCTTGCAAAATGGAAATTCCAATAATCATCACTTCCAAATCTAAAATCAGATGGGATTGGTTTTGCTTTATACCAAAAAACACATTCTTTCCAATTGTTTGAACGTGTGGCGTTATGTATATATAAAGCAGTATAATCATCTGTAATCTGATCTAAAATATCACAAAATAATTTAAAATCCGGAATAATACCACCGTAATTTTCATACATAACTTTTCTATTTCTAAGGTTTGGTTCTCTTAATATAAATATACCATCTACATTTGTTCTTATAACAGGTCTAACGTCCATACCGTACTGCAACGATAATATATACAACATTTTCCAATGTCTTCCTCTTTTGTATAAGCCTTGTTGTAAAGGTTTCTTAAATATTGAAGGATCATCAGTACAATCATCTAAAATAAGAACCGCCCAGGGGTTTTCAAGATGTTGTTTAGCTAATTTTTGACGTTTTACAAATTTCGTTACTTGCTCTTCATCATAATTATTAAATACAAAAGTAGATGGAAAAATTTGTCTATAAAAATGATTACTATCTTCAGTTCCACTCATAGCCATCGCGGCAGGGTATATATGTTTTTTTGAATATAATAGTGATGAAATTAAAGTAGTTTTACCAGTATTGTGAACGACATCGAAAGATGCCAATAAAAACTTATTATCCCCATTCAAAGTGAAACCGTAATAGTTATCATAAGATTTCTTTTCTAATAAAAATTCACTTTCCATCATACATTGAGTATTTGTTAAAGTATTTTTAGTTGGAATAATAGATATATTTCCAGAAAAAAAGACACAACTTAAAATAGTATCATAAATAGCATAAAATCCTAAACTTCTTAAAAGAAATAAAATTTTATCTTTATTATCATCTTTTACAATTATATAATTTGTCAACTCATAACCATTTATAACACATTTATATTCATTATATTTATAATCACGGTCTAAAATTCCAGCTAAAAATAATAATCTATTTTCTCTTGAATTTATTATATATTCATCTATATTTTGATTATTATAAATGATTCCGGCATTATATGGTTCTAATTCAGTTTGTTGATGTTTAAATTCGACACCGTTTTTAAACAATTTGTGTTCTCTTTTCCATTTATCATCTTTTTTTATGTATTCTTCTACAGATAATTCTACTATATTTCCATTTCTATCTTTCAGTACAAGTATATGCTGGCTATTAACAGTATAACTTTCCCAATTTCTTGGAATTATCTTATACATAATATCACTATTTCTACATAATTCTAAAACCTTTCTTGGAGTTGAATTCCAGCCCATTACAAGTTCTCCTGTTTTTATATGTTCAATATTCTTAATATTTCCATCATACATAAGTACTTTTGTTCCTATTTCAAAACAACCAGGTTTTCCAACTACAACTATTTTCATGCCACCTTGTTCGGGTGATTTATATGTTTGCATATTAGGTTGTATTATATCTAAGTTTAATTCTTTTATTTCAATATTTTCCACACTTGTTTGCATTTTTTATAATTTTTTATAATTTTAAATTATGTTTCTTCTTCGGCATCTATAGTCCTTGATTCATCTTCTTCTAAATTTTTAGATTTTAAATATATTGATATTTTTCCTAAACTTCCTACTAATGTTTTAAAAAGAAGAGGTATATTACTTTTAGGATATATTTGCATAGTAGAATTTAATCCTGCTATTTTAGTTATTCTTAATAATCGTTCTGAATCAAATTGTTCTGAATAATCAAATTCTTCATTTTCATCTTTATCATCATCATTTTGATCGTTTTGTTCGTTTTCTCCAAATTCTGTAAAACGTTTCATAACACCTCCTGCATCGCTAGAAAAACGAATTAAAAATCCTTTTGATGTAATATGAGTTGTATTTGAAATATGTGTTAATCCTTTACACATTTTTTGAAATTCACCCGAAGGAACAATTACAGGTTTTTCATACCCAGACGGTAAATCAATTTGTATATTTTGTATATTTTGTATTTTAATAAAAGAGGTTGTTATACGATTATTTTCTTTTGGAATAATTTTAATACCTAAATCTGTAAAATTTGTATCATCGATGAAAAATTCAACAGAATCTCTCTTTTTTATAGTTTTTAACATTTTATGAAAATGTATTAAATTAATACCAAGATATAATTTTTCTGTATGTTTAAATTTATAAACCGAAAAATTGTCCGAATCTAAATCAATATCAATTAATATAGTTCTGTGGTGATCCATCATACATAGTCTTATACCTTTTTCATCAACTTCAAAACAACCAGTTTTGATATTATTTTGTAATAGTTCTGCTAATACTTTTAATGAATAACCTTCTCTTGTTTTTGCTTTAAATATAATGGTCATTATTTTTTAAAAATTATTTACTCCTTTAAATTTTTAAAAATTATTTACAAATATATTTCATTGTTGTATATTCATCGTCCATATCATTATCTATAATAAAACCAAACTTTTTGTACATTTCAATTAATTTTTTATAAGTTTTTTTAGTTTTATCTACTTTTAACATTGGTATTTTTCTTTCGGAACAGACCTTTTTTATAGTTTCTGAAATTATTTTTTTAGCCACCCCTTTTAATCTATATTTTTTAGCCACACATACGTTCCATATAATATTATTTTTGTCAAGAGTTAAAAAACCTACTAATTTATTTTCAATAAACGCAGTTATCCAAATGTTTTCATCATATTCTACGTTAAAATTATCTTTAAAACATTCATTCATCATACTTGAAATATTTTTTGTAATTTTTTTAAATTCTTCGTCAGTTTTTGATGCTTTAAAAAGTTTTATATCAATTTTTATTTCTTCTTTAAATTCTTCTATTTTTTTGGTTTTACCTTGGACTCCACATTTTTCATCTTTTTCTAACATATTATTGTTTCTTAACCATTGTTCTATTACACGACATAATGAGTTAATACTCTTTATACCACCTTCTTTTTTACTTTTTCCATAGTATAAAACACGCCTTAAATCATCTTTATCGATATTTGACATATTATCTTTTCCACCTAATATTTTTAATAAATTTTCATCTTGTTCTACTAGATCGATCAATTTATCTTTTGTTTCAGATTTTTTAAAATCATCAGGAACCTTTATTTTTAATCGATTTACTATTATATCTACAAGTTCATCTACTTTCCAAAAACTACACACTTTACCAGAATAACTTAATCTTTTATCTTTTTTATCTATTTCTTTTTCTTTTTTCAAATCAAGTATACAAAATTTCTTTTTTTCTTCATTATATGTACCTATTAAACCGTATGGATTATTTTCTCTAATTTTTTCTTTTTCTATCTGTTTTTCTTTAATTATTTTTATGATTTCGTTATCACAATCTTTCCATTCATTGACATTTTTACCATCTTCGATACATCTTAATTCACCCTTCTTTTTTAAAAAACTAGAAACCCAGATATTATCAACTTTATCGATATAACTTTTATAAAAATTTAAAATAAAATTTCTTACATCCTTATTTTTTTCTATATTCATATAATTTGAAGTAATACTACTTTCAAGTAAAATTTTTTGAATATCTTCTGGAATAATTTTAAGTATTTTAATTACTTTAGATTCTTTTTCAGAACTAAATAAATTATCAATAATTTGTAGAATTGAACTTTCAAAAATATCTTGAATTTTTACCTGCTCTTTAATATGTGGATATTTAGTATAATATTCTGCTAAATAATCATATTGTATATCTATATTATTCACTAAATAGTAAATATTATGATCTTCTCGTAAATAAGATGGAAAACCGTATTTATTTCTAATTACAATACTTTTATTTATAACTTCAGAAAGAGCTGAAAGTATTTGAAAATCATTATATTCTTTAAAGTTATTTTTAATTTCTTTATAATTAAGAGAAAAATGGTGTTGAAACAATTTTTCTATTTGATAAATTATATTTTTAACTGGGAATGTGGTGTAATAAATATTTAAAAAATCCATATAATTTATTTCATCTTTATATTCTTGTTTTATAGAAATTAAAGCGTTTTCAATTTCTTCTTCTGTAAAAATTGATTTTAATTTTTTGTATATATCATCAAAAGATAATTTTATATTTTCACGTAATAACTGCTCTATTTTCTTTTTAACATTTATTGTTTTTTCATTTGAATAATATATATTATATGTAGAATAATCTATTTCTGAATCTTTTAATTCTGTATTTTTCATATCTATACCATCGCAAGAATATTGACAAACTGTATAATCACATTCTCTTGAATTATCAATACCCAATATTCTGTTTCTTGTGTAATTTAAAGCGCAATCAAAAGAAATTTCCATCAATAATCTTATAACGCTTTTTATACTTATATCTTTATCTTCCGATGTTTCATATAAATAAAGATCTACAGAGAAACTATTATCTTTTGGAATAGATACACTTTGAAGTATTTTAACTTTTGGATTTCGAAGATCTTTATGGGAACCAAAACGAATTCCTCTAGCTATAGCTTGTGATATTTCAGAATAATTCCACCAAGGTGTTAAAATACTTTCAAATATTACATTATTAAAAGAAAAACCTTCACTAATTGCTTTACTACCAATAATAACTTTAATATATTTTCCTTCTTTATTATCAGATTGATTAAAACGATTATTAATTTTTTTTATATCATTTGTGTTCGTAGTTATATTAGTTAAAATTGCATATCTCGGTTTTTCTTCTACTTCTTTACCATTTGCTCTAGAAAAATTAAATAATTCAAGCAATAAAGAAAATAATATACATCCACTACCTTGAACAACAGAAGAATAAATAAAACAATTACCTTTAGTTTGTAAAATATTTTTTATTACTTTCGCGTAGGAACATGAATATTTTTCTATGTTTTTTAAAGTTTCTTCATCTGTTTTTCCTTCTAACAGTTTTTTAAATCCTTTATCAAGTTTATATTTACCTGGTATATTTTTTATTTTAGATTCTTCGTATGATATATATTTTTCAAAACCTTTTTTACCATAACTTCCATCTGGAAACACGAATAATGTAGCTTCTCTTGTATTTGAAAAAACACCTTTTTTACCACCAATATCTTCAGAATAAGCTCTTTTATAATGTTCTGTTTGAAAATCACTCATAATAGACGGTTCTACTTGTAAATGTTTTAATTTACCTATTGAACTTCCCATAAATTCTTTGGGAACAGAAGAAGAACTTTCTTTTAAAAAAGATATCTTTCCTAAAAACAATTTTTTTAATTCATCTTTTTTATCTTCTCTAATAACAGTGTTTCCATTTTTGTTTATAGTAAATTCATTTAAAAAATCGTTTCCAGATGGTAATTGTTTATCAAGTGGAAGTATAAGGTTCATAACAGATGCTATTTCATCAATACTATCTTTCATAGGTGTTCCAGACATTAATAATATTTTACAATTTTTGACAAGATGTAAAAATCTATGAAATTGAATGTAAATTTCTAATTCTTCTGTTTTACTTTCGCCTTCTTTTATTCTAAGATTATGTACTTCATCTATAACTATAAATTTGTTTGAATAATTTCTTATTATTATTTCATCTGATATATCTTTTATTTGCTTTGCGAATTTTACAAAAGTTTTTAACTGGTAGTATTTAATATTCTTTTTTATACGTCTTACTTTTTCATTATAAGATAAATTTTTATAATCTTGTGGTATATATTGTCCGTGGGTACATCTTTCTACTAACTGTTTAGTAAAATTATCAAGAAGAGGTTCGCCTTTTGCAAAAATAACAGCTCCTTTAAATGTACTGTTTTCTTGTCTTACTTGTTCTATGGAACCAATAGCACTGCAAGTTTTACCTAAACCTGGTTCGTGAACTAAAAGAAGTGAATCGTAAGGTGTATTACTAGAAAGAAAACGAATAATATTTTTTTGATATTTAGTGTATTCTCCTTTTTCTATAGGAAATTTTTCATCTTCATCTAGTTTGTTTTCATAAAATTCTTTTTTGTGATATAAAATATCATTTAAATGTTTTTCTGCTGAATAAGGTCTTAAAATACTATATTTAGACTTATTAATTTCTGGATATTTTGGTAAAAAATCTTCAATATTCATTATTTTATTATTTTATAGAAATCTTTATAAAATAACTTTAATTTTCTGATGAACTTTTAAATAAATTAATTATTTTTCTAGGTTTAGAAATTCTCTTATGTTTATCGTTTGGACTACTTGAATTACTTGAACTACTTGAACTACTTCTCTTATGTTTATCGTTTGGACTACTTGAACTACTTCTCTTATGTTTATCGTTTGGACTACTTGAACTACTTCTCTTATGTTTATCGTTTGGACTACTTGAACTACTTCTCTTATGTTGAACTACAAACTGTTTGTAAATATTATCATATGAAGAAAACATTCTCGCTACAATATTATTCTTATAAAGTTTACCTATAACTTCGTATGTATTATCTGGGTATTTTAACAAAATTATATTATCTTTATTAGTTGTTTTATTAGTTTGTAAAGGTAATTTTGTAGTTGAATCTATGTATAGTATATTTATATCTGAATAATAATCTAAAATATTATTTTCTGTTAATTCAAGTTTTTCACAATAAGTAAATATATTATGAAATAATTCTTTTGATTTTTTGTCACAATAATCTTTACGTTTATCATCTATATCCATATCTTTTAAACAATTCATTATTGTATTAGACACGTTTTCTAAAACATTTTCTCTATATGTTTGTATATTTGAGTAATTTGTTTTAATGATATCTTTAAATTCAGCAAAGCCAACCATTTCAAATATAATTGAAAAAACTTGATTTATATCATCATCTGCAATGTTATCAATGTTTAATTTTTCATTTCTCGTTATACTATCATAAAAATCGTTAAATATTTTAAGTATATTTATTTTTAAAGATTTTATTCTATATAATTTATTACATATACGGTTATATATATGGTCTCTTTTATTTACTTCTTTTAAATATGTTTTATCAGTGGCTAAAAGGATACATTGTATTAAACTATTTTTTAACGAGTCAACCCCTGTTCTAACTAGTATATCTTTTATTTTAGGAGAATTAAATATTACTGTTTTATTTTCATTTAAATGTTTAATTTCTGACATTTTTAGAGTATATATTTGAGTTTTTAAATAATGGTTTCTTGTAAAATAAATGAGTGAATACATATTTAAAAAACCTCGTAAATATAAAGATTGGTATATATTTGATGATACTATATATTCGGATATAGAACTTGCTGATTGCAACGATTCAATAACAGGAATATGTAATAACACAAACACTTTAGAAGAATGTTTAAATTTGGCTAAGAACGATTCAGATATTGGATACTTTATAGAAACACCAGATAAACAAAATTTTTGTGTACCTTTGAAAAAAATAGGCGAAGGGATCGATTATTATCACAGAATAAAAAACAAATCTTACTATCCTATTTTAAAAAATATGAAAACATATGTATTTTCCAAAAGAATTTATCCTTTTCCTTCAAAAATTCCAAATGCTGTTTTCTATACAGATTATTTTTATTTAAAAAACATACAATCTAACATGATGATAGGTAAATCTGACGACGATACAATTTCTGAAAAAGTTGTATTATCCAAGGATAGTTATATTAGTTTACAATTTCTCCCTAAAGAAATTTTAAGAACACAAGTAGAACAATATATTCCAGTAAAAAATGGAGATGAAATTGTTATTAATATACCGGGAACATCTTTAATATTAAGAAAACACGATGGCAATACCATTTCTTGGTTATTTAGAGCAACCATAAGTTATGTTCCTAAAAATACTTTTATAATTAATTCTAAACACAAAACAAAAGGTGAAATAATTAATTTTGATGATGAAATATATATAACTTCAGATGATAATATTTTAATTTATGATAACAATGAATTATCTTTACAACCTAAAAATCAAATATCATTAATCAATCCCAATGTAATGTTTAAAATGATTCCAAAAATAAATGTATATTATTGCCAAGATAATAAATGCAACAAAATCGAACTCTCCGATGCAAAAACTTCAGGAAATTTTGCAACATACAAAGGAAATCCAGTATACAGACAACCTAATTGCTGGAGTATGTGTTCAGAACACAATAATGAAATCGAAAATAATGACAAAAAATCGTATTATTTTCTAAGTATAATGTTATTTATTGTTCTTTTTGTATGTCTTCTTGTAATTTTTGTTTATGTATACAAATAAATTTATACACAATATGTCTTAAAGGAATTGGTAAATCTAATAAATTAAACTGAATATTATCTTTATTTATAATACCATTATAAGGCAAAGAAAATGAAGTTCCGTTTTCTTTTTGTATATAATAATATTTTATTAAAGTATATATAAGTTCAAAACCGTTAACATCTAAAGTTTGTATTTTTTTCATAAAATCATTTTTTTCGACTACAGTTAAATCTTTTTTTAACGGGATATTATTATTTAACATATTGAATAGTGGAAAATCACTCATTTTTAATAATAATATTTTATTTATTATTAAAAAATCATTTTTATTTCTTATATACTCTGTTTTTGTATAATTTCTAAAAAACTATTTATTCTTCTTTTTGTTTTTTCTCCCTTTTTGTATAACTTTTCATCTATTAATTCTACATTATCACTTTTTAATTCTTTCTTTATTAATTTACCGTCTCTGTTATATGATTCAGAAATAACTTTTACGTCAGTATCAGGCAATACACTCCAGTAAGTCCATACATTAATAATTCTCTTTTCTTCTGGTAATCTTTTATGAGACCCATGTCTTGCTGTACGTCCTATGGATTGTATAATTTTGTTTATTCTTGGATTCGATTCTAATATATGCATATGTGTTGCTTCCATAACAGATATACCTTCTGCTCCTGCTTCTGTTATCAGTAAAATTTTATATTTAGATCCGTCTATATTATTTTCATTATTAAATTTTCTTAATATAGCAAGTCTTTCGTTATCCGAACTGTCTCCTGAAAATATTAACGATTTTATTCCACACATTTTTAGTAAAGAACTTATAAGATAAACTCCACCTTTTTCTTTAAAAGTTGTAAACAAAACATGTTTATCATTTATATGATAAATCAAATTGTATAAGAAGGTGCATATTTTGGGTGAATACATAAACAATCCTTTATTTTTAAATATATCTTTTTCGATCCACCCTCCTTCGTCTTTTAAAAGATCTCTAAATTTTACAGGTTTTTCAAATTCTTTTCTTTCGTTTTTTTGTTCTGATATTTCCTTTGCTTCTTCTTCAATTTCATCTGATATTTCCTTTGCTTCTTCTTCAATTTCATCTGATATTTCCTTTGCTTCTTCAATATAATTAAAATATTTTGGTGGATAATAAAAATTAGAAACTCTTCTTGTTAACATATTTTTTAAAGCCATAATATGAAGTCCTTCTAATAATTTATAAAGTTTAGGATCTGTATATTTTAAATTTTCTTTTGGTGGAAATTGTAAATCACTTTCTTGTTCCAACACTTTCAAATATTCAGAACATTGTTCTATACTCATAGGACACTTTATAGGAGGATGTTCTATTATTTTAGGCATATCTTTTTCAGAACCTGGATAATAAGATATTATGCCTTCTAAAGCCCTTTTAAGTTTTGTTGGATTTTTTGCTATAAAAGTTCCATCTTCTTTTTCTTCAAAATTTTGATAAAATTCTAAAAAGTTCATTTCGGGTTTTAAAAGACCAAATAAAGCACCAGATTCTTCATTGTAATTATATATAGGTGTCCCTGAAAGGGCAAGAACTTTACAATTAGCTTTATAAATTTTCATATATATATTGTACGGATGTTCAGATTCATTATTATAACCATTAATTAAATTATGAACTTCATCTATTATAACTAAAGAATTATCTAAATTTGGTATATATCTTGAAACTGCAAAATTATATGTTATAAATGTATAATTATCCCTAATGTAATATTTATTCATGCCACATTTTTTACAATATTCATTTATAAAATTTGCTCTTAAACTACCAGGTGTAAAAACATAAATATGTTTTACAAGTTGTTTTTCTAACATTTTATTAGCGATAGATATAGCAGTACAAGTTTTTCCAGAACCTAATTTATGATATAAAAGAAGACCTTTGTATTTTGACTGTAAAAAATAATCTAAATTTTTTTGTTGATGAGGTAAAAGTTTAAAACCAGTTGATATCCCAGCTTTGCATTTTATTTTACTATATACACCTTGGGGCATTTTATAAATACATATTTTTTATTTATAAAAAAAATTATTTGTTATATGCATTGTTAAATTCTAAATAACATACTTTATCGTTACCTAATAAAGGTATTCCAACGGTATAAGCTGGTATACCATCGGTAGTGTTTTCTTTTATCTTTTCTTTTGAAAATTGTTGTTTTTTTTGAATATTATTAGCAACTTCAATAACAAACTTTTTTATTTCTTCTTCGTTACTCGGTCCTTTATATACCATAAAAGGTTTACCATTTATATATAAAACTATATAAGGAACATATTTAACAGGTGCAACTGTTAATTGAGAAAGTTCTATACAAGATTTATTCGTGCTTACATTAATCATACCAAATTGACATCCGCCAACACTTCCTGGAAGTCTTTTAAATATAGGAATTAAAGTTTGACAATAAACACAGTGAGTTGAATAAAAAAGTATTAAAGAAAATCCTGGGATATTATGACATAATATATCTCCTTTCTGTCCTTTTTGTATTCCAAAATCTTCACTTGTCAGAAAAAGCAATCCGCTCATTTATTGTGAAAAATTATACTTTTAAGTTTAAAAAATATTTATTCAAAATAAAATGAACAATAATGAAATTAAAATTTACGATCCAAACGATGTTCCTTATGGCCCGTTAAGTAATAATTATATTCATTACATGCGTATAGATGATAAAAATTGGTCTACTGTTACAAATTATGTATTATCTAATATGCTTAGTACACCTATTTATAAACTTGCTTTACAAAACGCCCCAATTTTTGGCAAAAAGAAAAACATAAATTTAGACGAAAAAATAACTGATTCTGTAAATCTAATGGAAGTAAAATTAAAAAGACCTTTATCTTATTCCGAAAAAGAAGATATAAAAAATGCTATAATACAAGACAATAATATAGAAGAAAAGAATATATATCAATTGTATAAATATTATTCTGAAAAAGAAAAATTTGATACCATAAAATTAGCTACAGAAAATGCTTATAATGCAAAAATACAAGATGAAGAATTCAAACAAGCTTTGATAAACACAGGGCAATCCAATATCGTTTGCGAAAACGATATTGGATTTTTCGGACCTGAATTAAAGAATATTACTGGTAAAATTTTAATGAATTTAAGAAATAATCTTTTTAAAAAGATTGTATATGAAAAAAATTTAGAAAAAGAATTAGAAAAAGAAGTTGAAATTTTTAATATATACAAGGCTTATGTTATTTTAAATAGCGAATTGGAACAAGGTAAAGATTTAATCAATTATAATAATTTGACATCGGTACAAATTATTGAAAAATATCATAAAACCTTAAAAGATAAAATTATATTGTTCATAAAACAAAAAGAAAAAGAATCAAGAGATTTTCTTTTAGAAACTTTATCAAAGGAAGAAAAAACTAAAGAAATTATTCCGCAAAATTTTATGAAAGATTTGAATATCGAAGAACTTAATAAAAAATCTTACGAAGAACTTGTACAAATACTTCCCCTGCCGATCGTATTTAAAAAAGGTACAGTTCAAGATGATTTAAAACCATTAGTTATTAGTTTATATAAAAAAGGTAGATATCCTATTCTTAAATATGAATTAGAAAATCCAGGTTCTTTAGCGTATATATTACGTAAGATTAACATTGATAAACTGAGAGAAATGTTGGAAATAGAAAAAAGAATTTTGATAGTAAATTTATATACTGAATATATTATTAAGCAACATTATCCTAATATGTCAGATACAGATATTGAAATAGAGAGTAAAAAATTGTATCTATCTTCAAAATCTGTTAATGATTATTTTATACTAAGAGATAAAATTACGAGTTTGTATAAATTAGGATCTTTACCAAGAGATATAACTATAAAAATAACAACTGAACTTTCTAAATTTACAGATATAAAAGATTCTCCTTTTGAAATGGACGAAAAACTATTTACAGAAATAGTTGATACTGAAAAAATAAATTCATCTTCTTCCACCGAAGAGAAAGAGGAAACAGCGAAAAAATTAAAAATGGTTTTGAAAAAAGGTAAAAACGAGGAACCTATGGATGTACAATATTTAAGATTATTGTTAAAAGAAAATGAACAAAAGGGAGATAATACTATGGAAACAAAATATTTAAGATATTTATTAAAAGAAAAGGAACAAACGGAAGAAAAACAAACGGAAGAAAAAACAGATAGTATTTTTATTTCTAATGATATAAATAAAATAAGAGATGAATTTAAACCTCTATCTCAAATATTTAATAAAGATTTTAAAGTTAAAAATAATATTTATCCAAATGTCTATTCTTATATTATAACACAGTTATTGATTAAATCTGGTAAAGAAAAAATCTTAAAATCAAATGTATCTAGTTTCGAACGTGTAATGTCTGAAACGGACGCGCGTAATATGGTATTAGAAACCAAAGAAAATTTATATGAAACTTATTTAACAAATTTAAAAAAGGTTCAAGAATTGTTGATTAATTCATTATGTTTAAAAGCTTTAAAAGTAAAATTCGAAAATAATTTTTTTATGAGTATATTAGAATTGACAGGAAAGAAAACTATAATATGGAATGATGTAAATGATCCATTTTTGGGTGTTGGTAATGATGGAAAAGGGCAAAATAGTTGTGGTAGATTGTTAATGAATATTCGTGATAATATACAAAATTATATAAATAAAAATACAGAATTGGCAAAAATATTTAAATTAACTATATCTGATAAAACTTTACCTTATTTACTTATGAATGATCCATTTTTAACTCAATGGGTTAGTATGAGATTAAAAGATTTTTGTAAAACTGTATTTAAATTTAAAAATTATATCAAAAACATAGCAAAAATAGATGAAAATATAAACAGTGATTTTGTAATGACAGTTATAAATAACATATATCATAATTGCGGTATTTCTGTGCAACAATTAAAAGATATGCAGTTACCTTATAATAATAAAGAACAACTTCAAATTAAAAAAGATTTTATATCATTAGTACAATACAATTGTTCTGGATTGAGAACAAAAATTGATTCAAAATATTCAAAAGAGATTGAAGAATTAGAAAAGATAAAAGAAATGGAAATTCTATCTTTCTCGGGTGATAATTCAAATTATATTAATAAAGAACTTGAAAAATCTTTATTTATAAAACAACAAAAAGAAGATTACAACAAATATATTAACAATCCAAAACGAAAACCAACCGAAATTGACATTGAAAATTTTAAATTAGCACAAGAAATAGAATTTAAATTTCGTTACGAGGACGAAAATAAACAAATAGGATATTACAATAAAAAATTGGAAAAATCCGCTCTAGAAATTAAAAATCACGAAGAGAAGATACGAATAATAGATAATAAAATATCAGAATTAGAATCTAAACGAAAAGAAGCTTTCGAAGAAATAAGCAATAATATTAAAAACATAAGTAATTTATATTTTCATTATTTATTAATTATTATTCATGAAGGAATGAAATTAAATAATATTAAGACAATACAAGGTTTAAGAAATATGATAATACAAGCACAAGAACATAATAATAAAAATTTAGAATGTACTCAAAAAACACTAGGAAATTGTATAAATTCAGCATTAATAAATGTATTGAAAGCTATAGAAATATTTAAATATAACTACTGTGAAGATATACCTTTAAACATACAAGATATAGATTTAGCTGTGTCAATTATATTAAATACAAACATTAAACCTTTGAGAATATTAGAAGAAGAAAAAACATTAAATAAATTTGAACCATCCGAAGATTTATTAGAAGAAGAACAAGAAGAAGAAGAACAAGAAGAAGAACAAAAGTATATGTTAGATTCAGACGTAAAAGAAGAACAAGATATAACAGATTACGAAGAAGATTACGAAGAACCAGAATCAGATGTAAATTATGTTCCAACAAATTACAATAAAGACAACGAAGAACCAGACTATGGACAAAAGTACGCATATACACCAGAATACAACGAAGATTTTGAAAAAGAATTTTACATGGGTTCTAAATTGGATTCGGTAAAATCAGTGAAAAAACGTCGGGCTGATATTGAAGATTCTGATGATGAAGAAGATAGTAAAGTAAGTACACTTTTACCTGTACCGCATTCTAATGATAATAATACTGCACTATCAGTTGACACGAGTTCACCTAATCTTAAACAACCAGAAGAAGAACGAAAGTATATGTTAGATTCAGACATAAAAGAAGAACAAGATATAACAAATTACGAAAAAGACGATACTTGGAAACAAAAGTATATATATACAGAAGAACCAGATATAAATTATGTTCCAACAAATTACGAAGAACCAGACTATGAACAAAAGTACACATACACACCAGAAGACAACAAAGATTTTAAACAATCATCTAATAGTTCTGATATGATTAAAGAACAAGAATTAGAAAATATTAAGATTAATTTAAGAGAAATATCGAATGATAAAACTTTAAATTTTGATATTCTAGCAAAATATTTTATGAGATCTTCTTTTAAAATTAAAAAATATAAGTTTAGCAAAAATAAGCACAATAGAATTATGTTTTTCGCTGATACTATTGAAACCAAAAAAGTTTGGAATTTTTATGACTTTTTGAAACAAAAAAAATAAACAATTGTATTAATTATTTAAAATACAATTGTTAAATTTTATATGTAGATGTTATAATGAATAAAAAATTCATTATAACATCTACATATAAAATTTATTTTAATAATAATATTAATTAATAATAGTCCTGTTCAATGTCGTTTTCCTCATCGCAATCGTCTATAAAATCTTCATCTTCTTGTTCTTGTTCTTCATCTTGTTCTTCATCTTGTTCTTGTTCTTCTTGTTTATCTTGATTAATTTCATTTTCATCTTTTTCACTAAAATCATCTTCTAATTCAATTTCTTTATACTCTATGTCTGGTAGCATGGTTTGTGTCTTATAATTAATTTTTCCTGATATTTCATATGATGAATTTAGTTTTTCTGCTATTCTCTGTATATCACATATTTGTTGTGAATTATTTACTTTTACAGTCTTGGTAGCATCTAAATTATTTTCTCCGTATGCAAATTGATAAATCTTCCCTGTTGTATCTCTAACTGTTTGATCATATTGTATTTGTATATCTTCACATACTTTAACAATTTTACGTTGAATGTATCCAGATTTTGCCGTCCCCATAGCAGTATCACAAACACCTTCTCTTCCGGACATCGAATGAAAGAAAAATTCTTCAGGTGATAATCCTTTTATAAAAGAATTTCTAATAAATCCTCTTGATTCGTATTCTCTTTCTTTACTTATTTTTTTAAAAGGGTAATGAGGAAGAGACCTTTTTTTATGATTTAGTAAAGGTGTAACACGTTTTCCTTCAAGATTTTGCTGGCCTAATAAACCTGTTATTTGAGCAATATTAAAAAAATCTCCTTTTGCCCCAGATGTAACTGTTGTTAAAAAATTATTATTTGGATTCATAGCATCTTTTGCTATTTTCATACCTATATCTTTTGCTTGACTTAAAGCTGCAGTAATTCTAATTTCTCTAATACCAGGGTTTTGAGTTGTTTGTTCTATACCTTCTGCTTTTGTATAACACTGAGTTAATGTATCTTTAATTGATAATATACTTTTGTCTGATGTTATCATACAATCTTCTAAACCAACACTAAAACCATGAATCATAAGCCAAGCATTACCTATAAACTGAACATTATCTATAAAATTAGAAACTACTTTTGTACCATATTCTTTATTTAATATCTGTATAAGAGAATTGTGAGCATTCCCTACTATAGTTTTATCAATAGCACCTTCTAAAAATACTCCTTGATGTATTTTTACTATAGGTTCATCTGGATGTGCTCCGTTTTTTCTCTCGTAAAACAAATCTTCTGGTAAAATCAAAGAAAATAAACCTTTGCCATTGAATATATCAGGTTTTTTACCGAAATGTTTAAGTATTTTTTCAATATTCTTAATTCTTTCTGGATTCCAAAGACAACTTCCATCTGGTCTTTCGCCTTTTATACATAAATCATGGAATTGATTTCTTGACAATTTAAAATCTTTTCTTGTCATCAAAAAAGAAGCAATTAACGCATCTTGTGTTATAACTATAATTGGTTTACTTTCCTGTGCACTTATAATATGCATATTCGCGGAAGTTAACATTCTAAGTTCCGCCTCACTTTCATACGATTGAACTGCGTGTAAATTCATTTCATCACCATCAAAATCAGCGTTAAAAGATTTATTTACAGCTAAATTGAACCTAAAAGTTTTATGAGGCATCGGAACCACTTCCATAGCTAACATACTACCTTTATGTAAAGTTGGCTGTCTATTCATAAGAACAATATCGCCTTTTATAAGTTGTCTTTCAACTACATCGCCAATCTTTAATTGTATAGTTTTAGGTTTCAAATCAATAATTTTTTTATTTCTAATTATTCTATCCCCTTCTTCAAAATTTTCTTTACCAGTTTCAACCTTGACTGTATTTATATTTTTAGGTAATATAACATTGCCTTTAACATCTGTTTTTAATTCATCTTTTGATTTTATGATTATATCACCATTTATAAGTTCTATTTTTCTATTATTCAAAGCATATTGTAAATTTATTCTAAGTTTTGTCCCATCTTCTTTTTTAGTTATTAAAAAATTAGCTTTGTGATTATTTACTAATCCTGTTAACCAATTTATATTATATTTAGTCACTGTTTCTGGCTTTGTGTGTATTTTTGCTACTTCATATGGTATACCAACTTGTCCTAATTTTAAGGTAGGTTCAGAACCTATAACTGTTCTAGCTGAATAATCTACTCTTTTTCCCATTAAATTATTTCTAATTCTACCTCCTTTTCCTACCAATCGTTCTTTAAGACCTTTTAAAGAACGATTATCTGTATGATGTTTGGCTTTATTTTTAGAATTATTATACATCGTATTAATTCTAAAATTCAATGATTGAACTAATTTTTGTTTTTTTTGTTCTGTTAAAGTTTCTAAATTTTGTAATTGATTATTAATTTTTATTATTTCCTTTAACTGATAAGTAAGATCATCATCGCATATATTACCATCTGCTATGACATAAGGTCTAGAACAAGGTGGTATGACAGGTAAAACTGTTAATATTAAATTTTTAGGTTGCATTCTTTTAGGATCAAAACCTAATAATTTAACATCATCTTCGGATATATTATCAAATATTTTTTTAATATCTTCAGTTGTTAAAATTATATCAACTTTTTCATTTTCAATTTTTTTTTGTTTATATTCCATACTTATTGTCATATCTTTCGTTTTGAAAATAATTTTTGGTTGAGGTGAATTACAATGGCAACATATATCTATTTTTTCAATTTTTTCAAGTAATCTATTAAACTTTCGTTCCCCTTTTAATTTACTTAAACCATATAATTCAACTTGTTCTTCCATAATTAACACTCTGCAGCATTTCTTACAAAAACATTTTAGAAAAGTTGAAATCATTTTGTAAAACATAGGATGCAATACGGGCTCAGCTAATTCTATATATCCAATATGACCCCAACATTCCTTTTTTAAATGACAAGTTACACATTTTTCATTTGTGTCTGGTGAAAACCCTAATCTTTCATCATACACACTTCCGGGACCGGAAAATTTAGATGAATCTATTTTGCATACTGCCATATTACGAATATCATCAGGAGACAATACTCCGAATTCAATTCTTCCAATATCATGAATTTCAATATCATTAAACATATTTTCAATTTTAAAATTTAATAATAATTTTAAAATAATTTTCATTTTTAAAATAAAAGATGAAAAATACTGGATGCGAATTCAAAGTTTTAAGATCGACTAAAAAACCAAAGGTGCTATCAATGTCTTTATGGAAAAATAATGTTAAATATATATTCAACCTTTCCAATACATTGTTATGGTGGGGTAATAACGGCAAGGTTTTATTTCCAGATTGGAATATAAGAATATATATAGATCGTAATATAACAAAACCTTTGGAAAAAACACAAGAACGTTCTCAAGACATAGATTGGGATTTACTTATAGAAAAAATTACTAAGTATTACGATAATATAGAATTATGGTTCTATAATTGCGAATGGGGTCAAGACAATAACAAACGACATAAAAAAACGTTTGGTTCTCTTGTTAGATTTCATGCTTTTCAGGACGAAGATGTAAAATATGCCGTTTGTAAAAATATCGAATTACTTTCAAGTAGAAAAGACGCTGATATTATAAACAATTGGGTTAATAGTGATAAAAAATATCTCGTTTATTCTGACATAATTAATGGGTATAACTGTTCGTATGGTGATATTAAAATGTGTGAAAAATTAGGACTTAAAAATGTTAATATGATTTTAGCAACATTTGGTATGAAGTGTGACCAAAATATTCACAATGACCTGTTTGACAAAATGATGATTATAAGAAATAATTATAATGTTATGTTAAAAGACTTTCCTTATGGTATAGACGAAATATTTTTAACTATGTTGTATAAAGATGATATAGATATCAATAACACTGTTATAATTCCAAGAACTACTATCAATCAAATTATACCTTATGACTCTAATTACAATCATATATATAATGACATTCATAATTTCTTACAAAATGGTTCCACACTTAATGATGAACAAAAAGAAATATTAATAAACAATTTTGATATAGAATATAAAAATAAAAGAATAGATTTAGATACCATATTAGGTCGGTTGTATTCAGATTACCCAGATATTGTAATTAAACTTATAAATCATTTGACTGAAAAATATCAGTATGTTAATGAACAAGAACGCAACTTTTATCTTGATATATCAAATATTTCACAGAAATTTCATATGAAATTGTTTAAAGAAAATATATTACATGATGAAGATGAAGTTGACGATGAAGATGAAGTTGACGATGATGAAGATGAAGAAAAAGAAACATACGAAGAAAATCAAGCGAAGAAGTTCTTGTTAAAACTTGCTACAAATCAAAGAGAAAGAGAGTTATATTTTTATTTAGCATTAAAAACATACATAATAGAAGCAATAGATTGGATAGGTTATTGTTTAAAATCTAAAGAAGGGTATATTATACCACCAAAACCCAAAAAAGATGTTATAATAAAAGATGTTAAAAAAGAAATGGACGAAGAAATTTCAGCTTACAAAAAGATAATTAGTAAAAAAACTCTTACGCCAATAGACCGTACTTTTTTAATTACTAAATCGTATGTGAAGAATTTAGTTATAAATTCTGATAAATATAATCAAAAGGTTGCAGAACGGGTTGATTATTTGTTTAAAAAAAAATTGAAAGAATACAATATCAAAAAACAAAGTGCTCAAAGAAGAATATTTTTTGCTTATTTATCGCCTTTATAACATTGGGTTATTTTGTTTTGAATAATCTGTTAAATCATTTTCTGTTAATTCAACAGCAGTACCGTCATTTATATCATCTTGAACCGTTCTTTGTCTATATCCTTTCCATTTTTTACCACTTTCTGGAATACCCCACAATTTTATGAAATATTCTTCTATTTCATTTTTAACAGGAACCGAATGTCCTGGAAGACTGTCTTTAAACCATTCTTTAAATAAATTATAAATTTCTATCAATGATATAAATTTCACTTTGTCTTCGATTATAATTTCATCTACAAATTGTTTATAAATATCATTTTGTTTTCTATAAATATCAGTAGCAGATTTTACTTTTTCGGGTTCAAAACGATGTGTTATAGTTAAACGATGTTGTAATAATATCCAAGCCAAAGGTTCTATCAAATAAGGAATTTTTTTACCAAAATTTTTATCCATAGGAAATCTTTTTTGTTTTAATTGTTCTTCTATAGTATCAGGAGCCGGGTCATCTGGTCTGCAAAATGTCGATTCAAAAGGTATTACACGAACACGATTCCAAACGGCTTTATCGGCTCCTCTAATTTTTGGAAGTTTATTACATATAAAATTTAATTTAAACATTGGTTTAATTTCTCTAGTTTCTTTACCTTTTTCAAATAAATCTCTTGCGAAATATGTATCATTACCAGATAAATGTTTTAATATACCAGCATTAATCATTTCATCTCCATCTGGTTCTTCTAAAATAACATTTCTTGTTCCCGCGCCTAATCTTGCGAGATCTGCGTTAGCTGTTCCAGCAGATGTCTTTTTTCCAGTAACAACAACAGTGTTTAATTTTGAAGACAATTTTCCTAACATATTTTCAAACAACGCTTGGGTTACAGATTTACCATTGTCACCTTCTCCCAGCCAAAAATGAACCGTCTTTTCATGATTACCACCAACAAATATATCGGATGAAATATCCATAAAATATTTTCTTACAGATTTATCTGGGAACACTTGTTCAAAAAATGTATAAACTTCTTGAACTCTTTCGTCTTCTTGTTTAAAAACGATATAATCTATTGGCATATTTTTAGAAAGATAATCTTCCGGTCTTCCAGGTCTAAATACATTTAATTTCAAATCGTATACACCATTTTTAAATCCAATTATATAAGGATCTGAATCTAACTTATCTTTGAACTTTGGATCGTAAAAAACTTCTTTAGCTTCTCTCATAACAGAATTTTTATAAGTTGCAGATTTTAAATTACATACCATCTTATTTATCTGTTTCATTTTAGAATTCAACAACATAGCTTCTGATTTGTCTTGAGAATTATTCATTTTATCTAGAATAGTTCTACCAGCTTCAGAAAATTTATCAACTATTTTTCCTGATATTTTTTCTCTTAAAAAAACACCATCGTCTATTGCTTCCCATTTATGATTTACGAACTGATACCAAGTATTATTTGTTATACTTGCACATACAAATTCGTCTCCGTATTCTTCGTATAATGCTTTAGCAACGTCGTTATGCGAACCTTCTATCGATGCTATAATATGTTTTTCAGATTGTTCTTTTTTGAATTTTTTATATTCTTCTGGGTTATCTACATTTGCATAATATTTTAAAGTTGCTATTGTAATATCTCTTTTAGTCATTCTTTCCCAATTATGAACACATACGTCTTCGTCGTATTTTTCTTCGCATCTTGACGAAAATTCACACCACAATTCTAAACCTTCATTTGAACCTTCGGATATATTATACAAAACCCAACCGATACTCATCCAATCCGTATATTCACTTGCTCTAAAATCCGCTATCATAGGTAATAATTTTTTTGCTATAAGCAAAGCTTCTTCAACAGTTAATTTACTATGATTAATATTACTAACTATTCTTTCTTTCTTTTTTAATTTTTCTTTCAAAGGTGAAATTAATCCTTTTCTTATTTCTTTGTTTTTCCTATTATAAGGTATAATTGATAATATACGAGGTAAATAGTATTTTACTTTACCTCGTATATCAATAAGTTGTTCTTTGTGATTATATAATTGATAATTTTTAAAAGCTGTTTCAAGATTAATTTCAGATAACGAAGAGTCGTATATTTTTGATACTTTATAAGGTTGTGATTCTTCTGATTTTCTTGAACCATAAATTAACCAAGGAACTTTACAACAAAACTTATCTACAACTTCACTTGAATCTTCTATTCCAAGATTAGCAAACATATTTGTTTCTTTTAGAATTTCTTTTACTCTTGGAATTAAATGGGTTTCTTGGTCTATTTTAGACAAAAAACAATAAGGAAAATGGAGATGAAAACCATGTTTCAAATAAGTAATTTCATTTTTTGTCTGATTATACATATCTTTTTCTAAAACAACACATAATAAATCATCTTCAGTAGGGTTTTCTAAAATTTTCCTTAATAAAGATTGATATATTTCTACAATAGATTTTAATTGTGTTGTTGTATATAAAGTCTCGCCGATCCATTCTTCGGCGTCCTTCATACGTAAATCTATATCAACCAAAACTGGTAAATACCCATTATCTTGAGGTTTTTCAGCAATACCAAATACTATATCAGATTTTACTTCAAAACTATAATTTTCTATTATATTACAATAATAATTCCAGAATTCTTCATTTGTTTGACGATTAAACTGATATTTACCCTTTGGTTTAACCAAAGAAACATGAGTATGAAAAACCCCATCTACATAATTTGTTTTCAATATTCTCTTTATTTCGTCCATTTTACTTATTTATAAAAGTATTAATTATTTTTATCATTTTTAAAATTTAATATATAGTGGTTTAAAGTATGATTTTATATAATATAAAATGTTAGAAAATGATAATGCATTTTGGTCTCTCTATATTGACAATCAAAAATTAGTTACTAATAATACATATGAATATTGTTCTAATATTTTACAAAAAATTTTAAAAGATATATATATTAATGACACTTCAAAAAACTTTTTTGTAAACGAAATATATGAAAACGAGTTTATTTTATATAGTTATCCTAAAAATTTTCCAACTTCATATACAAAACAAGAACTACATGCTATAATTCAAAATGAATAAATTCAAAATGAATAAATTCAAAAAATATAAAATATATTTTTTAAATAAATCAATATGAATATGTATATTAGCATTACTATTAACAATTCTAATACTAATGCTGATAGTGATATATGTATAAGGGATGATAACCAAGGTTTTCAAAAATATGGATATGATAGCTCTGATTGTTCAAGTGGACAACCAAAATTAAATTAATATATGTTTATAAACTATTTTAAAATCAAATACAGAATAATATAAAAATGTTAGTTAAATTAAACGGACAAAATTTTAAAGTAAATTCTAACGAATTTAAAGTGATATACAACAGGATTTATAATAATCTCGAAATAATACCAGAATTAGGTGTTAAAGAACGTATTATTTCATTACTCATAGAATTACAGACTATTTTTAAAGATAAAATAAATATAATTTTTTACGGTATTTCTCATGGAGGATTTATTCCTATAAAATGTTCTCCGTATTTTAATAATATATATGTGATTGAACAAAATATAGAAAATATAGAAAATATAAAATACAATATAGAATTTCAAAACATTAATAATATATTTCTAAATAAACAGGATACAAAAGAACCTTTTATTTTATATGTAGAAAATAACGACGACTATGAATACATTTCTAGTATTGTAAACCAAAAAAATATAATAGTAGTTTCAAAATTTCTTTTCCAAAAAGAATATGAATTTAAATTAACTAATAGCGATTTTAACATTTATATACCTCAGGTATTATATGAAAAATTTTATAAAGAATTTCATTTTTTTATAAAAGATAATTTTGTATTAGATTATGACAATCTAATTCATCTTTCAATGATAGTTAAAAATGGAGGAAAAGATTTTGAAGAAATGTTGACTAGAAATATAAATCTTTTTGACAGATGGACTATTTTAGATACAGGAAGTACGGATAATACAATTGAAATTATAAATAAGGTTTTAGTTGGTAAGAAAAAAGGTGAATTATTTCAAGAACCTTTTATCAATTTTAGAGAAAGCAGAAATAGATGTTTAGATTTATGTGGACAAAAATGTAAATTCATCATTATTTTAGATGATACATATGTCGCTGAAGGTAAATTAAGACAATTTTTAAATATCGTAAGAGGCGATCAATTTTCTAATTCATTTAGTTTATATATAAAAAGTAATGATACAGAATATTGTTCTAATCGTATTATAAAAAGTGAAAATAATCTAAGATATATATATAAAATTCATGAAGTTATACAAGGTGAAAATAACACAAATGTTTGTATTCCTTTAGAACAATGTTATATTAACGATTTAAGATCAGAATATATGGAAAAAAGAACAATAGATAGAAAACAGTTTGATTTAAAATTATTATTTGAAATGATTGAAGAAGAACCTGATAATCCTAGACATTTATATTATATAGCACATACTTATAACCTTTTAGAAAAATACGAACTGGCGTATGAATATTTTCTAAAAAGAGCAAAATATAATACAGGATTTATTCAGGAACAAATAGATTCTTATTTTGAAGCAGCTAGATTGGCTAATTTTAAGTTAAACAAAGATTGGAAAACATGTTTTGACCTTTATCTAAAATCTTATGAATTAGATAAAACGAGACCAGATTCAATGTACTTTATAGGTATACATTATTATTTACAAGAAGATAAAGAAACAGCTTTTAAATATTTTAAAACAGCTTTTGAAATAGGTTATCCAATTCATGCACAACATAGTTTAAAACCAACATTATCATATCATTTTTTACCGAAGTTTTTATGTGAACTATGTTATATTTTTAAAGATTATGAACTCGGATTGAAATCTGCTAGCTTATTTTTAGAAAAAAATAAACAAACAGAAGATTATTTTATGGTTATGAAATCTTGGTACGATATATATAAAAAACTTAACGAACATAAAATAAACAAAAATCTGTTTACATTTGTGAATAATAATGTTAAATTTAAACCTATATTATGTTTTATAGCAGATGGGGGATTTAATAACTGGTCTGGTAGTAGTATTATAAAAAGAGGCGTAGGTGGTTCTGAAACATTTATAATTGAAATGTCAAAATATTTATCTCGTAATTTTGATGTATATGTATTTTGTAATTGCGAAGAAGATGAAATATATGAATCTGTTCAATATTTCCATTTATCAAAATTGTATTCTTTTCTTTCTGCAAATCATATACATACATGTATAGTAAGTAGATATACAGAATATTTACCTGTATGCTACGAAAATGATATTGATAATATATATCTATCTTTGCACGATTTGCTTATAGATGGAACTGTTATACCTATTAATTCTAAATTAAAAAATGTTTTTTGTTTATCCGAATCGCATTTACAACATTTTGTTCAAAATTTTCCTTGTTTCAAAAATATTACAAAAAGTTTTAATTACGGAATAGATGAAATATTTTTCTTTAACGAACAAAATTATAAAATTAAAAATAAATTTATATATTCTTCTTTTCCAAATAGAGGTTTAATTCAGTTATTTAATATGTGGGAAGTAATTAGGACCCGTCTAAAAGATGCTACTTTACATTTATATTTTGATATAGATAATATGTGGGTAAATGAAAATTGGCCTGAAGATATGAAACTAATAAAGGAATATCTGAAAACACATAACGAAAAAGATGGTATTTATTATCACGGTTGGGTTGATAAAAAGACTTTATCAGAAGCTTGGAAAACTTCAAGTATATGGTTATACCCTTGTACTTTTATAGAAACATTTTGTTTGACCGCACTTGAATGCGCTGCTAGTAAAACTTTATGTATAACCACGGATATAGGTTCTCTGAAAGAAACAGCTAAAAATGGTATTATAATAAAAGGTTCGCCTAATACAGAAGAATGGAAAACAAAAGCTTTAGAAAAATTATTTTCAATACTTGAAAATGAAAATCAAATACTTGAAACGATTGAAAAAAATTATATTTGGGCTAAAAGTATGATATGGAAAAATAGAGTTTCTGATTTCATCAAACTTTTAGAACCTTCTCATTTATTTGATTATCAAAACTTATACAATTGGACTAATGATTTACCTAAAGGTTCAAAAAAAATATTTGAAGATATGCTATCATATCATTCTAAAAAATATCTTAACAATCAATGTAAGATATTAGAAGTAGGAACATATACTGGAACTTCTCTAATACAAATAATGAAATATTTTCAAAATCCAAAAGCAACTGTTATCGATTCGTGGAAAAATTATAACGAAGAAAACGATAAAATAATAAACAAAGAAATGGAAAATATAGAGCAAAATAATATAAAAAATGTATTTATTAATAATATCATAAAGGCAAATATTTTTGATAAAGTTACAATCATACACGAAGATTCAAATTTAGCATTGAAACATATGATGAATGACTATTTATCAAATAGTTTTGATTTAATATATATAGATGGTTCTCACAAATTATTAGAATCGTATACAGATATAATTTTTTCTCATTTTTTATTAAACAAAAATGGATTATTAATTATAGATGATGTACATTATAATAAATCGAATATTTTAGAAAGTCCATTGAAAGGTATTGAATATTTTTTAGAAAAATTTGGAAACTCTTATAAAATATTAAATTCTGGTTATAGATTATTTTTAGAAAAAATATAATTTATTTATTCTTCATTATCTAAATTTAATTGAATTTGATGTATTTTTGTTTTATTTATTATACTTTCGTATAAATCAGGTTTACAATCTTTTAAAGTATTATATAAAGATTTATATTGTATTAATTCATTATTTATAGAGAATGATTTCATCTTTTCCTTGCATAAATCTCTTGCTGTTTTTTGAGATAATTCTCGTTGTTTATCGAAAATTTCTCTTATTCTTTTAGATCTTTCTAATTCATTTTCAAATTCAATTGCTAAAATTTTTATTTTACTTTCATATCTTTGACATTTTATTTTATAAAACTCTGTTTCTTTATTAGTATTTTCGGTTTTTATAATTTTTTGTGTATCTTCATACCCTTGTTCTAATTCTTTTATTCGCTTCTTAAGAGTTTCTATTGTCTTAAGAAGACTTTCTATACTTTCGTTTTTATTTATTTTGGGACTATTCCCAAGATTTTTAGCTCTTTTTATAAATTTCATTGTTTCAATTGTTTCATATACACAATTTTTAGACGGACTTGCTGTTCCTATTATTATAGTTTTAGAATTACCTCCTAAACTATGTTGAAGTAAAAATGTCAATTTTGAATCTCTATAAGGTATATGTTCTCTTCCTTTTTCGGTAAGTGCATAGATAACATTTCCTAATGAACTTAAACTTTTATTAATCGTTTGTGCTTCTAATAAATTAATACCCTGAACTTCTGATTTTGAAACATTTTCTGAACCTGCTAAATCTATCATATTTAATTTACTTATCATTTCACTGCCGTCTGCTAAAGTTTGAGTTATAGTTATTGTCAAAATTGCATGACTTCTAGAAGATACATTATTGAGTGCTGTTGAACTTGTTATTCTTTGATTCATGCCTTCGTGTATATAGTTCATAATTTCATCTGGATTATAAACTAGTTTTTCCTTAATACCTTGTACATATATACCTTTAGTTGTGTGTTGTCTTATTTTAAGTTCATTGGTATTTGTTGAAGAATCCAATAAATCTCTTATTTTTTCCCTATAAATTTCTAAAAAAGAACATTTAATGTTAAATTCTGTCTCTTTTAAAGAACTAAAAATATATTTACAACTTCTTGGTATAATACCAGGATTACTATTTTCTCCAAACATTGTAAATGTTTTTCCAGAACTTGTTGGACCATAACTGAATATACTTGAATTATATCCTTGAACTACCCAGTCTATAGCATTTTTAGCAATATTATTAAAAACTTCTTCTTGTGTAGTTAATATATCAAAGACATTGTCAAAATAAAATTGTAAATACGAATTATTGTTATCTTTAATTATCACACTATTCTCTTCGGGTTTTATATCAAGAAATTCTCCTATCGTTTTATTTTCTTTTGAATTAAATGGTCTAAATCTTATAACCACTTTAATATGTTCGCATTGTTGCATTTTTATATATTGAAACAGATTTAATATATAAAAATATATGAAATTTAATCGTTTTGTAAATATATAATTATTTAAATACAATTGCTATCAATTCAAACAAAAATAATAGAAATAAAATGTAAACCATATTAATTTTATCAAATCTATAGTTTGTTATGTCATTCCATAATTTTAAAGAACCTGATTTCATAATATTTTCTTTAAATTTTTCACCAAAACCTTGTTTTACTTGTTCGTACGAATCTAGTATAATTTCTTCGGTATCTTTAAAATGTTCTAATGTATTTTTTATCATTTCTTTAACTTCTGTACTAGATTCTGAGAATTGTGCTACTAAAGCAGAAGAATATTTTTTTTGATCTATTAACATAAACATATTTTGAATGTCCATTAACTGCATTTCAGCATCGGTTGATGGTATTTTACTCTCTGTTAAGTATCCACTTAATTGCTCCCCTGATTTTTCAGATGAAAACATATTTCCAAATCCTGAAAATAAATCCAATGGAGAAAAAACTGCATTCTTTATTTTTGAAAATGCTGGTTTTATAGTATCCTGATAAACTACATTCATAAAAAATTTGACAAGACCTTTTAGAAGAACATCAAGATGTTGAATAACATTTTCTTTAATAAATACAGCAGCGCTTTCATAACTTTGTAAAAAACTTTGTTTTATTTCTTCAAATTTCGACCATAAAACCGAACCATACGAAGGTAATCTTCCAGCAAAACCTTCACCGAATATTATTATACTTTGACATATCACTTGAATTATGTAAGTTAGCCATTCCATAATAAAATTTGTAAATATATAAAACAGTATTGTCGTGGAAACATTAAATATTTTTTTAATTGAACTTGGAAATTTTGTTACAAGATAAGGCATAGCATTTGAAATTGGTAACACCCTATATATGATATATACACTTATTGTGTATATAATATACACAATAAGTGTAGTAAAATTTGAAACCATACTCAATAATTTTGCTTTCAAAACAGGATCAGACATAAAACTATAACATACTGAACCGCAAATTTTTATCATAACATCTACAAAACTATCTATATCATTACCAAAACTATAATAATATGTATTGTAAATTAATATTCCAGAAATATAAAGCATAAATTTATATTGATATATCCATTTTGTAATAGACCAAAATCTTTTCTTATATGTAGGTGTTGATACTTCTATGTTTTGTTGTTCTAACTCGCTAATATATTCTAACATTTTTGTGTATCTTTCGTCAAATCTTTTTTTAGAATCTAGTAAACCAACAAACAATTTACTATATTCATCTTTTTTAGAATCTTGACTTAATTTAGTAACAAAAAACTTTAATTGCGAACAAAACGCTCTATAAGTATCAAAAAATTTAATTGGCATTGTATCTATTTCGTCAATTTGAATATTATATTCTTCAACTTTATTATAAACATATTGAACTTTATTAATTATATCATCTATCATGTTTGCTATTTTTTGTATTTTTTCCTGAAAATCTGGATATATTTTCCACCCGTTTTTTATACTTAATAAAGTTTCCTGAATAGAAGGTTCACATTCGTAATCTCTATCAAAAATATTTTTTAGACTTATATTAAGATTTTTAATATTATTTTTCAATTCTAAATCAGACATTTATTTATAATTTGGAATTTTTTTTATTATAAATAAATGTCTGATTTAGAATTTTTAAATGAAAAAAGAAAAATACAAAGAGAACGAGTGTGTAATACACCTTTAGATATAATAACAGATGAAAAATTCACAGATGATTCAGTTCAAATATATCATAAAAAAGAACATATTAATAATGATGAAAAAGCAGAATGTTATTTGAAAAGCACGTTAAAAAGTTCTTTTACTGCTATACCTGATGAAAGTTCTCCTCCAGTAACAGAATGGCGCCGTTTTGAAGAAGGAAAATGGATAGATAAACCAAGAACTCATAGAATATATAAATTACCATTATCTGGTATTTGGATTACAGGAGAAAGTGCTAGAAAACTAGTGTGTAGTAAAAATAGAATTTTTTTAATTAAAAAACCTGCTATTAAAATGATTATAGGTTCACGTTTTGGAATGAGTAATATTCACGACTTTTTAGCTGATGTATTTGAAATAATTGAGTTGGATAGCGTGGGAAATCATTACAATCGTAAATGTCATATACAACTAAATTCAACTGATATCGTTCCCAAATCAGTTGAATTTTACGAAAACGTTAATTTAAAATGTTTTCGTAAAATAAAAGAAAGAATATTATCCAAAGGTTACACAGAACTTATAAATATTCTAAATACTATAGATTATAATAATATGTCTGAAGATCCTCGTGATAAATTAACAATGATAAGTAATAAAATAGATGAATTATTATTAATTAATGATAATAATGATTTGAGAGAAATTAAAATTTTAATAAATAATTGTCTAAGAGAACTATATAATTTTATTTTATATAGAGATGAAAACTTAGGAGGAAAATTTTTAATAGACGAAGATTACAAAGATGAAGTTGAAGAAAATGAATTACAAGAATCAAGTGATAATGAAGTTGAAGAAAATGGATTACAAGAATCAAGTGATAATGAAGTTGAAGAAAATGGATTACAAGAATCAAGTGATAATGAAGTTGAAGAAGTTATTTACGAAGATGATCCAAGATACGAAGAAATAGCCAGAAGTTTAGACAGACCTGGGATGCAAGGTGTGTTTATAAATGGTGTATTACAAGATGAAAATAGTGACAATGAAATTGAAGTTCAAGAAAATTATGAAAATTAATCAAAAATAATGGTTTCTTGACCTCTACTATTTAATATCGTATAAGACAATATCGCAACTATACTTCCTCCTATACCTTTTATAAATTCTGTCATAGGATCACAACCAGTTTTTATATTTTCATTATGCCAGGTTTCAGAATTTATTACAAAAAATTCAAGAACATTTGTTACAACTGATAATATTATAGATGTATATAAATAACATAACTTACGTGTATCTATATCTGTACACAATATAGGAATTAACATAACTACATTTGGCAGTGATTGAAAAAATGTTGATGAACTAATACAATTTTGATTATATCCAGCAAAATCTAAAATAGATAAACTAGCAAAAACTAACCAACATGTTAAAGCGGAAACAGCCAATGATGTAAAAATCTTACTAGTTACAATATTTAAGTTACATTCTTCACGATGAATGTTTTCTAATCGTTGATAATTTTCAATATTATTATCTGCCGTCATTTTTAATAATTTTAAAAATAGTAAACTATTAAAAAATCAATTTTTATTTATCTATATTGCAAAATACAAGCTTTATTTACCATTACATTTAAAGAATCTCGATCTGCGTATTTTGTTAAATATTCTGGAAAACAAGGTAATGTAGTAGTACAAGGTATTTCAAAACAATGGGACGGTTCTTTTTCCTTTACATAGGGTCTTATTACCCCATAACAATGATTTTCTTGTTCTCTCCATCCTGCTTCTCTTTCTAGAATAACAGGTTCGCTGTTATTATACACCCCTCTATACCATCTTGTGTATGGATGATGATCCATATCTGTAATAACTTTTAATACAGAATTATTATTTGCAAAATAAGGAATATCGGTGGTCTTTTTTTCTATTGCCTCTCTTATTGTTTTTATGTTTTCATAAGTAAAATTATCATTCATTTATTTATTGAAATAAATAATTTTTATACAATCATTTCTGCTTTAATTATTGGATGAAAATGATAGTTTTCTAAAATAAAATCTTCATAAGTTAAATTTTCCGCGTCTTCTATAGAAGATATATCTTTAATTTTTAAGGTTGGAAACAAATATGGTTGTCTATTACATTGAGTTTTAACTTGTTCGTAATGTTGTTGATATATATGAACATCGCCCATGCACATATGTAAATATCGTGGTGTTTTATTGCATATTTTTGATACTATACACAATAACAAAGCAGATGATGCTATATTAAACGGAACACCTAAAAATAAATCTTGAGAACGATTATAACATGACATATCTAACATATTATTATCTACATAAAATTGTAATATAATACTATGACATGGATATAACACGCCTTGTGATGCTTGTTCTGGATTAAAATCTGTCATTAAAATTCTTCTTGATTCTGAATTATTTTTAATACAATCTATAACATTTTTAAATTGATCTATACCTTTTTCTAAAGGTTTACCTGTTGTTTCATCGTATTTTGAATTAAAATATCTCCACTGGTAACCATATAAAGGTCCCATTATTCCTTCTTTTCTATCTTTCAAATTTAAATTATCTAAAAATTCTCTACTTGTATTTCCTTTCCATATATTCACGCCTTTATTTTCTAATATCTTACTATCTGTATCACCTCTTATAAAAAATAACAATTCCTCTACTATACCTCTAAAAAACATTTTTTTAGTTGTTAATAGAGGAAATCCGTTTCTAATATCAAATGTCATATTTTTAAAAAATGTAGATTTTACTATACTATTACGAGAATTTCTTTCAACGCTATTATTAATAACATTATTTAATATATCTAAATACTGTTTTTCTCCTTTTTCAGATTTAACTAAAATATAATGTGTAAATTCGTCATATTTATTTTCTTCTTTAATACACCATTCATTTTTATTAATATTAAAGTATCTATCTGTTTCATATTCTTTATTCAATATTGATATATGAATTTTTGTTATACTTTGTTCTAAATGTTCTAAACAATATTGATATATTTCAGCTCCTCCTGCTATAAAAATCTTTTTTTCTGAAAATCTTTCTTTTGCAAAATCTATAGCGTTTTTTATATCATTTTTTATTATATAGTTATTTTTACCTATCACATTACTTTTACTTGTAATACAAATTATTATTCTATCTTTTAATTCTGGAAGAGTTTCAAATGTTTTTCTACCCATAATCAAAACGTTATTTAAAGTTTTATTTTTAAATATCTCTAATTCTTGTTTGCATTTCCAAGGCAAACGACCGTTGATTCCTATTCCAAAATTATTAGAACAAGCAACTATTATTTCAATCATATTTTTAATTTATAATTAATGTTTTTTTAATATAAAAATGGATTTCTATGATTTTGAAGAACAAGAAGAAGAAAAAACTTATGGGATTAGAAGAGACTATGATGATGAAAATGAAGAAGAAAACTACAATGTAGATATAAACGAAACGGATGACTTAGATATGAGTGGAACGGGTGAACCGCGATATGAAAAAGAAATTAAAGCATTTGAAAGAGTAAGTAAAAATAGTAAATTATATGAACTTATTTCAGATCCTAAAAATTTAACTAAAAAAGATAGATTTTTATTAAAAGTACATAAGATATCAAAATATTTTGATGATAAAAAAATATTAGAAATATCTGAAAACGATATTAATATAATGCTTGAAAAAACTCAAAAAATTATTGATTTAGAATATAAAAATCCAACTGCATATATATTAGGATATATAGGAAGTAAAGCAGGTAAAGAGCTAGAAACTAATATTATTCAAAATATAATTAACAATGTTTTACCTAAAATAAAAAATTCAGGTATAGAAGAAACGAAAGATTCAGGAGTAGAACCACCTGATTTTATTAGATATTGTAGATTTTGGAGAAAATTTTTATAAATTTATATCTTTTAAAGTTTTCAAATATTTAGACCAGTATGTAGACAATAGGTTAAAATTTTCAAAAATATTTTCATCTGTATTGTCTATGACATCATTATTAACATAAAATGTTTTACTAAAAATAACTTTATTTTTTTCAAATTCAATACCATTTATACTAACTATTTTATCATCTTTATAAACAATATCTTTTGATGATATTGTTTTAAATAATATAGAAATCATTATAATTCCTAGTAAATTTTTACTTTGTTTAGTAGATAAATAATATTTATTTTTCATATCAATAACAAATTTTTCATACATTATATCTTTAATATTTTTTTTACGAATATTATTCCATTCTTGTCTAGAATCTTTAATATTTTTTTCCAATTCACTAAATACTAGTTTTTTCTGTACCTTTTCTTTTAATGATAAAATACCAAGTTTGTCTGTAAATAATTTATATAAATCATCATATAACACTTTTGGATCTTTTCTTTCAATCTTGTAGCTGAATTCTTTATTTTTATAACCACAACATATAAAGTTTTTACTTATATATGTTCCATAAGGACATTTACCATAAGCAAGTTCTTCAAATATGTTTTCCCAAAAACTATCATCGGCATATTGACAACATTCTAAAAATATAGGATAAATGATTTCTTTTTTAAAAGGCATTTTTATTATTTATAATTTTATTTTTAACCTATTATTATAAAATTATGAAAAATGATTGGAATGTAAATTTATCACACGATGAGATATCAAATATTATTGAAAAAAGGGAAGAATTACTATATCATGATAATTCGCCTTATACGTATAAAAAACTAAATATATTATACCTAAAGTACATTTCCTTGTAAGTTTTATAAAAGATGAACATATATTCATGTCTATTTTTTAGATGCTTATTATTTACCAACTGTTATTAAGTATAGTATAGGTTTAACTGATAGTTTTGAAAGAAATATATTTGATAACTATTTTAGTGGAATTTTAAACTCAGATTTAAGTATAGAATATTTTATTCAAGTTTTAGAAGAATATTTGGAACACAGAAAACTAATAGTAAAAAATATAGAAAAGATATTACATCAAAATAATAAAGAAGTATAAATTTATACTTCATGCATTGTATATTAGATTAGATTAGATTAGATTAGATTAGATTAGATTAGATTAGATTAGATTAGATTATAAAAACTTTTTTAATACAGTAGAATTTACATTTGGAAAGATTAGTTTAAAAACTAAAAAATATAAATAAAAATGTTAGTTAAATTTACAAAAACTGATACAAGAGCTGTAACACCTAGAAAAGGTAATAGTAAAGCAATAGGTTACGATTTAACTGCTATTGAAGTTTTTAAAAAATTAAATAGCAAAACTATATTATATAACACAGGTATAAGAGTTAATGTACCAGATGGATACTATACAGAAATAGTTCCAAGAAGTTCATTATCTAAAACAGGATATATGTTATCAAACAGTATTGGTATTATAGATCCCGATTATACAGATAATTTATTAATAGCTTTGACAAAAATTGACGAAAATAGTCCAGATATTGAACTTCCATTTACACGTTGTCAACTTGTTTTAAGAAAAGCAGAATATTATGAAATAGAAGAAGTTGAAGATATATTAGAAACTGGTAGAGGAAGTTTTGGAAGTACTGATTTAATAAAAAATTAATTATTATCTTCACAAGTGTCATCTTCATTTAAATTTTCATATTCAGAAATATAATTCTACAGTATTCATTTAAAACTGTAGAACAATCAATACCATTACCACTGTTGTCTAAACAAGCTTGATTGTTCTGATAATTTATTTCCAAGTTCCACAGGGAAATAAATTATCTCCTCCATTATCTATATAAGCACAACCATACGTAGCACCTATCAATAAATTACTTTTACTATCATTATTTAAACTAAAGATACAATTCCATTCCATTATTATAATTTTTTAATAAGTCGTTTCAAGAATTTTCAACATTAATAGTTGTTGGAAATAAGGTACCTTTACCAGTGCCATCTGTGAATACTATTATGTCCTGGATCATTCTTCTAAATATTTTACTAAAATCACTTGTTAATTCAGTAATAACCATTAAAACTTATTCCTCCATTTTGAGAAAAACCTTACCGTTTGAAATTAATTTTAAATCTTGATTTGAATATTTACCCTGTTTTTCTTTACAAGATGATACAACATCATAATTGTCTTTAGTATTATTTTTTGATAAATTAACAAATATTAACACTATTAATGCAACAATAAATATGTGTTCATTTATAAAATTGATTTATTAAATACAATAAAAATTTAATAAAAAAAAATGTCTAAATTATATACAAAAACTGGAGATAAAGGTTATACAAGTTTATATGATATGAGAAGAGTTCCAAAGACAAATTTAATCTTTGATGTTCTCGGAGACTTAGATGAGCTTTCAGCTTATATAGGTCAATTGTGTTCATATATTACATCTGAACAAGATTTAAATTTCTTAAGAAAGATACAAACCAACCTATTAGATATAGGAAGTGATTTTGCTACAAAAAATCGTAGAAATAATATTAAAATAATGACACAAAAAGACATTGTTGAAATTGAAAATGCTATAGATTATTACGATTCTAAAAGTCCTAAATTAACAGAGTTTATACTCCCCGGAGTTAATACAAAAGATAGTTTAGCACACGTTTGTAGATCAGTTTCAAGAAGAGTAGAACGTAATATGTGGAAAGTAAAAGATGATTTTGAGGAAAACTTTTACGTAGAAAAAGAAACTTTTCATTATATTAATAGATTAAGTGATTTCTTTTTTGCTTTTGCAAGATATCTTAGCGAAGGAAAAGAAACAACTAGAAGTCAAGCAATTAATTCTTTTTCAAACGAATCAACATAAGTAATCTTACCAACAAAGCAAATACAACAGTATGAAGTATCAAACCTTCCATAGTAGGACAACCATCATTTGATGTTACAAACCCCATAGCTTTAGTTAAAGAACCTGTTAATCTGTACATAAAAGGTGATGATATAATCACGAAAAGGATTGCTGACATTAAAGAAACAATCCATTTATCCATTTCAGATAATTCTTTACAATTTTTCATTTTTTATATTAATAAATATAAAAATTATTTTTTTACATAAAATGAAACTATTTGTTTATCTTAAAAAATCTGATAAAAAAGATAAAAAATATATGGTATATATAGATGGTAAAATAATACATTTTGGCGCAGCTGGAATGAGTGATTATACTATACATAAAGATTATGATAGAATGATTAGATACACAAATAGACATCGTAAAAAAGAAAATTGGAAAAAATCAGGTATAAAAACAGCAGGATTTTGGAGTAAATGGTTATTATGGAATAAACCTTCTTTTTCAGCCAGTAAAAAAGATATAGAAGAAAGATTTAATATAAAATTTAAATATAAATTTCCAAAAAATTTACATTAAATAAAATGCAAATTCCAGCGAATAAAAAATTATATAAACAAGTAAAAGACGAAGCTAAAAAACGTTTTTTATCCTGGCCTTCGGCATATGCAAGTGGTTGGCTTGTGAGGGAATATAAAAGACGTGGAGGTAAATACGAAAATGATAAAATAAAAAAATCCAAAGGTCTACAAAGATGGTTTGATGAAAAATGGATTAATGTCTGTAAATTACCTAAAAAAGTTCCTTGTGGTCGTACTAAAGCAAGCATTAATAAATATCCTTATTGCAGACCTTCTGTAAGAATTTCTAGTAGAACTCCAAGAACTGTAAAAGAATTATCTATGAAAGAACTAAAATCAAGATGTAAAAGAAAGAGAAAAAGTCCTGAAAAAAGAATAACTTTTAGTATGACTAAATACGAAAAGTGTATTCTTGCTATTAAAAAAAGAGAAAAGTCAAGATGTTTTAAAAATGGTAAGTTTGTTCCAAAAAAAGGTTGTTATAACCCTTGGGCTGTTTGCACTAAATCTGTAGGAAGAAAATAATTAATATAAAGATATTATATATTTTTTAAAAATGGAAAGAAAAACATATGTGATTGGTAAATTAAAACAATTGATAGATTTAAATGGTGATAGTGTAAATTTTAATATAGATTTTAATGTAAAGAGTGAAAACGGCGAACCATTTGATATGTTAGTTATAGATCAAACAACTCTCGACAACACTCCTAATATTGAATACAAAAAGATTGAAAACGGCGAAATTAGCGGAAATATAAGACAAGAACAAAATGTATATCAAAATTATTTTTTAATACTAAAGGCTGATAAAGATATAAAATGCTTTGTTTCTATAAACAAACAAGAACTTGAACATAATAATAATTTTGAAAAAAATTTAATTAATGAAGTTAATTCTATAAATACACCACCCGAATCTAAGAATAATAGTTCTTATTTTAAATACATATTAATAATATTAGTTATTAGTATTGGTTTGTATTTTATGTATTGTTTTTGGAAAAAATCAAAAAAACCTGTTGTTAATTTTACTAAACCTGTTTTTATAAATTCTAGATCTATAAGCGAACAATCTAACACATCTCCGAAAATAGAATTACCTAAACCTATAGAATTACCTAAACCTATAGAATTATCTAAACCTATAGAATTATCTAAACCTATAGAATTAAATTCTAATCCTATTTTAGATAGATTAAAAAAATTAAAAATTTAATGATATAAATTCAAGTTAAATTTATATGAATCTATTTTTTTACTAATTTTTGAAATTCTGGATGCATAAAAAATTTATATAATTTTGTATTAACCAAATCTTTGATCTGTCCACTTCTAACTGCGTTATTATATATATTAACTAATATATCCATTGCTATCCAAGGTTGTGCTAAAATTTTATTCATAATTACGTCATTATCTATAGTTTTTGGATCTACACTGTAAATAGGAATACATTTATTATTTGAATAACAATTACCTTGGTTATTACAACCATTTCCAGACGGAACCCATCTTGAAATAAGGGGAGAATCGGCAACAGTTGGATCAAAAGGTTCATAAACTCTTTTACAATTACCACTCATATGTGTTAAAAATCTAACAGATGCTGCATTTCTTATTAAATCTTGGCCTCTTGTAAAAGCACTTCCTGTCCCAGAACCTAAACCAGCTCCAGATAGATTACCACAATTTCTCATCATATTAGGTGTTGTTCTATTTGTGTTTTTAGACATATATTCACATATACCATCCCAGTTTGTTCCACAGTATTCAGCAGAATATATTTGACAGTTTTCATTTCCAGGCTTTAAAAACGAACCTCCTAATGTTGAATTAAAACTTGCTTCTAAACCAGAAACTGCACATACAGCCATTGGACTTTTATCTACAGTTTTTATATTACCAAAATTACTTATATTTGGATACGATATACAATTTTTTTTATTTAAATTACCTATTTCATTGTATTGTGCGTAACAACTCATTTATTATACATTTACTAAAAAAATAAAATTGATTAAAAGATTTACAAACGAATATTAAAAATAAAATATGTCAATTAATAACAATCAAAATATTTTTCAAATATCTTCACCTCCTCCTTTTAACACAATGGGATTATTCACTTATTTACGAACATATGCTCGTAGACATGATGAAACTGACCCAAAAAGTACAGTTGAAAGTTGGAAAGAATGTATACAACGTGTCGTAGAATCTTGTAACAACCAACTTCATGTTGGATTTACTAATGATGAAATGAAAGAAGTATTTAATTTATTATACAACCTTAAATGTTCAGTTGCTGGAAGATTTCTTTGGCAACTTGGTACAAGAACAGTTGATAATTTAGGTTTACCTAGTCTTCAAAATTGTAGTTTTGTAACTATCAATGAACCAGTAAGACCTTTTACTTGGGCAATGAACTTTTTAATGTTAGGCAGTGGAGTAGGTTATAGAGTTCTTCCTGAAGATTTAAAGGATTTTCCAACTGTTAAGTATGCTTTAGTTACACGTAAAGATACAAAAGATGCTGATTTTATTGTTCCTGATTCAAGAGAAGGTTGGGTTAAATTGTTAGGAAAAGTCTTAAAGGCACACTTTTATTCTGGAAAATCATTTACTTATTCTTGTACACTTTTAAGAAGTAAAGGAGCTCCTATTAAAAGTTTCGGAGGACTTGCTTCGGGTCCCGAAGTTCTTTGTGACGGTATTGAAAAGATTAGTAGCGTATTAAATAAGAGAGTAGGTCAACCTTTAAGACCTATTGATGCTCTAGATGTTATGAATATAATCGGAATGATTGTTGTCAGTGGAAATGTGAGACGTTCAGCCCAAATCTGTCTTGGTGATAGTAAGGATACTGAATATTTAAATGCTAAAAATTGGTCTTCTGGTACAATCCCAAATTGGCGTGCTTTTTCAAATAATTCTATAGTATGTAATGATATTAATGAAGTGCTTGAAAACAAACAATTTTGGGAAGGTTATAATGGAAACGGAGAACCTTACGGACTGGTTAATTTAAAACTTTGTAGAAGTTGTGGTAGATTAGGAGAAACTCAGTATAACGATCCAGATGTAGAAGGTTTTAATCCATGTGCAGAACAAAACCTTTCCAACTACGAAACTTGTTGTTTAGGTGAATTATATCTTCCAAATATAACTTCAAAAGAAGAACTATACAAATGCGCTACTTATATTTATAGAATTTGTAAGCATTCATTAACTCTTAATTGTAAAGAGAGTGAAGAAACTGAAAGAATAGTTCATAAAAATATGAGAATGGGTATTGGTGTAACAGGTTATCTTCAAGCAACTGATGAACAAAGAGGCTGGTTATCGGATTGTTATAAATATCTTAGAGAATTTGATAAGAAATATAGTATTGAAAGAGGATTTCCAGCTTCAATTAAACTATCAACTTGTAAACCTAGTGGTTGTAGCAGAGGTGATATGTTAGTTCAAACTGATAAAGGTTTACTACGTCTTGATGAAATAGGAAACACAAAAGGTGATGAATGGCAAAAGATTGAAAACTTACAAGTTCCTACAGATACTGGAAGATATGAATTAGTAAATAAATTTTATATTAATGGCAATGTTCAGACTAGAAAAATATTAACAGAAGATGGTAATGAACTTGAAAGTTCTCTTAATCACAGATATAGAGTAGTTGAAAATGGAAAATATATATGGAAAACAGTTGAAGAATTAAAAGTTGGAGACAAACTTGTTGTGTGTTTAGGAGGGCACCCGGAAAAAACAAATGAAAAGCTTCCTAAAATCGAAAACTTTCAAATAAATCAACCTGAAATATTAAATAGTGAATTAGTAAAATTTATAGCTTTGTATTATATTTACGGAAGAGAAACTTTAGATGGTCTTGAGTTTACATTTCAGAATAATTTTTATAAATATTATATCAGTAGTGTCTTTGAGGAAGTATTTAATGTAAAACCATGTTCAATTACAGATAATTTTATGGTTATTAAAAATCCAAATATTATATCGTGGATGCGTTTTCAAGGTATTTTAGATAAAAATCACATACCAAAAATTATAAGAACATCATCGAATGATTATGTAAATTTATTTATTAATAATTGTTTAACTCGATTAACTGAACAATCTGTATGCTTTACAACAAGTAAGACATTCGCTAAGGAATTTCTTGTTCTGTCTAGAAGTATAGGTTTATTAACAAAAATTATTATGAGTAATAATATTTTCATAATTGAAGTCTTATATAAAAAAGATAATTCTCGTATGTATAAAAACTATTGGTTAGACCCTATTGTTAGTTTAGAAGATTCTTCTTGTGATACATATGATATCGAAGTTGAAAATGCTCATCATTATCGTTTAGGAGGAACTGTTTCACATAACACTTTAAGTCTTCTCGGTGGTTGTACATCCGGAGTTCATCCTGGTTTTGCTAGATATTATAAAAGAAGAATTCGTATTGCTTCTGAATCTCCTCTTATAAAAGTTGCAAAAGATCATGGATACCCAGTAGAATTTGTAAAGAACTTTGATGGAACATTGGATCATACTACTCAAATTATTACATTCCCATATAGTCTTCCAGAAAATACTGTATTAGCTGAAAACTGTAGTGCTATTCAACAACTTGAATGGGTTAAAAAATTACAGACAGAATGGTCTGATAATTCAGTATCTGTAACTGTATACTATAGAAAGAATGAATTGCCAGAAATTAAAGAATGGTTAAAAAATAATTATAACAATAGTGTAAAAAGTGTAAGTTTCTTATTACATAGTGACCACGGTTTTCAACAAGCACCTCTAGAACAAATTACAAGGGAAGAATTTTTAGAGTTGAATTCACATTGTAAAGAAATAACTGACCTTTCAGGAATATGTTTTACAGAAGAAAGTGACGAAATGATTAATCAAGGAGAATGCGTAGGAGGAGCATGTCCAATGAGATAAAGTATAATGTATATAAAAATGATTTTTAAAATAAATTATAAATTAGGTTAAAATATGAATACTAATATTTTAACCGAAAAATATCCTGAAATTTTAGAGTTTTCAAGTAATATTTCTGAAAACACTACGATTTTTTCAGAAATAGATATTGATATTAAATGTAAATCATGTAACGAAAAATATTTAATATCTGTAAAAAATATATTGAAAAAACCTTTTTGTAAAAATTGTAGATTACAAATATTACAACAACCCATTTCAAAGGAATTTTTGCTAGAAGCAACAACTGATATAATTAAGAATGTGAAAAATTATACTGAATTTTGTAAAGAAGTTTCAAAATATCAAAATAGGGATAAAGGTAATATTCAAGAAGTTTTTTGTAAAATTTGGTTTGAAACTTATAAAAAGGTATATGATGTTAAAAAATTTTATAGTAGAGTTTTAGGAGATGATTTTTCTGAAATAGGATTAGAAATGAAAGATTTAGGTACAGATTGTGCCATATTACATAATAACAATAAGATAAGTTTTGTTCAATGTAAATTTAGAACAGATAAAAATACAGCATTGACAAGAGAATCAATCAGTGGAATGTGTTTAGAAGCAATAACAAAATTTGAAAAATTACAGTTTTTATATCTATTCTCAAATACCTATGATTTTCCAAAAAATATAACTGAGAGTGAAAGAGAAAAGATAAGAAGTATATTAAATTTTGATATATGTTGTAAAGATTGGGAAGATTTGAAAAATTATCAGGAAAATTCAACTGTAAATTATATTAAAAAATTTCAACCAAGAGAATGGCAAAAAAACGCAAGAATTGCTTATATAGAAAGTATAGAGAGAGGAGAGACTAATTTTACAACAGTAGCACCTTGTGGTTCTGGAAAAACATATCACGGACATCGAATTATAAACATACAAAAAGATAAGAAACTAGTTTATAAAAAAACTTTAATCGTATGTCCTACATTACATCTTTTAAATCAATGGTTTGAAAATCTATGTATTTTTGAACCTTCAAGAAATTATATTCTTGTAGGAAGTGATATTTCAGTAGATGAAAATAATCGTATATACGATGAAGAAAAACAGGTTAATATACCTTATGTATTAACAACAAGTAAAAAACAAATATCAAAGTTGATAAAAAGATATCGAGATAATTTTACAATTATATCAACTTATCAATCTTTAGATATCGTGGTTGATAGTTTAAATTCTGTAAATATGGAATTAGATGAAACAATCTTTGACGAAGCACACGTAACTTGTACATTAAATCGTAATAGTAATTTTTATCTACCTTTGATAGATGATTTTCCTACCTCTCGTAAACATTTTATAACTGCCACTCCGAAGATTTGTAGAGGTGCTGATGATATGGTAGATATGGACGATGAAGCTGTTTATGGAAAACGTTTTACTTATCAATTTAATGATGCAATTAAGGACGATATAATTAGTGATTATAAAATATGTATAGGTCATGCTGAAATTAACGAAAATACAACTACAATGTTATCTGCAAGATTTTTATGTCAATCAATTAAAAAATATAGTATAAATTCAGTATTAGTTTGTTCCAATCGTCATTCTTTGAGTAAAGATCTTTATGATAGGGTAGAAGAATTAAGACAAGAATATGGTATAGAACATGAATTAGTATTTATGAAAAATGGTTCAACAAATGAAGATAAAGTAAAAGTTATAAATAAATTAAATACCGGTAAACCTATTATTATTTTTAATGTAAGAGTGTTTAGTCTTGGAAGTGATATGCCTCGATTACAAAGTGTAATGTTAAATGGAGATAAAAAAAGTATTATAGATATTGTTCAAACAGTTTGTAGATGCTTAAGAAAACATCCTTCTAAAGAACATGGTTGGTTGCTTATACCTTGTTTAATAGATAGAACTGACGAATTTACTCAGGATGGAAGTTTTATGAATGTAAGAAAAATTATAGCATCGTTAGGAAGTATTGATAGCACTTTGAAAGAAACTGTTATTCATAAAACTTCCATCCCTGGAAAAATTGTTATAGATAGAATTATTAAAAGTGCTGGATTACAGATAGAAAAACAGCAAGAAATATTTGATAAAGAATTTGAAATAGATTTGTATAATAGATTTTGCAAACATAGTGAATTTAGTCCATCTTATAGATTTACCTTTTTACTTGAATACTGTAAAGAGAAGGGTGTATTACCTAAAAAAAAAGAAATATATAAAGGTATTAAAATAAACAGTTTTTTACATGCATTATTATGTGGAATTGCTTATTTACAATATCGTGATGGTTGGTTAAAACAATTAAAGGATATAAACGAGGATATTAAAAAAGAAATAGAGAAACGATTAAATATTAAACAGGAAAATAAGGGTAAAGAAAAAATTACTCCTGAACAACGATTT